CGGAACTCCGTTCTCATCGATGGTGATTCCGATGATGTCGCCCGGATCAATATACTTCCAACGCTTGAAGTCTGACTGCTTTTGGAAAAAGCAATCACCAAATTTTACAGTTGTACGAGCGATGTCGTACAGGTTGGTGTTCAAATTCTGGATTTCACACCAGTGTCGAAGAGCAGCACGAACTGTCATTGTGATTGAAGCTGGAACTTCCTTGTTGTTCTCATTCTGGTACTCAATCTCAAATGGGAGGTTAGTACGAACGTTCGTCTGCGTCATCTCTTCTGCGACAGTGTCAAGCGCACGTGAAACGAAGACATCGCTATCCATGTTCTTATATTGCACATACTTGGAAAAGCGCGACGATGCGCCCTTCATAACCTTCGTATACCATGAAAAATTCGAGTAGAGTTTCGCTGCTTCAGGACTCGAAGCTACATACTGTGATTTTGATGGTGCAGGTTTAACGATTCGCCAGTAATCGGTAAAAATTCCAGACATAGTTTATTCCTTTGGTTTATAGTGAAACACTCGATTTCCACAATCGTAGATTTGATGATATTTAGCATTTTTCATGTTGTCAACTTCAGAGAGCTCTTCATCAAACCGATCTCCTAATAAAACTTTAAGTTTGTGCTTTTGTGTTTGATATCTACTAAGACGTAGTCCATTTCTAACATAAAAGTAAGACGGTGGAGAAGGTAAAAGCTCTTCAAATCCAAGCTGACGATAGAGTGACCCATTTGACCAACACCGGTCAGCATAAGTAATCATGTTTTCATACCCAGCAGCTTTAAAGAGTCTACTAGGACCACCGACGACATTTAAGCCAAGCTTAGTGCAATATCTTAGAAGCTCCCAGTCATACTTAACATTGAACCTGGGTTTTCCAAACGTCATAAGAGCAACTAGTTCTTCTTTAAAAAATAAACCTACTCGACGTTTTGACCCTACAGAACCTTGAAGGTGATTCTCTTCGCAAAAAACCGAAGCTGTAACTTCTTCTACTTCTCTTATCGTACACTGTCTAGCATAGATTCGATCATTCTTGCCAAGAATTGATTTTATCCGGCTCTCAACGATAGAACGTTTGGTTTGCCATTGATGTTCAAATACGTGAATAAGTCTAATTCCAAGTGTTTCACATCTGTTCAGCTTGTTAAGGTGGTAGTTCTTATTCTGTTTTACTTCTGTTGAGTGAAAATAATCTCCGTTATACTCAAATGCAAGGTTTTGTGCCTTAATGAAGATATCTAGCTCGTACGGCTGAATTAGATCTCTGACTTGAGTCTGAATAGACCCAAATTGCATGAGAAATTCGGCAAGTTCTTTTTCTCCATGACTTACAAAAGATTCTTTACAGGTAGGACAACTTAAGATGAAACCAGAAGATACTTTACTCTCAAAAATAGTTCCGCAAGAATGTTTCCACCGATAGATAGCGGCTTCTCCAAGATAAGATCGATCTCCTATTAGTTCTACTTTACAAATTTCTTCAATCACTTTAAGACGTTTTGGCCACTTAACAGCAACATATTTTTCAATGTATCTTTCTCTAGCTTTTTTCTTTACTGCATCTACTTTAAAAGCATGATCTACACCATATCGTTCAAGTAAATTTCGTTTTACTGTTGCTTGAACTATCGACGAAGCAACTGGAGTAACTGTACCATATCGCTGTAAACTTACTTCTTGCAAGCGCTGACGCGCATATTTTGATGCTAAGGGATTCTTAACCCCATACTTAGAGATGCAACTAGCTTCACGTCGCTTTATAAGAGATTGATCTGTCATTGCACACTTTGGAGAGCAATATTGACGATAACCTTGGTTAAAACTGATGAAATTATTGAATTCTTTATGACAATTCAAACATCCTTTGAACTTTTCAGCAGAACCGGGATAGCAATAGTTGAAAGCTTTTTCTGGAACTGATCTACCTTTACACTTTTCAATTGTTTGATTAGTGCTCAGTAGCTTTCCAGCATGTCTTGGCTTCTTCAAAAATAAGTCAATGATCTGTTCTCGGTTCATGAAGTTATTTATAAGCCATCAAAACCTTTGTGTACCAAGAGATCAACCCACACTGTTAGCAACGATAGCAGCAGATTCTTTGAACATCTTCTTATCAGGTCCCGCTCTAAACGCAGTTGCTGTATTTTGAGCGATCTCCATTAAGATTTGAGTCTGTTTTCTCAACTCCGACATTGCTAAGTCGCTTCCTGGAGATGGGACTGCTGATGGACTGGTAGGAATAGATGAAGCAGCTGACATTGGGGTGGGAGCTGCAGGAGCGGTAGGAGCCGTGATTGCTGTGTTTGTTGGGAACATTTTGCCCCAATTTTGATAAGCTCCATAAGCTCCACCGGCAAGGCCTCCTATTGCACCTCCAGCTAATGTTCCAACTCCAGGTATAAAGCTCCCCAACATCGCTCCGGTACCTGCCCAACCCGCGGCAGTACCTAACATGTCAGCAGTACCACCTAACTGTTCATGTCCTCCTGCAACTAATTTCTCACTAGCATACCCAAGACCAAGTGAAGCGGCGCCCCCTATCATTCCGGCACCTAGTCCTCTCATCAGCTTACTCTTTAATCCACCACCTTTTTTACCTCCATCAGGAGAGCCACCACCTCTTACTCCAGCAGCACCAGATCTTATTTTGGTAATGAGTTCATCAAAAGCTTTTTCTAATCTAAGACCTTTGTAAGCAATTGCAGCAAATGCTACAGCAACACCCACACCAGCAATGCCGATACTTGTATTCATGATAGCATTCCATTGCTGTTGAACGTCGCGGGCCATCATCACCGTTTTTGTAAGCAGATCTTGCTCAGTTTTCAATTTCATAGCAGATTCGCCTTGTTGCTTGAAGGCTTCGTCAGCGATAGCAACTCCTGTTCGTTCTCCCTTAACAGCAGCTGCGCCTGCCATGCCAGCAACGTTTGCAACATCTCCAGCAGCACCCTGCATGATGTTGGCTGCGTGCTGGAACATCAACGCGTCTTCTTTTCTACCTGACTTAAAGAGCTCAGCCTGTTTTTGTGTATTCTTGTCAAGAGCAGCTTGATATGTCTTAAACGCAGCTGCATTCTCGGAGATGTACTGTTCGATTTGATCAGGAGTTGCGCCACCTTCTACCATCTCAGCGTATGTTCTTAGCGCAGCTGTTGCGTTGGCCAAATCTTTGTTCTCAGGTTGCATTGCTTGAAGTTGGGTAAGAAGGTTCTTAAAAGATTCTGCCTGTTGAATCTTTTGACGCTCGATGTTCTTCTTCGGATCAAATGCGGCATCAATTCGATCACCAAACTCTTTGATTTGATCGTTTGACATACCAATTTTCTTCAAATTCTCAGTTCGAAGATAAACTTCTTGACGAATTTGAGCGAGTTGAGTTTGATTTAGACCTGTCAGCTTTGCCTGAATGGTAGCTCCATTCATCTGAGCTTCCATTAGATCGGCAAATTGCTCAGCCGTATCACCAAAGATGTAATTGAATTTTGTAAACTCGTCCTGAGTTTGTTTGAGAGCTTCATTGAAGTCTGCGGAATTTGACTTTACATTAACTCCCATCGTCTTCATTGATTCAATGAAGCGAGCAGTTGCCTTGACTCCATCTTTTCCCATGTAAGCCAAGTTCTCTGAAGATTTATCTAAGATTTCACCAAATCTTTTGATTCCTTCTGTCCCTCCTCCAAGCTGACGAACGATGTCACGATTTTTTGCGATAATCTCTGAGAACTCTTCAAACGACATCTTTAACTTGATCGCTTGGTATCCTATCGTTGAAAATGAGTCTTGAAGACCGACAGCGGTAGCAGCATTTAACTCATCGATTGCATGACTGAGAGCAGCTTTCATCAGCTCCCATGACTTGGTAGCAGTCAAGGTCTTTGCTACCCATCCCTTCAATGCTCCAGTACTGAGGTCTACATACTTTTGAAAGTCATTCAGCTTTTCGGCAGATTGAAATAGTGCTTCGGCTTGAGTTTTAAAGCCTTGGATTCCCTTCTTCTGAACATCAAGTGCAGTAACTTCACCTTTAAGAACTTCAGTACGAAGACGAATCTCTTCAGCTTTCTGTTTGTTACCGCGAGCTTCGTAGTGAGCGACGAGACCTTCTTGCTTAGTGATCGTCTTGGTCAGATCTTTCATCTGATCGTCAAGAGCTTTAATTGTCTTCTCAAACTGTTGCTCTTGTTGATCAAGAGCATCAATCAAGTCATCGGTTGACTTGATCAGTGTAAGTTGCTCGTCATTAAGAGCTCCGGTATCCTTGGCAAGCTTTCTGAGGTTCTTATCAAGATCTTTGAGTGCAGTTTCACTCAAGCTCTCCATCGCCTTAGCAAGCTTATATGCGACTCGCTCTTGTGCTTCTTGAGCTCTTCTCAGCCGGTCAAATACGTCTTCGGTTTGCTTGGTAGTATCTTTCGCCGCCATTGGACTTATCGCTTCATAAATAGATTAGCACAACTTACAATCTACTTATTTATGTTCAACGACCTTAAAGAATTGTGGATCACCAACTTGTATAAGTCTTATTGGGCGATCTTACTCCCGTCTATCGAAAAACAGATGACCACTTCTGGGCTTATTCTTGACCTTGATAGTCTTCCTAATCATCCAATTCCGTTCAAGGAGTTCTTCATTAGATGGCTGATTTCTATACAACGAGATCGAATAGAGAGAGGAGCCGGAGTGATCGTCACGAAAGAGATTGTGTTAGCTTGTCCGCTGTGGAAAGTCGTAAAGTGCCCTCTAAAGAGAATTAAGCTGACCAAGGAAGCTCTATTCAATCGTCCAACTCCTTCTAAGAAAAGTATCGGTACTAAAGGTACTCAGGGCTCCATAAATAAGTGATACCAAACGATAGGCTCAAACCATGACAAATCCTCTTCTCCAGAAAACCAAGCTTCCAGGTAGAATCTTCCAGCTCCCTTCAAAGGGAATCTTTTACAAACAAGGTGTTCTAGCAGAACACGTAAGGGATGGTGAAGTAGAAGTTCAACCGATGTCAGCTTTGGCTGAGATGAAGCTACGTTCACCGGACATGTTGTTCAGTGGACGCGCTCTCAGAGAGATCTGCCTAGAGTGCATTCCTGATATTCTGAAGCCTGATGAGCTCGTCTCAAAGGATGTCGATGCGATCTTCTGCTTCTTGCGCATCGTGACATATGGACCGATAATGGAATTTCGATCGGTCCACAATTGCCCAAACCGCCAGATCCACGAGTACAAATCGAGTCTTGAGAACATCACGTTAAAACCAAACAATAAGATACTTGAGCATGCAGATGTCCTCTACACGTTTAAGTTGTCAAATGAACAGACAATTAAGTTGAGACCGGTTAGGTTTCAAGACGCAGTTGAGATGTTACACCTGCAACAGGAAGCCGAGAAGCAGCTTGAATCTGACGGACAAGTAGATCAAGCAATCATCGAGAACACAATGGTATCTGACCTGTTGACGATCATCGATGCAGTTGACGGTGTAGTCGATCGAGCAATGATCGAGGAATGGGTGAGATCTTTACCGCGTAAGATGTTCGTCGAGATTATCAACAAGTCTCGTCTTGCGAGTGACTGGGGATTTGACTTGAAAGTAGAAGTTACGTGTGCAGATTGCGGAACTGCTTATCTGCACGATCTAGAACTGGATCCCATAAATTTTTTCTCCGAGTGATCGCTACTAGGGACTCAGAGATCATCTCATCAATGATCTCTTCGTTCACTCGTCAAAATGAGTCACTGATCCACCAGATCAACCAGCTGATGTATTACTTCAGGGGATCTCTTGGACGAGATGACGCTTGGGCTTTGAGTTACGTAGAGCGAGAGATCGCGATCTCGTTTATCAACGATCGCTTTAAGGACGCCGGAGAGATGATGAAGGCTCAAATCCCGGTCTTCGTGTAACCCGAAAGGGTATGACCCCGGATCCGGGGTCGAGTTGGCTAGCCAACTCCGTTATCTAGTCGCGACGCATCTTTGCGATGTCCTTTGCATCTTTTGTAGAGAAAACAGGTACCGAGTTTGACTTGTGCATCGTTGCGATTCCAATCATTGCGGTACCTGTATACATCTGGGCTTGTCTTTGAAACGTGTCTACTGCAACTGACTTGATTGACTGAATTGACTTGAAGACTTCTGCGCCCGATCTGATCGGGGTTTTAGGTTGAATCGCAGACATCGGGACAAATTTCTTTGATTCGGTCTTCACTCCGTACTTTTTCTGTTGCTCATTCCAGGCTGCTTCCTGTTTAGCAATCTGTTTTCGAGTTTTCTTTGAAGATCTCCCTGTGTAAATCATCATGTTGCATCGTCCGGATCGAGTCGAAAGTTGAAAAGGGTTTGCAAAAAGTTGGAGAGACGCTCTCTAGATTCTCCGAGGGGACTCACCCGAGGAGAATCCACGCTCTTTATAGATAAGAATGATGTAGTGGATATGTTGATGAGCCGTAAGAAGAAGCCGTGGAGAGCACCCAGAGCCTCCTTCAACACGGCATAGAGCTGGTCGCGCTGCTTCTTCAAGTATCTTTGCTGAATGAAAGTGTACAACCACTTCGTGTATGCATAGAAAGAGTATGATGAGTACCTTGAGTGCTTCTCAGAAATCTTGTAGCCTCGAGTGATCGGAGTGATCAGCTTCGTGAAGAACTCGCGGTAGAAGTATTGTCCGCTGTCACGAATGATTGAGGCCTTGGATGGAGATGAAAACGCAGATCGACTAGCAAATTCGATCTGTAGCTGGTGACGCAGCAGCATCCCGTAGTTGACGATGGTAGATTGCTTGCGGTCACCCCTAAGAATCTCATCGAAGAACTTTTTGTGTTCGACTTGAGGATTGTGCAGAGTTGCACGCTTGTTGCCACCCGCTTCAGATTGCGGAGTAAAGGCTGACACTTCACGGCCTAACTTGTATGACTCTGCTTTGAGAGACTCTGTAATGTCTTGAGCTCTCTGATTCAGAGCGAAATTAGACCACCCAATAAGCTGTGTCAACTTAAAAACTCCTGCCAAGCTTCATTGATCTCACGGTTGACTTCCTCATCAGTCTTAGACTTTACTGAGGATAAAACTGGTTTAACAATTTCGGAGAGATTTTGGAAGTCTTTTTTACTCATACGTGATGCCCTGAGCTTTTCAAGAATTCGACCATTGTTACCAAAATCTCCTTCAATAACACTCATTGTTTGATATCTTCTGCGGTGTGAGCAAACTCAGATCCAACTGACAAAACATGTGGAGGAACTGCTGCCTTTTGAGATGGTACCGGAACGTCTACTGAGGTGTGATTCTTAGCTATTTCTTTCTTTAGGTGATTGTAGAGACCACGCTTACTGCGGGCTTCTACGGTGATTGTACCAGCTGCAATTGGGATCGTCTTCTCAACCATCTCACCCTTGTCATCAAAATCACTCACAGTGACTTGCTTACGGTTGCGAACGTTCTCACTGTATGCAACCTCTGGGATTACTTGTTCTCCCCCTTGACGCATCTTTTCCAGATTGCGGATGATCTTACGGAGGGCTTTGGCTTTTTTTGCGTTCATTCTATTTCCTTTGGTTTAGTATTTCTTGCTGTGGTAAATCTTTTTGAAGTGTAGTCATGTGTTGTCTAGCTCGTCTTACAGCTATCGCAATGTCTGGTCTTCTTTGATCTTCAGTAAGAAGCCCATTCAGATAATTTTGCCATTGAACAAGCGAGGCACCTGCTTCAGGAATTACGTGAACTATCCAAGATACTTCTCTGCCAACAAATCCGGTCTTACGCAAAGAATACTTTCCAGCCGATAAATCCCAATTGAACAAATAGAAAAACTGCCAATAGATCAGTAAACTTTGTCGGTTTTCCAGATGATTCTACGATGAACCTGTGCAGAAAGCATGAACCGACAAATACTGCAATCAGCATAAAAAGAGATACACTATTCATTTAGATTCTCTAATCTCTCTCAGAATTGCTGAGATGTTGTAGAGCTTGACGCTTACTTCAAACATCTTCTCTAGAGAGTCAACGATGAAGACGTTGGGATTGTTGACCTTCTTCAGGTGTGCAAGAACGATCGCTCTCGCATTGTGAGATTCTTTTGCGGCAGATGGATTTTCCATACTGAGCAGAGGATTTAGCTTTTGTTCGATGTAGATGACTACAAAGCGCTGCTGATCGTTTGATCGGATTGCACTGAGGATCGAGTAGCCAGTTTCGGCAAGAGAGGCTGTACCAAAAGTCTCACCTGTGATTGGAAAGAGAATGACGTCATCGTTGACGAGATGCTCTGCTTCAACTGCAGAGTCTTCGGGTTTCCAATCATCCTTGAGAGGATTGAAGAAGTTGATGCTTCTCATCTTGTATCGATTGACGAATGCGTCCCGCCACTTACTTGATCCACACGTTCCAAACAATCCAATGCAAGGTTTACTCATCTTTGAAGACTCCTGCTCTCTTTAGCGTCTCATACATTGCATGCAATCCATCTTCACTTGACACATTCCAGTAGATTCTAAATCTAGTGATGTAACGGCCTGTCATGAGACACAAAGAAAAGTACGGAGCTTCTGGACGTCTGCACAATTCAAATCCCAAAGTAGGAAATACCCAAGGAACCCGCGTGTCTAACTCTTTAGGAGAGACGAATTGAAATTCTATCATAGAATTATTTTAACATAAAGCCATGAAAATGTAAACAATTTAGGAGACGCTCGTGGAGCTTAGTTTCCTTGTTGTCAAACCACTTTCTCATGATCTTCGTGCGAATGTGACCGTTGATGCACAGTGGGTCAAACATGCTGCCGGTCATGTAAAGGAGAGATTCTTCACTATAGATTGTAGCTGCAGCTGTTTCTACGAAGATCATGATCTCACGCTTGAACTTGTCTTCGCCTAATTCTTTAACCATCTCCTTGAGATAGTCAGATGATGACCAGTAGTCTTTCCAGTCAGACTGAACGAGGGATCTTTGCTTCTTGATCGTTCCGTTCTTTCTCTTGACATTTTTAGTAACTTTACGAAAAATGTTTTTCCTGCCTATATACCAACGTCCAGTCTCGACGTGAGTGATGATGTAGAGAAAAGCAATTGCCTTCTCTGGGATGTCTTCGTCTTGTAGAGGTTTACCCTCATAATACCAAAAATTATTTTCCATCATCTATTTACTTCTTGGCATACTGTGATATAATATCTCATCGTAAACGATTCGGAGGTAATATGACCAAACGTGATCTTCTTGATCTGATAGCAAATCTCGGGGACGACGACGAGATCATCATCTTGAAAGATGGTGGTGAATACTGGGGTTCCTATTACGATGAATTGGAGGTAAACTTCACCGTCGGACCTCAATCAACCGGTCATCCAGGTGGAAATCGTGGCCGCATGGTCGACTGTAACAAAGTAGCAATCATCTCCTAGGTGCCAAACATGAGTCAACGAACTGACATCCTAGACAAGCTCGGCAGAAAGTTCCTGTAGTGCAACCGTAAACTTGAGCTAAATCGTTCTCAGTGCAGCTGAAGACGTTCAAGTCTACACTTCTCTGGAAGAAGCAATCAAATGTTTGAAGCAATTTGGCTAGATGAAGAAGTCTAGTACATTCTTCTTGTCACATACAACTACGATGCAGATGAAGCCTCGGCGTTGACATTCTTCTATCTTTTCTCGGATCACCTCAGGCTTAAACTGAAGAGTAAACCTGCTCTTTACCTCAATCATCAGATTGGTACCCTTGATCCAGATGTCAGGATAGTATCGTGAGATTCGTTTAGTTTCAGGGTGATTGTAAAAGATCTTTGGGATGCTTGCTCGGCTGGTAATGATCCGGTCTTCACAGATTCCCATCTCATTCAGTAAGAACTTGATCACTACATCTTCATAGCCTTGGTACTTGAAGATCGTTCCAGACTCGGCTTCAAATGACTTGATCTTAAATCGAGCACTCATAACTCGTTGAAAGACTCTGAAGTTCTGCATCGGGTGTCGTACTCCGTATCTTCTCAGAGAAGTAGTGATGCTCTTCTCTGTGTGGGCGGGATACTCTTCACCGTACTTTGCAAGATTTGTTGCCTTTGCCTTCTCTCGAAATTCAGGTACATGAGCAACGTTGTCTACTCCGTACTTCTGTAGGTTTGAGATCTTCTTTCTTCTTTGAAACTCTGGGATGTGTGCTACGTTCTCTACCCCGTACTTCTTCAACACCGTCAAACGTCTTTTCTCTTTTGGAGATAGCTCATTTGATGTGTTGGTTGTAGGACTTGTCATCCATCATTTCCTTTACCCTCTTCTGGAGAGCCAGAAGCACAGGGTAGATCTCGTCCTCGAGTTGTTTAAGCTCGATGATCTGCTCAACGTAGAGTTTTCCCCTTGACTGTCGGTTACCCGGAAGTCCTACGTGAGGGATGCACAATAAACTCTTCGTTGAAGCCTTTACCGAGAAACCGTCTAAGTTAGGGTTGATGTTTCTCAAAGAAAAATCAAACCCAGATAGAACCATTCCCGTGGTAACGTGTACTTTGCAGTAAAGACAGTTAACGCCGTTGATCACTCTCTGAGAATAGAACCCAGTAGGATCTTCGATGTGATATTTAATGGTGACGGTACATTGTTCTCTCCCGTCAAGAGTCTTTGCGACTTGCTGAAGTTGAGAGCCCTCAGTGACACCGTAGGGCGGTTTGATGTAAAAGCCAGTTCCTGGAATCTCTACTTGGCTGTTTCCAAAAAGGTCACCGAATGAGATCGTAACATCTCGGACTTGGGTGTCAGCCTTTTTCTTCTGACCCATATCAACTTCAGTCCATGTTCTGGAAGTGTACCAGTAAGCATCATGAGCTGGCGTTGCTTTTGGAGGTTGAGTTTGTGGCTTAGGCTCTGATTTATACTTGCCAAAGTTTTTGATGATGTAGTCGTATGCTTGCTTGATCTGCTTGAACTTTTCAGTATCACCTGTAGGTTTGTCAGGGTGATAGTACTGCGCTAGCTTCTTGAAAGCATGCTTTACCTCATCTTTCGAAGAGGTCTCATTTACTCCAAGAAGCTGGTAGTATTCACGCATCAGGCTGCAATATCAGAGACGAGAATCCACCTTCTTTGCGGATCACGAAGCTATTGTCACAACGTCCATCAAACTCTGGGCGGTGTGAGATAATAAAGATCGCGATGTCATCGTCCCAAGCCTTACTTTTCAGAGTCGAAATCAGAGCATCAACATCAGGGCCGCTGATGGAACCACCGTCGATCTCATCAGTAAACAGAACGTTGACCTTAGAGTGGAGGTATGTCAAAACATCACGAAACGATAGGCAGAGTGACAAGTTCAGCATCTTCTGCTCACCTTTTGAGAGGTTGCCGTGATCAAGATCGCGACCAATCTGCGTGATCTCACAAGACATGTCTGGCTGGAACATGACGATGTGTGGCAGATTCAACTTCTCAGTGTAGTAAGCTATGCGCTTGTTCAAGAACGGAATCGTCTTAGAGACGATGTTCTTACGGATGAAGGAGTTTTTGTCAGTCAGTAGCTTCAGAAGAAATTGCTGGTGTTCTTGGACCTTGTTGAGCTCATCAAGAACTTCAATCTCTACTTCAACTTCACCTTCCTTGAGCAGAGCTTCATGAGCTTCTACGTGAGGATTAGACTCGTTGTTCAATGATTCTACCTTGGATTGGAGAGTACCGATCTCATTCTTTGCTTTGAGCAGAGAGTTCAGATCCTTGTAGGTGAGAACTGAAGAAAGCTCATTGAGAGTTGACTGCTTCTCCTTGAGAGCTGGAGCATGGATGCTCTCCACCTTAGAAGCATTGAGCTTCATCAACTCATCTGAGATTTGCTTCACATCAACAGCCTGTTGATCTTTGAAATTCTTGATCGCATCTTCCAAAGCTCTCATCTCTAACATTATCGTCTCAATGTCTTCGGTCTGCTTCTTCTTGAACGAATTGATTGCTTCTTCTAAGAGAATCTTGGAGCTCTCATTTTCAATGATAGTAGTAGAAACAGAACTTAGCTTCTGTGTGAGGTCTTCTACTTTGGATTCAGCATCTTCAAACTTTTGGAGACAGTACGGGCACTTGGAATCCTTGAGGTGAGAGAGCTCTTCCTCAATCTTAGCCTTCTCACTCTCTGTTGTGACTTGATCTCTGAGAAGCATCGTCAGCTTTGCTTGTTCAGGAGCAACTTCGCGTTCGCGATCAGTTTTATCTCTGATCAAAATAGACAGCTGTTCTTGTTCAGGAGCTACTTCACGCTCTCTTGAAGACTTCTTGGTCTGGAGTTCACGGTAGCTAGAATCGTATACCGAAGACTCTTCACGGATCTTAGACTGGAGATCAACGATGTCTACTTTGAGGGTAGCGATCTCACCGAAGAGAGCTTCCTCGGAATCAAAGTCAATCGATGACAGAGTTTGGATCTGAGAATCGATACGTTGAATCTCTGCTACCCGATTGGAATCCCACTTCATGATGCGATCAGCTGCCTCTTGAACATGACGAGCATGAATTTCGTTCTGCTTCTTCTGGTGTTCGATTTTCTGTTTCTGTAGAGTGATCGTCTTCTCTAGCTCACCGATCATACGCTTTAAAGCGTTGGCCTTCTTGGATAGCATGGTAATGCGGAAAAGCTCTTCGATCAGAGCACGCTGTGCTCCGACACTGAGGTCAAGGAACGGCTGAGAGTTGCCATTGAACAGAATGATCTGAGAGAAGAGATTGTAGCTGAAGCCAAGGATCTCCTCGATCTTTGCGTTGAAACTATCTTCACCTCGGTTGACGTTTGCTGGGGTGACATCCAGGTCATCCATAAGTAACTGTACGCCTGTAGCTCCACCTCTCCAGCGACGAACGGAATAAGTGTGGTCATCTTTCGTGAAGGTCACCTCTACTTCCATCTGGGTGATCTTCTTGTCATTCGTGCGATTGATGAGCTTGTCCTTGACGACACTCGCTGGGATCTTGTCATAGAGACAGTAGGAGATTGCGTTGATGAGCGTAGATTTACCTGCACCAGAAGAGCCGCCCTTGTCAAGGTTCTCTCCCATCAGGAGAGTAGTACCAGGCTTATCTAAAGCGAATTCAGTCCACAAATTTGAAAACGACATGAAATTCTTGAACTTGACAGTCTTAAAAACGATACCCAACTCATTCAAAATTTCTTTATTATCTAGTATAGTTGTTGTCACTTTAGAATTGCCTCGATCCAAGATTCAATTTCAGACAAGATACCAGAGATTTCTGTTTCCTTAGTATCTCTCGTACAAACTTTATCTACAAAGTTATGCTCATTTGCAACCTGTCTATAGAGCCATCCAGCTTTATGAGCTTCATCTCGAAGATGTCGTAAAGCAAGTTTTTGAAGTTCTGTCATGCTTGTTCGTTCTCGGTAGATTCAGAGGGGAGTGATTTGTAGATTTCGACTAACAGAGCTCCGTCAATCTGAGTCTTCTTGTCACCGGTTACGGTCTCAAGCTGCTTGACGACAAGGTCATCGATGCTTGAGAAGTCGAGGAGAGTTTCTTCAACCTTCATGTTGTCACCCTCGAGGAGGCCTTGCTTTGCAGCCCGGTCTTCTTCAAGTACAAAGTCACGAAGCTGATAGGCTTCGGTCATTGCTTCGCGTAGATCTTGAGCTTCTTGGTATCCAAGCTCACCATCGATCGTGCACTTCACCTTCATCTTGGGAAGCGGCTTCCACTTCTCATTCAAGACGGCTGTGAGGGTGGTCTTGTAGTACTTCGGACAGTCGCTCCAGTTGGTAAAGGTTACTTTATCATCTTTCACGTAGTATGAACACATACCGCGCTCATAGTCACCTGCATCACCAAAATCCATAGGATAGCAATTTCCTATGTACACTACGTTATCTTGTTGCTGACGTTTGTGGTAGTGTCCTGAGAAGATCTTCTTTGGGCCGTTGAACAGATGATGGTCAGGACCATGTTGTGCAACGTGTGTATGACCGGTTAGCACAAAGTTCTTGAACTCGAAGTGACCGAACCAAGCTTGAAGTTTATTGTGCTCAATCAGCTGTGCATATTCTTCCTCAAACAGAAAGGGAGAGAACAACAAGTTCTCAATCACTGTAGGTTTATCGATCACCACAAAGTTGCTTAGCTCGTTAAACATCCGAACAGAGTGAACGTCACGAGTCGTGCGACGGTGAAGGTCATGGTTCCCAACGCAGAAGTAGACAGGCAGACCGACGTCGTTCAACATCTTGAGAGCACGATAAGAGTACTCCAACGTCTCAATGTTGATTGCAGAGCGACTCTCGAACCAGTCACCCAAGAACGCGATCTGAGTATAATTCCCACCTGATAGCTGAGTACAGAACCACTCCACAAAGTCAAGACAGTCTTGATTGTGAACTCTCGAGTTTCCCCGACGTCCGAAGTGTATATCCGAAAAGAGTGCTATTTTTTCGAAAGTTTGTGAGTTAAGCATTTTTAGATTTTGGTCCTGCTATTCTGTAACATTTCCATCCATTATACTCTAAAAGACGCCCAGACGAAATTTTTCTCATTTCATTCAATGAAAGTCTGTTTGCTTTACAGAAGACTCCAAGTCCTTTCACTGTAAATTTTTCATCTTTAGGCGATATGCAGATATAAGTGAATGCTTTAGATTTCTGTAATGCTGCTAAACTTGCTTTTCGTGCTCGCTGAGATCGTTCTTCTTGTGTCAGAGTTCATGCTCAGATCAATCGAATGATTTCTACTTTACCTTCGCCGGCGTATGAAGTGACGATGACGTCTCCGTGTTTCTTGAATGCTTTGCGCATGCTCTTTGCGTAATTACTGATGTAGTCTTTAGCTTTACTCGGAGGAAGATTTCCGGTTGGGACGTTGATTTGAAAGATTGAACGTGTTTTCTTGCTCATTTTGGTTCCTTATTGATCAAACTCAAGCAGACTTGATTTAACTGCTGGAATATTTGTGTAATCTGGTGCATCAGGATCACCTTCGACAAATCCGTTAGCATCTAACTCATCGGTTGTGATGGTGCCTTCTGCTTCTTCTGCTAAGTTCTTCTCTTCCATCGCCGCAATAGCTGCTGCTTTTGCGGCTGCGTGTATCGCGTCTTGTTCGAGTCGAAGTTTAGCTTCTTCGATGTTAGTCTTGATCTCAGCAAATTCGGGACCAAGTTCACCGTTTTCATGTTGTCGTGCTTCTTCTTGGAAATTGAAGCTGGGATTTTCACCCATCTCAACGAGGAGTTGATCGCGTATTCTGCGATGCTTCTTCTCTACGTTCAAGAACTGTAAGAAGGAAGAGTTGATACAGGTAGTGTAGTAAGCGAAAGGGTTTGATGATTTCTCAGGATTGAACTTCAGAGCATTCTGACAGAGATTTGCCAGTGCTTCTGAGATCATGTCTTCCTTGTAAGTATAGTTGTAGAAACAAGGTCTCTGCGCATACCTACGAGTGAGCATCATCAACATCTTCGCCAACTCATCGGAGATCCTACCGGTCTCTTTCGACTTTATCACTTCAGGCAACATCTTACCGTTAGTTACGTAATACTTTGAGGTGTACTCCGGAGTGTCTGGATTTTTCGCTCTCTTTTGTGGCTTTGTCGTAGTTGTCATGTGTCTTTCTCGATAGTTGTGTAGTACCTCTAGGAACTAGATAAAGTCATCTTATCACATTCAACGAAAAGATGTCATTTTTCTAGACAAGTACAAGAGGTGTAAATAGAAGGGATTACTTATTTAGGGTTACCAGCACATGAAACTTGCACAACTTTTTGAGAAGATCGAGGCGAAACGTCTAGTGGTCGTCTACGGAGGGCGTTTTGAGCCTTTTCATAGAGGCCATTACGAAGCATACAGATGGTTGTGTAAGAAGTTTGGTGAAGAAAATGTGTGGATAGCGACATCAAACAAAACTAATTTCAACCCCAAGAGCGGAGACATTTCTCCCTTCAACTTCAAGGAGAAGAAGGAGATCATGGTAGCGATGTATGACATCAATCCACGGCGCATCGTTCAAAGTAAGAATCCAGCTTTCAGACCCCAAGAAGTGTTTGACTTGTACAAAGGGTTTCCGATCATCTACGTCTCTGCTGTGGGTAAGAAAGATGCAGATCGCTATCACACTGGAACGTTCTTCAAAGAGCTGCCCCAGCCGTTCGTGAAGCGTGATGTGGAAGCTCTTGCGACACTCGATGATAGTGTCGGGTACTACGTTGAAGTTCCGATGATCGTTCGTGATTTATCAGGCACAGAAGTTCGCAAGCAACTGAAATCTGCTAAAGGTGATGAGCGTGAGAAGCTATTCAAGAAATTCTTTGGTGTTTATAATTCGATTATAGACTCTTTGATTATTGCCAAATTGAAGGACGTTAAAGATGAATAATTTTCAGCCTACATATCTTTATATTAAGCAACATACAGTTACTGGCAAACTATACTTTGGAAAAACAACTAGAGTAGATCCGGTAAAATATCCAGGGTCTGGCACTTATTGGAAACTCCATCTTAAAGTTCATGGTAAAAAGAATGTTAAAACTCTTTGGATTAGCGATCTTTTCCTTGATTTTGAAGATTTAAAAGAATTTGCTCTATTTGTGTCAGAAGAATTTGATATTATCAAGTCAGATAGATGGGCAAATTTAATTTTTGAGGATGGAATTGGTGGAGTTAGCGGTATGAAACATTCTACTGAAACAAAACTAAAAATCGGATTAGCTCATAAAAATAAACCCAAAACAGCAGATCATCGTTCAAAAATATCGGCTTCCTCTAAAGGAAAATCAAAATCTATTGAACATAGAGCAAACGTTAGTAAGGGATTGACAGGTAAAAAACAATCTCTTGAAACGCATGAGAAAAGAGCAAATTCTAATAGAGGTAAAACACGATCTTTAGAAACTCGTGAAAAGATTTCTCTTTCTCGACGCGGTAATACCCCCTCTATTGAATCCCGTGAAAAAATGGCAGCTGCTAAAAGAGGAAAGAAGAATGGTCCACAATCACCTGAACTTATAGCAAAGAGGGTAGAAGCTAGAAAAAAGAACTATCTCCATAGAATGATCATAGTACGGGTTAAAGACGTCAAAGAAATTGATGGAGCCGAAGAATGATAGATTTCTTTGACGTCTTTAACCCGTACTATGATCAATTTTCAATTCACTCTGCTGATTTTGTTGTGCCTGCTCACTTTAGCCAGTACGTACCAGACAACCAAACTGATTATCAATGCTTAACGGTACTCTCACCCAATCTTAGTCGCGGAGCTTCCCAGTGGACACTAAACAACACGATCTACGGGATCTATCAAAGTGACGCTTGGATCACGATCGGTGTTTATCGTGACGAGGGGAGAGCTGCAGCAAGACGTCCTGCTAAAAACAACGTTCAGTGGGTTCGAAGTGATTTTACTGTCACCGTCACAGACTCTTCACACAAAGTACACGTCGGTGATCTAATCAACGTATCAAACGCTAATGTTCCTACACTAACAGGTATTGAGGTGATAAGAACTGATGCTAATGGTTTTGACTTTTTAAGTCAAGCTGTCGGGCCAACATCTGGAGCAACCGCAACTTATCAGATGACTAATGAAACTAACTTCTATGAAAGTCACCTTGTTTTTAGATTGCTTCCATCGTTTAAGTTGATTCCTTACTCACTAGTACAGCAGATCTTTGAGACGACCGCTCCGACTACTACCCCGGCACTGAAAACTCTCTATAATGTCACTACTGGTAAGACGATCGTCGTCCCAAACGCCACAAATAGCTACACGAACTACGAGCTACCTAATAAAACGATTCCACCGTCCGATTCAATACCTCTTCTGCGACGTTTTTCTCAGGTGTATGATGAAAACGGTAAGCCGATACTTCTACAGTATCAGACTAGTGGGTATCCTACACCGGTAAACAATGTAGATTCACAATACAAGAATATGCAAGTATTCTACAATTTACCTGTAGATCCTACAGGTGATTCTAGAATTTTTGTTTATGATTTCTATGGTCTTGACATTAATGATCCTATACGAACCCCATACACTTCAAGCACTATCGTATCTCGTGACACTAACGTCTCAGGTGACTTGGACAATTTCAAGATTCAAACAGACAACCTCGGGGATCCTGTTTACACTGGAACTTTGAATGATCTCTATGGCAACCTTGCGATCGGTGTGCAGTCAAACAACGCTCTTGTCATTCGGAAGCAAGTTCTTCCTCTAGAACTTGACGCATTCAATCGACCGGTTAAGGGAGCATCAGCATGACATACAAAGTTACATTATCGTACGGCATGAGTCCTTCAAATCGAGTTATGTTTGAAGCTTCTGTACCGGTTTCGGAAAGTAGATCAGCAAATTATGATGGACATAGTATCGTTCACTTGCCTACCGACATCTGGTCATATCGAAATACTTCTGGTCGACACTTTTCAGTCGCAGGAAAATTGGTGTCTAGAAATGCAAGTGAAATGAAGGCAAATCTTCACTATATTGACCTGATTCGTGCTTGGGTGTTACCGTCATTTGGAGCATCCGGTTCAACTCCGCCGATCATTAAGTTTTCAGCTTTCAACAATCTGAACATCAAAGGTGTTCCATGTATCATTCGTTCTTACTCGATCAATTTTGCAGATGATGTTGATTGGGTATTTGACTCGACAGATCCAAATTCAGCTGGACTGCCCGTGATCTGTTTTATCAATATTGAGCTTGATGAAGCTTATAGCCCTTCTCAGGTCACGGCGGGCGCTTGGAAGATGAATACAAGCGGTCCAACCGGTAGTTTTGTTTACGGAAATGTCTATGGAGATAATACATCAGCCGGCGGAGGGCAACACAGCGAGCAGCAACCTGCGCCCATAACTCCAGTAGCTTCTCAATTAACATCAACGTACAATGGAACTTCTGGAAGTATCAACGGACAACCAAATGGAATCATGCCCTTGTCTCCTGGAAATGGAAGTCTTGCTGGAACCTACGGAGTTACTTCAGACGGACGAATCGTTGATCAGACGGCTTTAACTAATTCTATCACCCCTAACGATTTGTCAACTTTATACAACCCAAATCCACCCTCGATCCCCGCGATTACTTCATCATCAGGAACTGTTTTAGCTCCTCCTGTAATCGTCAACCCAGCTTCTACATTCTGAAGTAAATATACTCATGGTAACGACTACTAACAATTTTGATCCACAGGTAAAGAACTCAGCATACAACCAGAAGAACGGACGATATGTTCTCGGAGGTTCTACTGAGGTATCTTCATTTGCTCTTGAGATGTGGGATGCGATACAAATTCAACCTGACGTGTCTGACTTTGTATACTTTGTTGAAAAGAAATATGAAGGTAGACCCGAGATGCTAGGTTACGTCTTTTACGGTGACCCCGGATTGTGGTGGGTTATCTGTCAATACAATAACATTCTTGACCCAATGGTTGAATTGATTGAGGGTAAACCGTTACTGATCCCAACTTTTGAGCGTGTCCAAAGCCAAGTTCTTGCTAATTCCACTAAGATCGGTGGAACTTCTTCTACTAGAACTACTAACAACTAATGTCTTCACCTCCTAACCCATTAGATAACTTTTCAACTTACACGTATCATTTTGAGCTGTTCGCGTCATCAAACTATGATGATATTGCCAAAGTTGAAAGTTTAGTTTCTAACGTAGCGACCTCATCTACGACAGCATCACAAGTTGCTGGTGTAAGTGCTCCTGTTTTACTTATCAACACTCGTCGAGATGCTCATCAAATGATCGACGATGTAAAATTTAGTTACGTTGGACCTTCAAATAATTCTCAGGGATTCATGGTCCCAGATGGGCTTTTAACACTGAAGGTGTTTGAACCTAATCGAGTTTACTTCCTCCAAAAATTACAAAACTTGATGAGAGATCACAACGTCAGTAACCTTTCTGGTTTGCACTGGGCTCTCAAGATTTACTTTGTGGGACGCACACCAGAAAATAAGATCGGTTTATTGACAGGGTTTGAGTCAGGTGTTACTATTCCAATTGCATTTTCAGAGTTAACATCTTCTTTTGGCCCCAAAGGCGGCGAATACAACTTCACTTTCGTTTCTCAGAGCAGCTTTGCGTGCTCTGCTGATCCTCAAGCTCAATCTTTTGTGATGCTTGCAGGATACTTCAACCAGAACATCTCGATTCAAGCAGCTACAGTTAAAGAAGCACTCAGAAATCTTCAGACAGAGCTGAATGATAAGTACAAGCAGATGTTTCAAACTGAATTGAAGAGTCCCAACATGCGCCCAATTGAGTACATCATCAATGTACATGACAGTGTGCTCGATGGATCGATCGATTTGGTTGGTGGAGAGAGTTATGCACCCAACAGTAAAGTTCCGATGGGATTTTCTCGTGACAAGACGATCATCAATTGGATCTTTGACATCTTAAGATCTAGTACTGAGTTGAACGGTTACATAGGACAGTCAATTCAAAACATTCGAAAGCCTGGACATGAAGGTGTAAATTTTTTCTCTGTCTACCCGGTGTATCGAGCTGGAGAAAGAGGGTTGCAGATCATCTACCATGTTTTGATGTATAAGGGACAAGGCAAAGACAAGAATGTGCACACCTTTGACTTTATGTTTGGAACTGACAAACATGTAAACGTAGACGTTCTTGGGTTTGACATGCATATGAACAGTGCTCAAGCATGGTTCTCAAACACCGCAGACAGTAGCACCGCAGGAGTGACTGCGATCGGTGGTACTCCATCATCACAAAAAGAAGCAGCAAAAGTATATCATGAAGATAGGTCTCAATCTTCTCAGAATGTACAAAAGGGTACATCGTTCTTGATTCCAGGCGGAAAAGCTAATGACATTCAATATGTTCCAGCTGTGTCTAAATCAGATCAGAACGGTCAAGTCAAAGTCATAAGTGATAAAGCTGCTCAGAATCAAAAGTTGATGTTTAACTCTATCGTGCAGATGCACTCGGCGTTTGATGCACAAGTTGCAGTAACGATTCGCGGCAATCTTAACATGCTGACAGCTGGGATCATCAAACCATACACAACGATTGGAGATCTTCAAAAGATTCCATTTGGGATAGCTGCACCCACGTGGGTCAAAGTTAATGTCAAGCAACGACAGGGCGAAAATCAACCTTCTGATTTTTTCTACAGCGGATTGTACAACTTGATTAGCATCGAAAATCACTTCGTTAATGGTCAGTTTACACAAGTGTTGCATGTATTGATGATGGGTGACGAACAAGATAAGAAGAGATTTGACGAAGCAGCACCAAGCAATGACGGTAAGACAAACCTGATCAATGACAATCTTGACATTGAACCCAATATCTTACAGAAAAATGTTGATCTAAGAGTAGAACAACAATACTTACAAAATAATGCACCTAAGACATCATGAGACAACCAGGTAACCCGCTTGTAGGCAATAATTTTGCAGTTTCGCTTGGGATCGTCAAGAATAACGCTGACGCTGCACAGCATGGTCGTCTACAAATCTACATTCCATCAATTGATTCTAAGTACTACAAACTTGAAGATCTTCCTTGGGCTCTCTACGCATCCCCCTTTGGCGGCTCGGTAGCAAACGTTAAAGCCGGGAGATCAGGGAGTACGATCAGCGGAGTTACTACTTATGGTTTTTGGGCGATTCCAAAAATCGGGGCTCAAGTTCTCGTGGGATTTCTTGAGGGAGATCCTCACGTTAGATATTGGTTTAGTAGTCTCTACATTCCACAGATGACTCGAACCTTACCACAGTCAATTGATGGAGGCCTCACAGAGATTGAACCTTCGGAACTTTATCCTCAATCTGTGATTGATTTTCAGCATTCAAACTTGGTGAAGGCTGGATTGGAGCCGGGATCTCTTCACTACAAAACTCGAGGAGGATACGAGCGTTCTGTATCTTATCCGTCAAACAATGACACAAATAAACCAACTACAAACGGTTATGGTAAGAAACCCTCTCAAACTGACGTTGCTGATTCGCAAACAATTTGCCTGACATCACCCGGACGTCACTATTTTGTGATGTCTGATGTAGATGAATATTGTAGAATTCGCCTTAAGACGGCTGAAGGGTCTCAAATCATCTTCGATGATACAAACGAGCGGATCTACATTTCAACGGCTCAAGGTAAGAATTGGATTGAGATGGATGAAGGCAATGGAAAGGTCTACATTTATTCTGATTCAAAGTTCATCGTTCGTGCCAAGAATGACATTGATTTCTACTCTGATGAGAACATCAACATCGTTGCTAAGAAACGAGTAAACATCAAATCAGAGGATCGCTCGATCAACCTAGAAAGCAATCATGACATTCGATTGCTGTCCAATCAGGGCGATGTTATGTTGACCGCGTCTCGTGACATTCATCTAAAGACCGTGAACGGTCCGATCGCTCAAGCAACTGCTGAGAAAGCCGTTTGTTCTACTGATGTAGGATACGTCTATGAGTGGGCAGAGAAAGCTGGATCATCGACGAGTAGCATACGACTTGATTCGTCAAATAACATCGAAGGCTCTGCGATGCAAAGCATTGTTCTATCTTCAAAAGATAGCATAAGTCTTCGTTCGATGGTTTCATCTCTTAACTTACAAAGTGGAACTAACATAAACCTCAACGGTTCGATCGGAATTGACTTTACTTCTCCAACGATCGGATTGAATGCGATCAGTGGTTCTGAAGGTCCATTGCTCGTCCAGGCAACAGGAACGGCAGTATCTGCAGCTGCTGCCGGATCTGGACAATCAGTTTCCTCTGTCAGTGTGGTAGATCACATGATCTTACCTGAACATGAACCATGGGAGAGAGATGCTGATGAGCTTAAGTGCAAAACTTCTCGAAATTCCAAGTACCAGGGATAAGCAAGAAGCTTAAATAGATCGTTATTCTGAAAGAAAGTATGGCCTCATTCAAGAAATTCTACAAAGGTTTCTCTACTCGCTACTATGAAGAGCAAGGGGGAGGTTTTAGTCTGAGCGACGTTGCCTGTATTGAAGAAGATATCATGAATGAGATCTTTACCGAGAGAGGATCTCGTCTCTACATGCCAACTTACGGTACTCGCATCCCATTGCTCACCTTTGAACCAAATGACGCGGCTACGATGGACGTAATTCGTGAGGACCTTCAAACAGTTGTCGATCATGACCCTAGAGTAACTCTTTTGGACATGGCAGTCATGCAAGCACCTGATAGCAACATGATCATTGCTGTTATTCGTCTAGGGTATATTGAATTTCAAGTTACCCAAGATCTCTACATCGAGATCAACAGTCAATAATTAGTAAGCAACTGTCTCATAAATAAACGGAATCTACTTTAAGATAAATCCGATGGCAACTACAAATCTACTTACAGAGATGAAATTAAGAGCTGCTCAAAAGAGCACAGGAAGAACTCACTCTGAAGAATCAAAGAAAGTGATGAGAGAAAAAAGGCTTCAAAGAACAATTCAACCTTGGAGTGAAAAGAATCATTCCGAAGAAACTAAACAAAAAATAGCAGAAGGCCAAAGACTAGCTTGGGAGAAAAGAAGAATTCTCAAGAATAAAGGTGTATCACTATGAGTACAACGTCATTATTAGCAGTAGCAGAATCTTGGGAAAAGGTCTATAAGGCATTTCAATCTATAAATTTTACCGCTTATGACTATAACGCCGTCAAGCAGTCTCTCATAGATTATCTGAAGCTCCAATACCCAGAGAACTTCAATGACTACATCGAGTCTTCGCAACTAATCGCTCTCGTTGAAACGTTTGCATACGTTGCTGAATTGCTAGCTTATCGCGTTGACCTCTCGGTTCATGAGAGCATGATGCCGACAGCAACTAGAAAGCAAAGCATTCTGCGTCTTGCAAAACTCATATCTTATTCTTCCTCACGAAATCTTCCACTGAGAGGACTAGTAAAGATCAATTCTATTTCAATCTCAGAGAACTTTACTGACTCACAGGGAAATTCTCTGTCAAATCGAGTTATAAATTGGAATGACCAGAACAACACTCTTTGGAGAGAACAATTCTTCACCGCAATTGACAAGGTGATGACTCAAAGTTATGGAAACCCATACAAGTCATTTCAGATTGACAACACGATCTTTCAACAGTATGAGATTCGAAATGTTCTTGAAACAGAGAGCATCGGTAGTGCGTTTCAAAACGGAGTTCTTAAAACTTCAACGACGGTAAATGGTACGAGCTTACCGTTTGAGTTGGTTTCGGCTGATCTTGATCAGTCAGGCGTCTTTGAGCGATCACCTAATCCCAATGCTTATTTCTCGTTCATTTACGGAGATGATGGATTTGGTGACGCATCTGACACAACCGGGTTCATGATGTTCACTAAGCAGGGAGTTTTGCAAAAACTCCCATTCATTTTTGACATCAATCTTCCTAATCGCACTCTTGACGTTAACATCCCAAACATCAATGATTCTGACGTTTGGATTCAACAGGTTGATTCCCGTGGAATCATCCAGAGCAATTGGGAACAAGTACCAAATGTGGCTGGTGTAAATCTCATCTTCAACAATGTTCAAACGATGAACAAGTATGAAGTTGAAACCTTAGAGAATGATCAAATTAGAATTATCTTTGGTGACGGGGATTTTGCTGCAATGCCCACTGGAATTTTCAACATCTGGGTTCGTTCATCCACTTCCGGGGGATTGACGGTACCTAAGACGTTGATCTCTAATCAAGCTGTTACCTTCAGCTATACGTCTCGCACAGGTACGGTTGAAAGTTGTACGTTGACTTATTCACTTGTTGGTGCGCTTCAAAATTCTGCACCAACCGAAAGTGTGTCTCACATTAAGAACGTTGCACCGTCCGTATACTATACACAAGATCGTATGGTCAATGGCCAGGATTACAATTCTTATCTATTACAAGACCCAACGATTCTTCGTCTCAATGCAATCAATCGTACCTTTGCTGGACAGCCAAAGTACATCAATTGGAACGACGCATCTGGATCTTATCAGAACGTCAAGATCTTTGGTAATGATCTTCGTATTTACTATGACATCGGATCGCTTACACAATCATCGACGATCTCAGAACGATCTCTCATAGATGACGTTATCGAGCCGGAATTGTCGATTGCTGGTATCAGCAATCTGTTGATTTACGCAACTTACAAGACACCTCTTCAACTTACATATACGGCACCGTCAGGACCAGTTACAATAGACGTCCATCCTTACTTTCGGCCTCGTACAAAGTTCATAGAAGATGTTACTCAGTTGATCAACAACATCACTATACAAGAGAAGACCGAGATCCAAGGCATCATAGACCGTCACTGGTATGGCGAAGCACAAACGACAGTTCAGCTTGATTCTAATCTCTCTGACGTCTCAAGCAATCCAAAGTCAATATACTATGTTGTCAACAATGATACCGATCAACGAATTTGGCCTTCTACTGTAAAGTGTGTAGTTCAGGATTCTACTACGGGACTGTATAGTCTAATTTCAACCCCAAACGGGACTTCTGGAATCCAAGAAACTGTCATCAGAGATCGTAGATTTGCAATCACGTATACACCAACCCGCCCGTTTGCGTCTACATTGCAGATCGGCGACCCAGGAACTCTTGATAGTGGGTTCCCGACCTCCAACGTTCTAGCTTACACTGACGTCAACCAAACACTGGCTACAGAAGACGTATACACGATTGAATTTACTGACAAAGTTGGATCTTTTACTGTTCATAGTTCAACGCATGGAAATCGCACAGCTGGAAAAATTGGTACCAATTACACCGATGGTATCTTTAGCTTTATCATCGGTCCTAGTACCGCAGTTTCTGTACCCGGTGATGCATTTGTTGTCTCAATAAATCTAGACAACACTGGTCACTACGTACCTAACGTGCTGACGACCAATTTGACGGGTCGATTTAACGTAATAGACAGCACCGTTCTTACTGGAAACGCCGAGCAGCTTGAATATAATCCAGCTGATCCCGTTGCATCTTGGATATTCATTATCACTAGGACAGATGATGTAAATGCCAACACGTTATACTGGACGATGACCAGACGCGATTTCAGTTTGGTCATGGAAAGTTCAACGACAAAGTTCTGGTACAATCAGAACATGACGATCATCGACCCTACTACACAACTACCTGTAGTAGACATGATCAGGTTGTTGAAGTCAAATCTTAATGCGGCTAGATCTGCAGCAATAGGGACAGATCATATCTACAATATAGTTGCCGACGTTAAGTATAAGAACGGTGAAGTCAACTTCAATGCTCTTGAAGTTGCTCCGGCTGATTCTCACTTGAACATTACTACAGCAGTTTCTGGTACAGCTACAGATTCTTTGCAGTTTTTGAGTTTTGTCGGTGATAACGATTACGTCTACTTTTCAATTGACTCTAGAACTGGAAACTATATCCCAGTTAACTCCACTACATATCTATCATCACTAACGTACACAAACAACGTGTCATCAGATGGTCTTTATGCTCGTCGTATCGGCAGAGATAATCTTGATTTTCTATGGCAGCATTTTACTCCGTTAGATAATCTAATTGATCCATCTCCTTCAAACATCATAGATGTTTACGTCTTGACTAGCGGATACTATTCACAGATCCTAGAGTATGTCAATGGTGTTATGGTGACGGAACCCAAGCCACCTTCTTCTCTTGAGTTGCGTAACACGTATAGAAGTCTATTACAGAATAAGATGATCTCTGACTCGGTGATCATGCACAGCGGCAGTGTTAAGCTTTTGTTTGGAAGTTTAGCAATCCCAGAGTTGAGAACGAAATTTAAGGTAGTTTTATCACCGTCGGCTACCTTGACCGGTGATCAAGTACGTGCAAGCGTACTTGCAACTATTAATTCCTACTTCACCATCGATAACTGGGACTTTGGTCAGAGCTTCTATGCTACTGAACTTTGCGCTGTAATTCACCAAAAACTATTTTCCGAAATTTCATCTGTCGTGATGGTTCCTGAGTTCCCGACGAATTATTTTGGAGATCTGTTCTTCCTCAGAAGTAGTCCTAATGAAGTTTTCATTTCATGTGCAACGATCGATAATATTGAGATTATCACTAGCATTGACCGGATGACGATGAAACAGAAGTAAAGGTCGTTTTTAGAAGATTGTCCCTTGTGTAAATAATCATTACGAGGAAAATTATGGCAAACTCTCTAGATCTTACTTCATTACTACCAAACCGAAACCGCGATCGTACCATCGACGGTTTGCTTAAGAATCTTTTCAACCGATTCTTAAGCAAACCTGATACCGTTCCTCTCTATGGATTTGTCGGTGATCAATCTGAGCTTTCTCCAGGTGAAGTTCAGATCACAGAAACAGATCTTGAAAGACAGATCAATCAACTTGAACCCTTTATCTTTTCTCAGCATGCTTCTGAGAAGATAGTTACATCATGGTTTGATCTCATCCAAAAGCTTGTTGTATTGGGAGTAGACTATACAACGTTGAACCAGTGGTTCAACAGTAAAAGCTATAACTTTGTCCCTCCGATTGACCTGGATAAGTTCTGTAACTTTCAGAATTACTTCTGGATAGGTAATTGGTTCCTGACAAAACCGGCACTAGATTACACTTCTCTTGGATTTGCAACCGTTTCTACGTATCACGTAGCACCATTTGCCGCTTGGAATAATTCTACTCTAAGTCCTGAGTATTACGTGATTGCCAGAGGGCCACTTCAAACAAATGGCGCTCCGATAGCTCCTCAGCCTACGTTTTCTAATTCTAGTTCATGGTCTGATTGGTCTTACGGCAACCTTTGGGTTCATCGAGCCGATCTCATTAACTTTGCAAATCAGCATAAGATTGATGTATCTATCTCTACTGCAGTACAAGCTACTCGACCGATCATAGAATATTCAGCGTATGTAGGATTAAACGTTGCGCAGACTTCTGCGGGTGTACCAACGGATGCTGCGTTGGGAACTGGGGTTCCTCAAGCTAAACAGTTCATGAACCAACTGCCGTTGTTCGATCTCTATTACTATGACAAGATTCATGCTGGAGTAACTAGTTCAATTTTCTACTACACGGAAGCCCAAGATCAGCCGGTTGACAGTGTGATAGGGCGTCGCCTGACTGTAGATGCAAACGGTGATTTTATTTTCGGTCACTCCTTGGTGAATTCTATCGACAATTCACTATATTTCTATAAACTGTATGACACCGTAACTACAGTAGCAGGCTCTCACTTCAAGATGCTAACTATTTGGAGAGAAGGACCTGATGATGCGATAAAATACGTGAAATACGATACATCTGGTTCGCTCATCGACCTTGACAAATTTGTCAATTTTTCTAATTACTTCTGGGTTGGTATTGATGCTACACCACAGCCGTCTTATAACCCAACTGGATTGCCCGAGTATTACACGATCGCAAAGGGTGGTACTTCTGACTGGTCTGTCTACAATTACTGGACTCACGTTAGTGCTTTAAATCGCGCGGATTTGACAAGATATGTACAAGCAACAAAGCCAATCATTGAGTTTAATGTAGCACTTGAAAGTCAATTAGTTGTCTATGGGAAAACTGTTCGCGCTGAAATGCCGATTTTCAAGCACTTTGTGTTTGATCAACCAACACAGTCATTCCAACAGATTCCTCGAGACAATGACAATGATGCATACCTGGCTGGTCATTTGTTTGCACGTCTCTCAGATCTTCCTGCTAGTACACAAGCCGCGGTTACGACAAACCCAGAAATCTACACGAACAATTGCTTTAGCTATAACAATGAGATCTACATACAGGGATTGTTCAACGGATCTTACTATGCGTTTGACACCTCATTGAATTTTTATGGATACAAGTCTCGCCTGGTATCTTTCAACGGTGAGGGTAACGGTAGTGCTACGATCAATGCTCTTAGCTCAACGGCATACCCAGAACTTATCGTTCTGACTTATAATGGAACTTCATTTAATGCCGTTGGTAGCGTTTCTGGAGATAATGGATTTGTTGACGTGGGGGTAGAAACTTCTATCCAAGGCATCACGATCAAAATTGACGTAGGAAGCACACCTTACGCGATTGGTGACGTTTATACCTTTGAGATTACGAGCTACGTGTTCTCTCCAGTCAACATTTACGTATACGTCAACGGAGTATATAGAACTCTAAACTCTCCTATTCAGATTACTACTCAAGTTCAAAACACAACCGTTGTTGAAACTGACGTATCCCGCCAAGATGGTGTTTGGACACCTCCCCCACAACTTGAATGGAACATTCTAAATGAGACAAGATCTACTGTCAGTGAAGGGGATCTCTACTATCATTTAACTTCTATCATCGCAGCACAGCCTGGACTTATTGGATCTGCTACTGGAACGAACAACTGGAGAACATTATCACCGGATGTAGGACTTGGTGGTAAGATCAAACAGTTTGATGGGAATACTGCACTACTTATTTCAATGTTGATGCAGAGAGGAATTTCTACCCTTTCTCTGATTGAGTTCGCCCGTGAGTCTTACCAAGCATTTTCCACCTCAATCAGAACATTTGTTCAAGACATTTTGCCTGACATGATCGCGGCAGGGCAAATCTCCCTTCCGAAGAATGTACCGGCTGGTATCTTCGTTAATGGGCAATCTTACGTTATCACTGAGATCGGAACTACTGACTTTACGGCGATAGGAGCTTCTAGTAACTCCATCGGTCTATCGTTTATTGCTACCGGTCCTGGAGATGGTACTGGCTCTGCTGACGAAAACTCAATTGATTCTGAAATTGTTTCTTCTTTCATGACGTACTTCAGCCGTCAATCTCCGCTGGTTCTCTCAACGTCGACTCCAGTAGATGACACTATATCTAGCCCCTTCTATGATTCGACTGCTGAGATCTTCAACTTGGTAATTACTCTTCCGTACATGGGGTTGACACCTAAAGCACTGCCTCAGAAGATCTTTGATGCTGATTTGAATCTAGAGATGCTTGTTCACCATGATGGTCACCGAACCAAACTAGAATCTAATCCAACCGACCTTGCTAAAAAGTTAGCACAAAAACTATACGTGCGCTCTCCAGGAGAATCTACTCCTGGATTTATCGCGGCTGATTATCCAGTACGCCCGTACGCCGGACAATTCTGGTTCAATACGATAACTGGAAAGCTCTTTATCTTTGATGCTGTTTCTGACTCTGGAGAATTACTATCTGGAGTAAAGTATGGAGCTTATTCTTATGATCGTTCTACTAATCAAGTTTGGCAGACAGACGGACAAGATTGGACTCTATTAACTGATTTACAGTCAGATCGTTTACCTTGGACTGAAGTTAAGCTTGATCTCATCATCAACAATCTAGAGTTAAATCTTGAAACCGAATTGTTTGATGAATGTCCTACGTTGAATCCTCGTGTAGACGAAGTAGGTCTTCAAGCTTACTCAAACTTTTCATCAATGATGGATGCTGAATTTCAAAGCTTTGGAATTCGACACAATATCAATGACATTTACTCTAACCCACAAATTTATGCGTTCTGGACGAAAACTTTAGAGTACCTGTATTCACTACAAAAGACATACTTCAAGCTTGACCCGTTGACCTATGTTCGAGAATCTTGGGGAGTTAAACATCTTACCGTGGATGAATACACTCTTAATCCACAGCTCGGACGTAAAGAAGCCCCACCCGACTTTACTTTACACGGTGAAGTTTTAGATGAATTAGCTCAATCATCTTGGGTTTCCGCTTCACTTGTTAATTTGCCTCCATTCCACCTTACTCCAGGGCAGTCATACATCATCACGTCTGTCGGTACTACAGACTGGACTCTGTGGGGAGCATACGCAAATGAAGTTGGTGTTCAATTTACAGTACCGCTAAATGCACAGATCGGTCCTGGATCTGGGACTGGAACCGCTTCGGTTCTTCCTCCCCTCTTCACTCGTACTTACTATTTCAAGTGCGCAAATCGTACCGACGGTATGTTCTATACTTACCTAGATGATGAAGATGCAGCTCGTGAATTGACAGAACCCCTGACAAACGGTTATCTACCGTACTACGGATATACACCATTCTCAGCTCCACCTCTAAAAGCTGATCCTGTATTCAGTGAAGCGATTGGAAACGACTTAACGTATCGTGACAAATATCTTGATGTCACGATAACTGCTACTCGTCGTGGCTTTTTCTGGGGAGATATATTCAAGATAACCGTGACTTCTGACGGTGTGATTTCCGTTGAGACTATTCCTCAACAATATTTCAAAGCAGAGGGATTCAATCAACTCTTTGTCCAATATGGAAGGATCTACGGTGAAGACGCATCGCTTTCGATCAACACAACTCTTCTAAAAGATTGGTCAGTAAAGTTAGGATATCGCTTCGGTGGAATGGTAAACACTGATACCTTAACAGTCAAAACTCAAGACACAATCGATTCGTCTGGTTATAACGTCTACTTGAAAGAAAATCTCTTTAACAGTAGCTCATGGATAAATGCGCTTCGAGTACAAGTTGTACAAAAGGGCGCTACAGAGATGCTAAACGGTGTTTCTGTACCGGTGATCGGATTCGGTGGATCTCCAGGGGAAGATTGGATCTTTAGGATAGATAACTACAATAAGAATCGTACTTCTCTATCTTGGTATAATTATGATCTAGTGGGAGATCAACATAAGTTCATCGCGCTAGATGGACTTGCTACTGATTACTATGAATGGGCCCGTTATACCAGCAAGACAACGATCTCAACTCTGAATGCTCCATTCTTGATCACTGGCATCCAGAATCTGATCAACTTCGTTTTCGGATACGCTGATAAACTAGAAGCTGACGGTTGGAGATTTAATGATCCCAATAACCCACGAATTGATCCAACAACCGGACTTCACGTTGGTTATCAGTCACTGGTAGAGTCATTTATCGTTCAACAGTTTTCTGGAGTTAATGCTGGATCGGTATTTGTCTTCAATCCATTTGGACAAAAAGTTTGGTTTGAAACTTCTCACGGTTTTGTGTCAAACGTTAATAACGTGCTGGGATTTGAGACCGAAACCGTCAACGCGATCCTTGATCAAAACGCAAAGCAAGTTTCAAAGAATGACATTCGTGTTTTCCGTCAAGATGACATTACAGAGATGGTTTTTGACACTCCCGTTTATACTCTGCATCTGTTGACGTCTGAATTTGAGCACGTCGTTCTTTTTGAAAATAAAGCTACTAACACATTGTTGATCTATGATCCTTTCTTGGGACAACGTGTTAGTCGAATTTTCATGAGTGGGCAGAAACAAGCCAATTTCTCCGGGCAAATCGACTTTGGTGGTCACTTTTTGCTTGGGAACGAGATGAAAAAGAACATCGAGAGTTCGGTGAATAGCATCATTAATCTCTATGACACTACCGTCAAAGACGTTGATTCTCAAATTCTTGATCGCTCAAGATCATTACTGGGATACCAAAAAAAGTCATACTTTGACGTAAGAGGAACTACAGATACGTCTCAGTTTAGATTTTGGCAAGGGATGATCGCCAATAAGGGTACTAACTTCTCCGTAGATGCTTTCATTAACTCGGCGTCTTATCACGACGCAATCTTGGACGAATACTGGGCTTACAAAGTAGCTGAATATGGAGATTCTCGTTCGATCATAAAGACAGAACTTTTGGTACAGCCAGAGGATTGTATAGGTGAGTATGCTAATTTCATCTTCTTAGAATCGGATGACATTTCTACTCAGTCTACTGATTCAGCAAACTTGTATGACAACGTTGTTTATGACTACAACGGTTTTAGTGCAAGCTCGCAGCTTGACGTTACCGGACTTATCCCAGTAAGCGCAACCGATGAAACACGTTGGTTCTCTTATTCTGATTTGAATACGTTATCATATCTTGAAGCTCAACCTATTGCGACGATGTTTTTACCGTCTGCAAATCAAATTGCAGTAGGTAGTTGCTTTGTCATAACGGATTCAAACGGTCGTCCTGTTAGAGCAGATAGATTTGAGATTATCAACTTCAACTCGACATCAGCGAGCACGATCATCTTCCGTGAAGCCGGTGATTATATCGTTGGTACAAATCCACCTGATTTTTCTTTACCAAGATTTGAACGATTGAATCAATCTGTGATCAAGATTCTTGATCTAGGTGGCGATCTTACTCAGGCTGTGAATTTGATACCAGGACTTGCGTATAACATCATCTCTCAAGGAACTTCAACTGACTTTACCTTGATCGGGGCTGCAAACAACAACGTTGGTACTTCATTTGTTGCTACAGGCCCAGGGTATGGTAACGGTGTTGCGACGATCAGTCCTATCGTTCTAGGCGTAACTGCTATAATTGTAGGGCAAACTTACACCATCACTACTCTTGGAAACACTGACTTTACACTAATCGGTGCAGCCGCCAACTTGGTCGGTGTAACGTTTACCGCGGTAAACGTTGGGGTAGGAACTGGTACGGTAACTGCAGTTTCGGCGTTAACTAGTGCAGGTTCATTCGTTATTGGTGTAACATACACCATCAACACTACAGGTGTATTAACTGACTTTACGCAAGTTGGTGCACCAAACAACAACGTTGGAACAGAGTTTATCGCGACCGCCGCTGGGACTGGTAGTGGAACCGCAGCGACGGTAGTAGTTACAGGGTCTCTACAAGTGGTTGCATATGGCCCGGCTTCAAGTTGGTACAGCCCAAACTTGCTTTATGATTATGTTAACAACGTTCTAGTTAAGAATGACATCATTTGGTGGGATCCGGGTAGGGGAATTCACCACCCACAAGCAGCAGCATCTATCTCTTATGACTTAGATTCCGATCCTGCAATCTATACCAGTTCTCTCCTAAGTGATGCAAAGGTATCAAACTTGAAACCCTGGGGATCTGCTCAGGTAGGTAAGATCTGGTGGAATACCGAGAACTTGCACTACAAACCATATTCTGATGATAAACAAGTTCCTCAGGTAAAAGATAGAATTGCCTCATGGGGAGCTTTATCTGACATGTCAAGCATCGAGATCTATGAGTGGGTTAAGTCACAAGTACCTCCGAGTTCTGCAGTTCTTGGACAAAGCATGAATGGCGAGCCTGCGATTACCAACACTTTGACTCGTACACGTACATGGTGGCAGCGTCCGGTAGCTTGGAGATATTCTTCAAATCCTGATATCACCCCAAGGGCGTTCTTGCAGTATCAACCATCTAGACTGCAGATTACCTACTTTAATGGTGTCGGTCAAGCAACCCTGAAGACGGGAAGCTTTGACACACTTGGAATCATGATTGGTACTAAGATCTCAGGTACAGAATATTCAAGTACTACTAAACTTGATAATGTCTTGTCAAAGATCTTTGGTCTTGCGATCGTTTCTTCAACGTCGACAACCGTAGTAGGAACCACTGGAGGGTACGCAGATGGCCCTGGATTCACGAACAATGCTACGTTCAGTAACTTCCAAGCGGTTCTTGATCAGAATGTTCTGAAGTACAGAACTACTTCTCTTGGTCAATATGCCCTGAGTACTTCTGCTGACTTGGCAACTGTTTCAGTGGGATCTCTCAACGTTGGAACTGACTATACAATCACTTCGATTGGACAAACGTCTCCAACGACAGCTGGATACCTTGTCATTGGAAAGACCTACGTTATCGTTTCGATAGGATCGACCACAAACTTTATGTTGGTTGGGGCTTCTGCAAACACACCCGGTGTAGAATTTGTGGCGACCGGAATAAGTAGCGGTGATGGTACTGCAATGCTTGTGACCAATAATGTAAATGCCACGGCTTTGATTCCGGGCTTCACTTACGTGATCACAAATACCGGTACGACAGATTTTACCGCTGTTGGGGCTTCTGCAAATACAAACGGAACGGTGTTCATTGCTACAGCTGCTACGACCGGATCTGGTACTTGTTCTACCGCAAATACCGACTTTACGACAGTAGGTGCTATCACCGTGTCACCGGGGTCATTTGTGTCTGGGCAGACGTATGTTATCAAGGCAGCTTCTACCGGTGGTACTTCAACGAACTTCACGTTGATTGGAGCACCAAATAACACTCCCGGAACAACGTTCACTGCTTCTTTCATCGGTGCCGATCCAACGACAGGCACAGGAAGAGCTTACAACGCTACGTTTACAGCTTCAAGTACATCTACCACTGGTACTGGAACAGCGCAGTACTCGGTCAATACATATCTTTCCTTGACCCATGTGAGCTCCGGTGAATCGCAGAAATTGAAAGTGATCAATTCTACTCGCTCCCAGGGCCAAACTCTTTCCTATAACTTTGACGCGTTGGGTGTCCAAGTAAGTGCGACACTGGGAGTAAACTTACCGCATGCTTCAACGATTGTCAGTGGACTTGTAAGCGGAAATGCTGACATCAATCTACGTAGTTCTGTGACAGTGAAAATCCCGATGATCTTTAATGATGGGACAACTACTTTTACAGAATTTTTCTCTAATACTGACACTCTATCTCAGCTTGGCTGGATAGCTTGGAATGATCCAACGACGAACCCGAATTTAGGTAATCCTCCACCTAAAAATCTTTATGAACCGCTGGTCGGAGATTGGGTTCAGGTGGGGTCAAATCTTCATGCGGTGTCTGATGATATTGTTCTTCGTATCTCAGATCCATGGACTTGGTTTGATGGCTTAGATTACACTCCATACAAATCTTCATGGACTGCCTGGACTAAGATGTCTCCTACGATTATTGAAGCATACAACCTGTAAATAGAACACTATGTCAGATCTTAACAACATTCTAACCAAGATAAACTCAACGATCGTAGCTCAGTCTGATTCCAGACTGTCGTTCTCATCACAATACGCATACAGTGTGACAGGCGCAATGAGCGGAACAACTACTCTCACGGGATATGTCGCGATTTACTCGATGACTAATGCTACATATCTGACTGATCTTGTTCCAATTTCAGGAGGTGCATGGAGTACATCTACCGCGATTGCTGGAATCAAGATCATTGAAAACTGTGCAAGCGGTACGTTGAATGCTGCTGGAACAATTTCTTGTACAACAAACATCGTTACGGGGGTTGGTACTTCATTCACAACACAAGCTGTGGTAGGTGGGTTGATCTACGTCAACGGTCAGCGTGGCTGGATTCAGTCAATTCAAAATAACAATCAGCTTACTCTTTGGTCAAACGTTACTACATCTTTTTCTGGAGTTGCTTATTCAATTCTAGGACCAACGATAGCTAGAACAATTTCAAATGGAACTCCTCCCTCACTTCCAGTAAGCTATGTAGTTCCATTTAACGATCCAGATTTTCAACAATCTGGTAGAGGAACGAAGAGCAATATAGAAGATGTTGGTTCTTACTTGTTAGTTTGTGCACGTAATCAAAATTTTACAACTGGTAATGCTGTAGTAGATGCTCTAACCTTGCTTTCAGGGTATGTAGATGCTAATTTGGGTACAATCGGTGCTTTGCCTATTACAGCTAACAGCTTTAATCTCTCAGTTGGAGATTTAAATTCAGTGCGAACTGGAGTTTCAGCTTGGGTTGGAACTGCTCTATGTGAGTACTATAAGTCTTCTGGATACATCCCTGCTCTCTCTTTAGCAGAGAAAATCGGTACTTATCTTCTGAGTGTTCAGGTATCACGGTTTTCAGTAAATGATCGTCGTTCTGGACTGATTGTAACTGGTCAAGATGCCGGGATTCTCTCGATTCAGGCATCAACAGAATCTAACGTTAACGCTTACTTCTTTTTCAAGGATCTTTACAGCCTAACTCTAAACATCACACACCGACAGGCTTATTTTGACATACAGTGGGGCTTGTTGAACCATCTCTATGATGGTACTCTCGGTAGATTTTTGTACGGTACCTCGTCTACTACTGGAGATTACGCAGAGTCCATAAGCTTATATGCAGAGGGTGGCATATTCTTGCTTGACTCAAATGAGGTTGATAAGTCAGTAGCCATCGCGACTAGAATGATGTCTAAATTCTATGTAACAGGCAAAACGATCGTCTTTGAAAATAATTACCCATCTAAGTACAATCAAACATACTCGAACACAGCAGCTGCTAACGGATTGAGAGAAACAGCTCTTACAACAGATGGAGATACTACCAGCAGTTACATAAATCCTCCTGATTCAATTTCGGTTTACGGGACGCAGGAAGCTCTGTTGATGCTTTCTAGATTAAACAATCCAGCGTTTATCTCCCAACAATCAGATCTATCGGCTGGTCAGGAAATCATTTATAACACCATCGGTGACGGATCGATCGTCGGATATACTAGCTCTAGCCGTCTATCTCCGTACGAGTTCCAAGTGTGGCCGTCTTTGACAGCTTTGTGTTGGTGGTGGCTAAGAGCTTCTGCTTCAAGCTTACTTTACCCAACCACTACTGCGCTTCCACAATTCAGTTCTCTATTTGCGTTCCCTGGGTTTACCCAGGCTCAAGTTCAAACTCAGGGAGTTGTTTACTTGAATGAAACGCGCTTGAAATCATCTCAGTGGTCTGTTACGATGTCTGGTAATACACCGACCGTCATCGTCGATCCTACATTAATCAAGCAGGGGGACTTGATTAGAGCTGTTGTGAACCCTTATGTACCAACGATTAATGATTATGCGTTTGATCCGACGATAAGTGACACTAATCCTCTGTTGTTGAATCAATATAAGCAAGATATTCCGTATGTCACTGAAGTTCTAAGAGATTCAAATGACAATTTGTCTATCACAAATTACTACTATTGGGCAAAAAATAAGACAACTATCGGTTTAGCTGGACAGCTTTCAACGGTCGACATTACTAACTTGATGACAGAAAACTCTGACATCTATGCGATCCCACTACAACTCAAGCCGTACAATCAGACCGACGGACGTCCTAATCGTTATTCTCGGCTGACTATTAAGAGTTTGAATCGTGAAGTAAATGCTGTCAACCACTACAAGCTTCGATTGAACAAAAACCAAACTATGCGAGACCGTGATGAGAACAGCAACTTAAAACCGGTCTTCACCGAGTGGAAGCTGCTTCGTCGAGGACAGCTTGATCTAATTCCCCTTGACTTGTGGAATGTATTGGTAGATACATTAGCTGCGAGCACTCAATTAAATCTACCGCTCCCATACACTTCACTACAGCTATATGACAAGAAGAATAAAACTTCAGTTAGCTATGGATTGAATACAGGACAGGTAATGACAGATGCAGACATCGCGATCGCTACCGTGAAGCATACGATTCTAAATACTCAAGTCAATAAATATGTCAACGGTTCATTCATACCTGATTACATTTCGTATACGCCATCTCCTGTGAATGAGATGTACGGATCTTCTGGAATGTTTGACATTGCAATGCTTGATACATATTTTAGCACGACTGATAACATCAGACAACTTATGTCTGACTTGTGGCGTTTTGCAAAACCTGCACAGGTTAATGAGATTTTCTTCAATGTGTTGCAAGATATGGCTGCAAAGAGCCTGGAAATGGATTCTTTCTTTAAGACTTCATTCGTATCTCTGAACGAGATCAAAGCAGTTACTGCTACAAATCAGACTTTGGATGTAGCTACAAGCGCTGCAACTACAACCGGTGCAACACTTTGGGATTTTGTACCTACGCCAAATTGGGATAATCCACCACCGCCGACTAACTGGATAAACTAAGGACAACATGGCTTCTAACATCGATCCAACAAGACCAACGCATGTCAACCCTCAAACTGAGGACGTGCGTCTTAATTTTCAGCATGCTCATGATGAAATCAATGTTCTTCAAGAACAAGTAGCTGGAATTTTGATAGGTCCTACTGGCCCCACTGGTCCCACTGGTCCTACTGGCCCCACTGGACCTACTGGCCCCACTGGTCCTACCGGTCCTACTGGCCCCACTGGTCCCACTGGTCCTACTGGCCCTTCAGTGACAGGTCCTATCGGTCCTACCGGGTCAAATAGTGTCTTAACTGAAGTTGCTGGATTGGAAGATCTCCCAGTTCCGGGTACTCTTCCGAACTTCAATGAATATCTAGTCGGTCCTAGAGCTGGTACAAACGATTCTGTACTCGTTGTCAAGGGGTCTAGTGCGGCTTGGGAATTTCCTCAGTATGTGGCAGAGATTCAATTTAACGGATCCTCGGTCGGTACTGCAACAGCAGGCGGAACTATCAATACTGTAGTAAGCACTTCTTCAGATTTTACTTCTCTTACTGATACTGCTAATCCGGTAGGAGTCGGAACACACATCATCCAATTCTTAACTGGTGCTCTTGCAGGTCTTCCTCGATTTGTGACTAGCGTAGTCGGTTCGACGGTAACAGCAGAAACCCCTTGGGCTTCTGCGCCTTCGGTAGGTGACACTTTCAAGATTTACAAGAGAGATCTTGTGCTCATGAATTCGTTGGAGCAATTTAGCTTTTCTAAGACGCTGAAACAAAACACAGGTATCAATTATCTGGCCCGTCTAGTTAGAGCTGGTACTAGAGCAGTTCGTGAATATAGTGACATCACAGACGGTGGAACTGCCGGATTGACTCCAGGGACGATCTCTGAGGCGGCAACTACGTTCAATGCCCAGTTTACGTTGTCTCCTACACCTACAAACGTCTTATCATGTACAACAACCGTTGGATCAGACATCATTCTCACTGCTAATACTTCATCGGTATCTATCGGAGATAACATAGCAGGGGTGGGTATCCCTGTAAATTCATGGGTAATTGCTATCAATGCTGGAGTAAGCTTTACTATCAACAATTTAGCATCTGCTAACGGTACTGTAACTCTTACAAGTACTCGTTATTGGGTTCGCGATCGTTCTAATGCAGGTGATCACTCTTATCTTCGTAGAATCAATGAAAGCTACGAAGAAGAAATTTGGTTTTCTGACAACACCGTCGCTGCCACTGGTGTTTTGTGGCAGCTACGCAGCCGCATCCAATTGATTACAGGTCAGAATCACCTGTATGGTATCTTGACTGTTACACAAGACCCATCTACTCAATTTGAACTCGCGACCAAGGGATACGTAGATGCTACAGCCCAGGGATTAAACATCAAAGATCCGGTGCACTGTGCAGCAAACGGAGTCAATGTTGTTTTGTCTGGTGTTCAAACTATCGACGGATTCTTGGGTACTGCTGGGGTAACCCGTGTACTGCTTGCATATCAAGCAGTACCTTCTGAGAACGGAATTTGGATCATGCAGACAGGTGCATGGACCCGCTCTACCGATACAAACAACCCTGGAGTGAATTCTGCACCAACCGCAACGAACATGATTCGAGGATATACTTTTGTCGCAAACGGTAATAACACGACCGGTACTTCGTGGGTCATGACTACTAACCCATATACTCTTGATACTACTGCGCTGGTATGGACTCAGTTCTTTGCAGCGGGATCAATTACCGCGTCACAGGGGCTGCAGAAGATCGGGTCTGATATTCAAACTAAACTCAACCCTTCTGATTTGCGTGTCAACGGAACTACTGGCGATCTTGAAATTCAACCCGCAATTACCGGACACACGTACGACGGACTTACTCTTACTTCTAATGCAGTAGGATTTAGCATCTCCGGTGGTTCAACTGCAAAAAATTTAGTTCTCAACAACAGTCTAAGTTTTTCTGGAACCGATGGTTCTACTTTGAACATTGGGGGTGGTGGTACCTTAGGAACAGCCGCGTACATAAATTTCGTAAACGCAGGTCGAGGTGTTGTAGATTTTAATACATCGACTAGACCAACTGGAGTTTACGCAGTTGAAGGTGCAGGAAGTAACGGACCGGGCCTGGCATACCCTAACTTAATTCACTGCATGAATTCTAACGACTTAGCTTTCCAGATTGCTGGTGGTTACACTACCGATAAAATGTACTTTAGAGGTGGCTATAATCTTACGACGACACCCGGATGGACCACGTGGAGAGAAATCATTCACTCTGGCAACATCTCAAGTCAGTCAGTATACTCATCTACCCTGGTTAATAGCGTATTAGATGGTGGAATCGTTAATAACCAATCGGGTGCATCTGGATGGATCGGTAGAATCATATCAAAGAATGTTGCATCCGATTCTTCTGTCGCGATAGGAACTTGCAACGGCCTACCTTCCATAGCATCACACAACTATGCTCTTACTGCCTGGAAAGATCTGTATGTTAATACAGTTGATGGTTCAGGTGGAGGAACGATACGGATGCCTGGCGGGATCGTCATTACACCTGGCACGATCAATGCTACAAGTTTCGTAGGAACTGCTTCGAATGCTACTACGTTTATTGGGAACTGGACCAATTGGGTATCATATCGCTCTCAAGCGGTTGCGAACATGCTGGGTTGGAAGGCATACGGCAACAATCATGTGATCTTTGACGCCTCCGCAGGCTCGTCCCCCACCGGCTCGGCGGTGAACAACACCAACGCCCAAATTCCGTGGGCTGGATCTTATCCGACGTTAATGGGTTGGAACGGGGTAAACACCTTTGGTGTCAGAGTAGACAGCGCGAGGGTGGCGGACAACGGCATCTCCAAGTTCATATCCACGATACTGACGGTTCCGACCGCGGTCGCACAGGCACAATCTGTAGCTCATGGACTTGGTGCAGTTCCAGCGTTAGTAAGATTAGTAGCTGTATGTAAAGTCGCTGGATATGGATATGCCGTTGGAGATGAGGCTGAAGTTCTATGTGGTGCGTATGACAATGGCAACGTTCAGCTCAAACCGTGGGCAAGTGCAACCTACGTCGGTTGGAGTTCAGGCTCAAATATGATGATAATAAATCGAAGCTTAGCCCAAGGTAATGCGCTGAATATAATTAACCTCGGCGTGTACTTCGGTCTAAGGGTATATGCTTACTTATAAATGGAAATATGATGAAAACTGAACTCTTAAATCTTGGATATGCCCCCGTCCCTCATAAGTTAAGCAATGAGACAATCTGTGTGGGAGTGGTACTCCCACTTTCAAGGCATCCGGACATCGTGTCTACATTGATTTCCTCTATTTCACCCAAAAAAATCGATAGTAATCACCAAACTTTGGAACTTGGTAAAGATCTGCTGCTCTTTTGGCCTAACATTGCTTACTAAGCCCGATGAATATAAATGATGCCCTCACCCAAGCGTTGATCGATTACATCAACGATGTCAAGCCGTTTCACACTAAGTTTCGTGAAACAGCTTCACAGATCTTTTTTGAAGATCAGTTTAATGTAAATGTGAGTGAAAACTATATCGTTGAGTCACACTTCAAGAATTCTTGGGGACGAGACGATCTCGGAGGTTTTGGTCTACAGAAGCTCTCAGAAGGAGATCTTGATGATGCCACATACACTCTTCCAGCAACGGTCTTCTCAAATTTTAGTCTCAATGACGGGATAAACGTAGGTCAGACTCCTGTAGGTAACGATCCAGCTACACTCAACGCAGACGGTAGTGGGTTTCCGTTTATTGATTCTGGTGATGGAATTCCAGATTCGGAAACTCCCTGGGAAGTTACTGCTGGAAGCTTCATAGTCGGTAACTCATATACGATCGTTTCTATCGGATCTACTGATTTTTCTCTCATCGGCGCAACAGTAGTCACTGCTGGATCTCTCAGCTATGGCAGATCATACATGATTCTTGCTGCGAATACAACGGATTTTACGCTTGTTGGATCGGATTCTAATACAGCTGGTACAATCTTCCAGGCAACCGGGCATGGAGTAGGTACTGGAACCGTCTATGAATTAAGATTCACGGCAACCGGCCCTGGAACGGGAACTGGTAAAGCTGCGCTGAATACTTTTTCCCATCAAATGGGAAGCAACCAGATTCCAGTTGAAGCAAAAATTTTATCAGTGGTCTACGGTAACACATCCTTTTCAATTACATTTGACGCAAGTTACGAAGCCACCTATGGTTTCGACCCAAATCTGATCAGAGTTACCGTCAATGATCAAGAATATGACGTTGCAGATACAGCGTTCTTTGTTAAAACGAGCACTCCCGTACCAGGGTACACAAATGCAGCTACGATCACTATGACGATTCCCGGTGGATTGATCGCCCCAGCAAATCGTGTAACGGTGACATACTTGAGTACAGGGCGGTTCTTAGTGCCGTTTCACCAAGGATCCCGCGTTCGAGTTGACGGAAGCTTACAACAATTGGGTGTTCATTACGTAATTGATAAAACCAGAACATTCATTCAATTTCTACCAAACCGTCATCCTCGACTCTCACATCATGTAGACATAAATCTTATGAAGTCTGATAAGTTGTTCATCTGTAAGCATGATCCGTTTGCCTACAGGGGATTTCAAGATACGTTCATAGTAACATCCGTTTCAACTCCAGGTTTTGTTAGTGCAGGTTCACTTGTTATAGGTTTGGGATATACGATCATGACGGTTGGAACTACTGACTTTACCCAAATTGGAGCGGCATCGAATACCGTTGGATTGACTTTTACTGCTACCGGAATAGGTGCAGGGACTGGTGCTGCTGCTCCTGCTTCTATGACAAATTTGAGAATGTCTACCAAAGAGATTCTTGCTGGTTTTTCTTACATCATCATCTCGGCTGACACTGCTGACTTGACGATGATCGGAGCTAACGATAATCTACCAGGAACATCTTTTACTGCATCTGCAAATGGAAACATTCTTGTTGGATCTGGCTCGGTAGTCCCTAGTGTCACCTGTAGTGTTCAGTTCAATAACGCAGACCCTCTCACTCACAAGGCTCAACTAACGAACGTCATCACGACAGCATCTGCTGGAACTGTATGGACCTTAACAGCCATCGGTCCGTGGACTTTTCAAGTACAGAAAACTTCTCCCCTAAGCTCAACCACGACCAAAGCTTACTTCAAAGTACCGTATGGTGATGGAGAGCTGTCTTTTACGTTAGATCGAACCTGGGTAAACTATTACGTTAGTGATAATGTAGCTTATGTCTCCTACGACATTCAACAAGATGTGAATAGCTACTACACATATGATGAGTCACTGCTCGGCACTGGGGATGGATACGGAGCAGAAGAATTCTTCCCAAATCTTGACTCTGTTACCGAACATGGAGTTGTGTCTGATCCAGTTCCACCGATACACTCACCGGTTCGATTCAATCAGTTTGGGATCGTTAGTAAAACTTCTGACGGAAGTTACAAGTTCATATTTGACACGATTCCTCCTCGTTATACATACGTAGAATTCAAAGTAGAAAAGGCTGATCAATACAACCCATCGGTTAGAACTGCTATCACTGAAGATGTGAAGCTCTACGTGACCTATGATTCTATCACTGAAGGTGGAATCGTGGCCGGAAATACTTACGTTATCAACTCTGTCGGGTTCTCTGATTTTACGGCAATCGGCGCCCCATCAAACACGGTAGGAGTGATGTTTTTGGCTTTATTAGATGGAAACCCATTTGGGTCAGGAACTGTTTCGAGAATAGAAACAGTTCCTCTTACTCCTTAAAATTGAGAACCATCTACATAAATAGAAATATGAAAGGTACAAGATGAGAGAAAAATTTGAAATTGAAGTTGAGGGACGAGTACAGATCTTTGATCATGAAACAAGAGAACTTTTGCGTGATACTAAGAACGCTGTTCATCCACAGAATATGGCGATGATGATCGCGAAAGCTATCTCTCGCGATACTGCAACATCCCCAGGCATTCTTCAGTTGTGCTTTGGAAATGGTGGAACTTTCTTTAACTCAAGCAATCAAATAGTGTTTCGCCCGCCAAATACCGTTGGTGTGTCTGCTCTATACAATCAAACTTACTCTGTTCAAGTTGATGATCAGGTTACCGGCACCCCGTCAACTAATTCTGTCATTTATTCAGCTTCTCCTAGTCCAGCTATCACTTCAATCGTGACCGTAACGGCTCAATTGAATGCTAATGAGCCGGCTGGACAGGCAGTAACTGACAACGTCACTACAAATCCTAACTCTCTGTTTACATTTGATGAGATTGGATTAAAAGCTGCAGATGGTTCTTTGTTGACGCACTTAGTGTTTTCACCATTTGAAAAAACTGCTAACCGCGCTTTTCTCATCATCTATACCTTGACGATCAGCGTTTCTTAAATTTTGGGATGAAATAAATGGATGAATTTTCAACAACCGACATCGTACTAGCAGCCTATCTAAAAGTGCAAGGCTACAAGCTGATAGAAATTCTTAAGAATGGAAACAAGGGAACTTTTGTGTTTGCTGGTGTTCACGAGGAGATCGTCAATGAATATGATCTTGGACAAGCCAGAGTTGAACCTAAAGCTCTCAACTACGAGATAAAATCTTTGACGACTGCAGCTCGTAGATAAGGAAACCTGATGACCTACATTTTGACATGGAGTGATTCTTCACTGAAGCCAACCCCGATCACGTTAGCAAACAACGTGATCAGTTCAAACGCGCTTTCTATCACGTTAACAGGAAAGGGAGCTGTTAACTGGGGATTTCCTCTTCAAGAAGATTTGATGCACATGTTAGAAAACTTTGCATCAAACGGCACTGCACCACAGTATGCAACTCTCGGTCAGCTGTGGTATAATGCTGCAACAAAGCATCTAAACATCAACACAGCTGTTGGTTGGGCCGAGCTTGCATATCGTCGCGTTGATTCTTCTTCTCCCCCATCTCCCCCGTCTTATTCTGGAGATACGTGGTTTGACACTACAAATCACTTCTTTAACGTATATGATTCAGCTGGAGCTGGTTCTTGGAATCGCTTGGCCTTTACTACTCAAGTTCAAGGAAACTATTCAGTAGAACAACCTGGAAGCATAGCGAATGCTTACATCGTTGTGCTAAACCCAACGATCGCTTCATATGCCAATAACTTTACCGGATCGTTCAAGGTAAGTCACGCAAATACCGGTGCATGTACTATCAATGTTGGAGGTGGAGCTGTTCCACTAAGAAACCCCAATGGAGGAGCGTTAGTTAACGGTGATCTTCTAGCTGGACAGATAGTTTCTTATGTTTATGTGCTCAATGACAATGCAGCCTACGTCGTTTCGGTTACTCAAAGTCAAACTGATACCCGATATGCAAAGTTGGCTGGTCTCAGCACTCAAACTTTCAACGTTGCTACAGCAACGGTTGGAACCCACGCGATCAATCTTACTCAGGCAAATTCTCTTTATGCTCCGATCATCGCTAACAGCAATTTAGTTCCTGTTGGAACTGTGATCGATTTTGCCGGGCCTAATGCACCAGATACAACTTATCTTGTGTGCCCTGCTTCTGCTGGGTCTGTTTCACCCCCTCAGTTGTTACAAATCTCTCAATATCCAGATTTATTTGCGGCGTTAGGGTACACTTATGGTGGTGTCGCTGGACAAACTTTTGGAATTCCTTGGTTTCCGACTGGTTTTCCATCTATCGCTGCAAACGCTGGTGGAGGCGCACCTGTAGGATCATCTTCTCACGGAATGCTGATGGAACACCACCACACTTACGGTTGGAGAGCATCTTTAGCAGCCCAATCTGGATCATCAACTCCATGTTGGGTCGGTGATTCTACACAAAATACTTCAGGATACATTGATGCACACGGCCGAGTGGGTACTAGTCAAGTTGACAATATGCCGGCAGGCATGTATATGTTGAAGTGTATTAAAGCAAAGAAAGTGTAAAGGAAGATAATGGCTGACTATATCTTACGGTGGTCAAGTACTCAAATAGTTACAGGCTTGTTTGATCCAGGTACCCAATACATCATTACGACTTCTGGCAATACCGATTTCACTTCTTTTGGGTCTGTGAACAACAATGTTGGCACTACCTTCATAGCAAACAACAATACGATCACTCCAACGTCATTGATCATTGGAAAAGCTTATAAGATCTTGACGTTGGGTTCTACCGTTTTTTCTACTGTGGGTGCACTGCTTACTAATGCTGGTAACTTCATTAGTGGAAATACGTACATCATCTCTACCGTCGGTACTACAAATTTTACATTGATCGGGGCCTCCAGCAATACTGTTGGAACTATCTTTACTGCATCCTTCGTTGGAACTGACCCTACTGCTGGGACTACAGGATCTGCGTTTGGCCAACAATTTGTTGCTTCTGCGGTTGGAACTGGAACTGGTACCGTAACTGGAAATTGTGGTTCTGGAACTGCAACCACAGCATTTAAACCTTCACTTACAGTTTCTGAAACTGCGATAGATTCAACTTCGACATCTTTATCTCTTTCAGGGCGTGGATCTGTAGATTGGGGTAGATTGATCCAGGAAAACATGCTGCGGGTAACGGAAAATTTTGCTGATAAGATAGAACCGCTAGCACCAACAATCGGACAGACTTGGTACAACTCTCTCGGCGGCAACTTGAATCTATATTCACAGAATTCTGTTGCTGCTGGATCTTTCGTGATAGGTCAAACATACACGATTTCTAGTGTCGGAACTACTGATTTTACTCTAATCGGTGCTGTAGGTAATAGCATTGGGATGACTTTTGTTGCAACTGGTGTAGGATCTGGAACAGGTACTGCGATGTCTTCTTCACCGACTTGGAAGGAAGTTCCAACGGTGAATCATGCGAGCCTGGTCGCTGCTTTGATGTTTCCAAAGCCGGAGTGGCCGGTGTTCCCTTGCTACGAGGTAGGAGCAGAAACGACAAGGATAGTTAATGGAAGTACGATTGAAACATTCGTATTCAATGGCGTGAATTTGTCCTATGGTGAGATGACCGATACGAGATGTACTAGCGTTGGTGCTCTAGCTGCTACAGATGATGCTGATGCAAGATTTGGATATGTTTTCAAAGTGGGAAGTATCTATTATCAGACATACCAACGTGCCGCGGATGGCCAAATAGGGTTGAAGAAGAGCATAAACAAGCTCAACTGGACAGTAATAAATGGTGGTAATCCCGTACTATCTGGTGGTGCGATTGGATCAATTTATTACCATACGTGGAATACAGGCGTCTATGTCTCTGGTGATACGTGGCATTTGTGGGTTGAATGTGGAGCTGCTGGAGACCAATCTGACGTTGGGATTGCTTATTCGTATGGAACGTTTTCCGGGGATGTAATCAATTTTGATACCCACAGAACGGCATCGCATGTTATAAGAGGAGGTGGTCAGCCTAATCCTGTACTTATTGATAACTACTTAGTTATGCTGCATGGCTCTATCAACGTCCAAGACCGTACGTTATGGGAGATTCGCGCAGCAACTGTACTTGTTACTTCAAATTGGGCATTACCAGAAAGCTATACAGAGTCGCCATATTTCCAGGTCAAATATCAAGGTATGCATACAGCTGATCCGGACTTTGTGGATTTCGGCACCACGAAATCACACAGATTGGGAATCGGTTTCATGTACAACCAAAATAGGTCAGACCTCCTTTACCTTGATATGACGCCTGCTCAGTTCTTGGATGCCTTGTTAAATGGTTACCGAGGAGGGTTTGGTAGATACCCAAAGTTCAGCGAAACACTTTCGCTCGCATGTGGAAGCGGCAGTGTAACGATGAATACTGGATTTAGTTACTTCTATTGGCAGATCGTAGGCAACGTTCTGGAGTTCCAATTCTCGTTCGTTGTAGGAACTACAAGCATTCCTGGAGGCAGACTTAGTGTAACCCTACCTTTTTCAATTTTCCCGACAAAGCCAATGAGCGGAGTTTGCCATGCCTACAACATAGTCGGAGTTCTTGGAGTTTACGAATACGAAATATCAGGGTCAACGATGTACATAGACCGATTTGAGGCAGGTGTACAGAATCTAGACGCAGCTGCTCAACTCGTTCCTGATTCTACGTTGAAGGGTTTCGGAATAATAATCTTCTGACGAGGTCATGGACAGGTAGTGTATCTGGCATATTATGTTCAGTTGGCCGGCATTGGCGGTATTTAATCTTTTGTAAAGGGTAACTATGTTTGATCAAATTTCACTTATCTTTGCAGACATGACAGCTACAATGGCGGGAAAGGTATTCTCTCTACTGTTGATCGCTGTCGTGCTAATTCTTTTTCTGTTGGCTCATAGAGATCCAAGTAGTAAGATTGACTTGAGCGATCTGTTCGTAGATCAATCTGGAAAAATTGGCGGAAGTCAGATGAGATTGAATCTTGCATTCGCTCTCAGCTCTTGGGTCATCATCTTCTCGACTCTGAACGGCAACCTTTCCGAGTGGTTGTTCTCTGCTTACATTGCAGCTTTCGTGTATGATCGCATCGCATCACGGAAATCTAGCGGAACGAAGCCCTCAGTAGATGAATCTCAGTAAGATCTTACTAGTTAAAAGAACTACTACTTAAAGAAAAAGGGAGATGAATTTCATCTCCCTTGCTATTTGCGCTCAAGTTATTGGGAACATCAAACGATGTCTGAAAACCACGTCCTAAAGTCGCCCTTGAACTTTTCAGGATCATACAACCAGAATCCTTCACCACAGATGTGGAATCTTACGCATTGAAGTTCTCCAACGAGAATCGGAGTAGTGAGAGAGATGAAACGTTCACATGAAGGATATACGATTAACGTCCCCTTCTGTGGTTGGAAACCAAAGTTGTAGACTGGAAATTCTAACTTCCCACCGAGAACTTGAGTTTGTATGTTGAACGGTGGAGATTCTTGATAATCTTTCAGCCAAAGAATACCAGTAAGATCACGATCTTTAACACGCAGCCACTTCTTCCTCTTGAATACTGCATTTTCACAGTGAGGTTCTTCTGCATTTTGGTTAGAGACTGGAAATTGTTGGAACACTAGGTGCTCAGTACCTCGATACTTTACCCCAAAGTGTTCTTCAATTTCTGGGATTAGATGTTGAAACTTGTCAAAGATTTCAAGTTCGGCTTCTTCATGAAACCGATTGACAGGTTGAAGAACCCCCTCGTCATTCTTTAAGAGCTCAACTCTGACTGTCTGTGCAAGTTGATCACAATCTGTTGAGCTAAGAAAATTCTGGTAAACTAAAAATGGGGATTTGATTGTCATATAGTGTTTAGTGTTAAGTTAATGCAACTGCATCTATTTACTCTTCTTCCTCATACTCTTCGACATCACTTTCCGGAGCATCGTGCTGAACTTTGTCATCGTCGGTATGAACGATAACTGGAAGACCTAGAGCTTGGAGAGCATTGCGACCGATGAGTACTTCATACTTCATGTTAGAGCGATCGTTGAGCGTAAACTCAATTTGATTGAGGCGAGTGTTACGCATGACAAGATCGAGACGAACGACTGGACGACGTGGAGCTTCACCGTTCACCGTCATCGCGTTTCGGATCTTCACTGTCTTAAAGACAGGTACTTGGTATGTCACGTCACCACGAGTAAAGCGGACAGTGTTCTCGAGCATCTCAACGTGGTCGACGTGTAAGGAGCAGAACTTTGCACCGGTGTCGATGCGAGCTTCCACGTCACTGGTAATGCGATTGATTGCGACGATCTCGGTCTCGCCGATTGTGTCTTGAGTAGGTGCAGGAACTTGAGGAGGAGCTTCGTCCTTAACCTGATCTTCGACGTCTTCCGGTGGAACTTCAGCTGATTCAGTACCCATAATGTACTCAATGACGGTCTTCGGGAGATTCTTGTCAGGCCAATTCTTCTGAATTGCTTCAAGACCAGGAGAACCGTTGACTTCCAAGACGATGATCTTTTTATCTTCCGTGATCAGGTAGTCGATCGCACAGAAGTTACAGCCAAAGAGCTCTACGATCTGTCGAGCCACGTTCAGCTCATCGTCTGATGGTTTGTAGATCTCAGTTTCAGAGCCTAGGTGAGAGTTGGTGCGAAACTCGTCTTTCTCTTTCGGTTGACCACGAAGGTTTGCTGCGAGCATCTCGGTACCGATCATGATGATTCGTGCTGAACGCTCATGTTTGCAGAACTCTTGCAGCATGAAGTCAAGGCCTTCCTTGGCAAGCAACTGACAAACAGAGACGAGAGATGATCGGCTGTCTACCTTCATGACCCCGATGCCGTGAGTACCTCGTAGTGTCTTGATGACGAACGGGTACTTAATCTTCTTTTCTTCTTCAAGCTTAGCAACGACAGTCTCGATCTCGTCAAGACCTTGAATCATCACGCTGTAGGGTGACTTGATTCCTGCCGAGTTCAGAACGATCTGAGTCATCAGCTTATCATTGCACAGCTCCATTGACTCTGGAGAGTTCAACAATTTTGCGCCCTGTTTTTCGAGACGCTTCAAGATGCCGATCTTTACTAGCATGTTGTACTCGTTCAATCGAGGAATGACAGCTGTCTCGGTGTCAACCTTGACTTCGGTAAGAGTACCCTTTTCAACGTCTACGGAATAGACTGCGCTCTTCAGCTTGAAGTTTTCAGGTGAGTCACCTTCAAGTTCTTCACAGAGAACGGTCTTAGAGATGTCGAGGATCTCTGCTTTGAGACCTAGTTTCTCTGCTTCTTTTTGAAGTTCTACTGGTACAAAGTTAGAAGGTTCTGCTGTTACAAGCAGCACTTTTTTGATGGTCATCACGTATCCTATTCGTAATCAAATTCACCGTTGAAAACGATGACTACTTCTACACCTTTAACGGGGTGATCAAGCTCAACAACATAGTATCGACGTTCGCTATGTGCTTCTTTACTAAAGACGATCTTTCCAATTTGACCAGTAAAATCACCTTCTTGAATCTTAATTTTCTTACTGTAACCTTCGTCTAGGAATTTCTTAAAGCTCATAATGACCCTCGTTTGTGTAAATTTATGTAAGCTGTACGCTTTATCAAAAGTGCCGGGAAATCTATCCACACTTCATGGTCTCCGGTACCGCGTGAGAATGATTCAATGCGAACAGAGTGGAATCCGTTGGCTTCAGGCTCAAGTTTCTCAGCCAGATATCTTTCAGTTGAAGAGATGTGACGAGACAGCAGATCTTTGATGATCTTGGCATCTTCATTTGAGATACTCTCACCGATCGAGAGGTTCTTCTCAAGCTTATGACGATCTTCACCGATGATCTTGTCGATCTGCTTCAAAGCTGTCCTGAACTCACCGAAGGTTTTCGGCTTATACTTCTTGATCTTCGTATCGGTCAACTGAGCAAAACTGTTCTGGACGGTGTCTAGCCAGTCAGTGAAAGTCTTATTATCAACCCGATCAAATCCGAGATTCTTGTGAAGGCCCTTGAAGCTGCGGTAGAATGAAGCACCCGGAGCTACACCTACTCGTGTTCCGTCAAGAGGGATCAGAACGTAGACATCATCTCCACCAAAGGTGCGATCAAAGTTAGTATAAGCCTTGATGAAACGAGAGCGACTAGGCATCCGGTTCCAAGACGGCATCTCCTTGATGAGCTTGTCAACCCAGAACTTAGAGCGTTCTTCCTTGGCTGCCGGGGTGACCAACATCATATCTGGACCGGTGTCTTGCCTGAAGAAGGGAGTGTGTTGCGCGATCAAGTGCGCATTCTTCGCCTTCTCTCTCAGCAGCTCTAGGAACTTACCTTCTGTAAGTTCACGGCGATGCTCTGCATCTGTAGGATCACCCTCGTTGAGGAAATGTTTGAAGTTTAAGTTCATCTACCTATTTACAGCTTTGCGTAAAATTGGGTGACACGATTGAAAAGCTGTTCAACTAGATCTTCGGTGATAGTTTTCTTGAAAACAAGCGGCAGTTTGTTCTCGACTCCCATGAGAATGACCATCTTTTCAATGTTAGTACCAAACATCTCATTGTGCATGATCGCGTAAGCTGCACATTGTACCCAATAGTCACCTATCTCATCAGCTGACTTGATCCTACTAGAAGTCTTGTAGTCAACAATCGCGATCTCTCCTTGATACTCGGCGATCAAGTCACAACGCCCTGCAACCCCCAGGGTATCAGAGTACAGAACGACTTCTTGACCGAATACTTTGTTGACCTTGTTAACTTCTAATCGAAGACTTTTAAACAGACGAGTGTGTGCTTCTGGAAAAGATTCTAGCTGAGGATCTTCATTGCGGAGATAGCGCTCCAACATTAAGTGAGTGTTGGTACCACGATCACATGCATCTTTTGAGATCTGGTCAGCTTTCTTGTTACCAACCCGAGCTCTCCAGTTTGCTAGAACATCTCTCTTCTCAGACTCAAGAGTGTTACCCAGAACAGTCGTGATGCTGGGGAACATCTTTTCATCCGAGATGCAGTAGACTCTACCGACACCTTGTAGGTTGGTAGTCTCGCAATCGAGATACTGAAAGGTGTCGAGAGCTAATTCAGTCATTTAGAACTTAACAGGTGAGATGACTGAATAGATTCCATCATAATTGCAAGCAATGACGTTCACACCATTGATAGACATCAAATAGTTAGGAAACCAGTCTCCGCTTTCCACTTTCTTTGCGCCTTTTTTATTTGCTTTGAATAAAGATTCAACCTTTGGATCGTGCTCAGACGTAATCATGAATGTATCTTTCAGATCCTTACCAAGATGATTTTTCACAGCTTTCTTACTAGCTTCAATATCATCTTCTGCATCGTCACCAAAAGCAGCTTTATTGGTCTTAAACCAGCCATTTAGTTTTTCTTCAATGGCTTCCTTAATGTCATCTTCCTTGCTCAGATCATGCTTACTAGTACGATCTGGGACAGCAGCTGCCATCAGAGCTTCAACGTCCTTCGAAGACATCATGAAACCGTCATCTTGACCAACAGCTTTCACCAACACGGTAGACCCGCGAGGAGAGAAGACGAACTTCTTTGCTGGTGACTCGGTGTGGTCACGAACGACTGTGACATTACGATTATTAAGACCTTTGACTAGCTTCTCGGATTCTTCATCGTCTAGCTCCATCGTGATCTGCTTGCTTGTAATGCTTAAACGCCCATCTTCAGACTTGAATGCCCAGTCAATCTTTTCTTCGGTGATGTTGATCTTCATGTTTTCACTAACTCCTGATAGTTCATTGATTCTCTTTTCAAACTTAGCTTTTACTTCTGAATAGCTTGTACTAGGAGAATCTTTTGCCAGGAGCTCCCACTTTTCTATCGGCTGTCCTTTCTTAGCCAAGTAGAATCCGTCTCCTCGATTCCACTCAATGGAGAAATCTCCTTTGACAGCCTTAGTCTGCCATGCTTCATTCAGATTTACGTCTTCCTTGATTCCCTTTGTATCATCAGAAACGTTCTTCGATTGCTCTGTCTTATCAGACGTCTTCTTCTCTGCGGTGTTCTCATTTTTCTCTGCTTCCTTCTCATAGTCAAATGAATGGCGGATGAAGTTCTTAAGCGCAGTCTTCATCTGTCCGTTCTGTTGAATCTCTGCAGCAGCCTCCTTGATTCCCTTGATAATCGCAGCACGATATGGGTTGCGGGCGAGCGCGATCTCGGGAACCCCGAGGTCAATGATAGCATGGTATACCATCAGCTGGGAAGCAGTAGAGAAACGGCTCTCGATGCTAGCAGCACTCTCAAGCAGTGCTAAGATAGCTTCTTCACCGTAGTTGAGTTCTTCACTGGTAGCTTCAGATGAACCGAAGTTTCGGTCAAAGTTATCTTCAACCGTTCCATTTTTGTTGTTAGGGCCGTAAACTCGTTGATCAAGAGAAGAAGAACCGTCGTCTTCAACCTCTTCGTCCTCTTCGTCCTCTTCTTCACCTTCTCCTTCAGGCCACTCAACGTCGATGATCTCATACTCTTTGGAGAGGTCATTCAGAACTTCTTCGATGTCGTCAATCTCTCCCAGCTTCGCAGCAAGAGCTTTCTCGAAGGGTTCTGCCTGTTCGGCATTGACGTAGACCTTGACGATCTTGCCGTCATCGGTCTCCAAGCCAAAAGTCACACTGTCGATCTCATCAAACTTGACTGAGCGATCAAGTTTGTCAATGACTGCTTGTTCATCGGATGCATTTGGAACGTTGGTATTGGTAGCTCCTTCACCAGATCCACCAATCCCGGCTTCAAACAGCTTGAAATCTCTTGTCATGTTCTTGAGGATATTACGCATTGTCATTCTCCGTTCCTTGTGTTTGTGACGGGGTGCTCTCTGGAGCTTTCTCGATCTTCTTAGGTTTCAAGAATGCTGGAGCTTTAAACTTCTTTGTACTGAAGGTGCGAGCTCTCTTCTTGATCGTCTTACCGTCACGGATCTTATATTTACCGTTTTGCTTATCTGTGTTTTTCTCAGGAGATAACTTCTTGAGACGGTACAGGCCCCCTAAGTCCTTATCAAGATCTTGTTTGGTATCTCCCCAACCGGATTGTGAATTAGTAGCTCTAGCTCTTGGGTCAATGATCGCGTTGCTAGTAGAAGCAACACCTCCGGTAGAAACAGCTCCACCGTCAGCTGTTTCGTTTAACTTCGCGAAACCGATGATCTTCTGAGCAGCTGTGCCGAATCTCCTTGACGCGATCAGATTAGATAGCTTGCGGAGGTGAGGAATCACCTTGGAAGTAGGATCACTCTGCATCATGAACATCAGGGAGTCATTGATGGCCTTCTGCTTCGTGTTGAAGTTTACTGTGTCCCATTTGTGTAGAGTTTTGAGAATGCCGTGAAAGTAGCTGCTCTGAACGTTGAAAACATATTGAAGCAACAAGATGGCTCCGATTACCTCATTCCAGTTGATTGCGTCTGGAGCAGTCAGAGGCACCTTCATGATCTTTTGGATGCGTGTCGCAGAGACCTTCTTTGCAGCTTTGATTAGGTCTGCAGCATCTTCAGGTTGAATTCTGGACTTAACTTCCTTGTCACCGGCATGAAACATCGCACGAGCCCAGAAGTTAAGGTCACTCATGTGGGAAGAGAATTTTGTCAGGTTGGCATGTCCGTGATCATTGATCAGCTCCAACCCCTTGAGGTCTTGCAGCTTCAAGAACAGCAAAGCAGTCACGTAGTTCGCGAAGAAACCGTTCTTGATGTCGGTATCATCAGCCTTCTCTAGACGCTTCAGATTAATGCTCTCTTCAAGGTTAGCAAAAAAGTTAGTCATTGTTACTTCCATAAAGTGAATCAAGTTGATCTCCGAAGAACGTGTTGACCAAATCATACATGTCATTCGCTCTGCGAACTTTATGCAGAGTCTCGATCAGTTGACGACGTGCTTCAGCAAACGTCAACAGAGTGCGTCGCTTGATCTCTTTTGTATACTTGATGGTTTGGCCGTCCTTAAGATTCAGAACGTAGTCATCGCCATTTGTCTTGAACGAACTCAAGGCATCTTCTAAGTCATCGATTGCAGCAATGTAGATCGCTTGGATCTTACGACGAACAGACCCGAAGTTCAGCTGATTCAGACTTTTCGTGATGCGTTCAAGGGTCTCATCTCGATCTTCACCTTGAAACTTTTGTAAGACTCTCTTCGTCTGACTTGGAGTGTCTGCATTCTCAAGACCGAACAGCTTAACAGAGCGAAGACGAGCGTCTCCAACGATGCCACCACGGGCTTCGATCGACATGTTCGTGTCTGAAGTAGTTGCACGAGTAGCAACACTTTTACGAGCCTGGTAGTTGAACTTGTTGATCGCGGTGAAGACATCTTTATCGACGATCTTGAACTTCTCGCGTGTCTTGGGGTCACTGAAGATGATTCCTTCTATACCACGGTATGCAGCCTGATCGTCTTCAACCCCACGCAGAGACGGCTTCTGACGATAGATCAGATCCATCAGCTTCTCCTTAATCGGGAGCTTGAAGTCAGCCATTATCTTGTCTTGAACTGATTGTCGTTCATTCGTTAGATCACGAGTGCGATCCTTGAGTACTTCAAAGTTAGTTAGATCCCGTCCTAGCTCACGAGCAAATGGATTCTCCTGACGAAGATAAGTTTTTAAGGCTCCTAGTTCCTTGACGAAGTTGACCTTCATGACCTCTTCTCTCGGTACGATGTCAGAAATAGAGAATTTCCAAGTAGTAACGGTCGGGGTCTTCACGATTGTGACACCGTCGACTGTATCAGAGATTGCTGTTCTTACGGTGAACTGCTTGTCACCGATGCGCTTCATCAGGTCTTTAATCTTCTTCTGGTCAGGCTCAACCGAAGGATCATCTCCCGAGAGCATCTCGAGGAACGCGATGTAGTTTAAGTTGTCTTTACCGTAGAGAACTGTATTCGGTTGAGGGCCGAAGAGGATCTCAAGGTTGATCGACTCTCCCGGAACTAGAACCTCCATGAAGTAACCTTCAGCCTTCTCTAGAACTGCGTGTGCGGTCTTGAAGCCGTCATATGCAGAGCTTTTGGGAAAGTCCGATTCATTGTAGAATCGCTTTCCCCCCTTCTGTTCACGAGAAGTATAGAGCTCACCGTGATCGTCCAGACCAACTCGTAGATTTGCTCCGTCAAGTTTTTGAACTGCCTCGAACTCATGAAGCTTCTCGATTACACGAAGGAAGGCTTCGATGTCTAGATCTTCCAGATGAGTTATGCTGTAATCACTAGTACCTTCTGTTAAAAGTACTTTTGATGCATACGATTTGAAATTAGATTTCATGAGAGATGGGCAGAAGTCATTGTTCATTTACTATTTATGAACAATGAGCATTCTGCCCAATTTTGACTTACTGTTGTTGTACTGCGGCCGCTGCAGCATCGACTGCCTTGAAGCGAACTTCTAACTCTGTCATCAATCCCTTTAGAGCAGCTTCATACTTAAAGACTTCACGACGAGCAACTTCATGTTCTTGCTGCCACTGTTGGTGAATCTTGATCATGTCCTGCATTGCAGGATCCAACGCTTCAATGATGTAAGATTTTCCGTTGAATGTAACTGTTGGCTTTGGATCGTAAGCGTTTACTTCTTCATTTACTGGAGATTTTGTTTCGTCTACCATGATATGCTCCTATAGGTTTAGTTTGAGGTTGATTATTTATACTTGAAAAATTCCGTCCAAATCACCTAATCCAGAACCAGATTTGGGTAAAGAGGGCGGAGTGCTTGCATCAGGTTTTCTCTCTACGTAAGAGCTGATCGACTTTGACATCCTCGCTTTACCTGGATCTTCATCGATGTTCTCAAGACAAAGAGTTTTCTGGTTAAACTTTAGCATGTAGAAGTTACCTACACCGTTAGATGATCTAGTCTTCAGCAGTTTGAACATCATCTCACCGCGGGCTTTCATTTGAGGGGTTTGCAGAATCGCAACCAGGTTATCAGTTGTGTTGATCTTTGACAAACCACCGGCGATGTTTGCGTGACCCATATCTTCAACGTTGTCAAGCTGATGCGCAGAACGATTCAACTGTGAAGCTGTGATCATGATGAGATTGAACTCGTTCGCGATCGCACGCAGTTCTTCCGAGATGAACTTATCTCGAGTGAAGGTGTTCTCAGCTGAGATCTGCTGAACTGAAGCTAACAGGTCAAGATAGTCAACGACGATGAAGTCAGGTACATAGCCATTAACGATCTCAAATTCTTTGAGGTGCGCGCGAATGTGGTTGGCGTTAGTAGATGACTCTGGCATACGCTTGATGTGTAGAGAACCATGCTTCTCCTTTTGCTGACTGATCTTTACTGTAGCCTCAGTGACATTCTTAAGAAGTTCGCCTTGTTGCATTCCAGAGAACATCGAGTCAAATCGCTTAGCAACAACTTCTTCAGATAGTTCTAGAGTGTAGTAGACACCGTTCAGGCCTCGCTTCATGAGGTTCTTTGCAAGATTAGCCATCGTCAACGACTTACCGACCCCGGCAGACGCAGCAAAGATGATCATCTCCTTGCGGTTTAGACCACCGCCAAGATACTCATCAAGCTTGAGCCAACTTGTAGGGATGGAGTTATTGATTGAGAGTAGTCTTAGACGAGCTTCGGGATCACTGAAGTAGTCTAAGCCGATATTACGCTGCAATCCGACGGTGATCGCATCCTTGATCATTTTCTCGATCTCACCGTATTTTCCCTCATCGAGGAGTTTTGGGGCTGCAAAGATGGCCGTCTCGATCGCTTTCTCACGACAGAATTGCTCAAGCTCATTCTCAGCATACGAGAGCTCTTGGCGTGTTAACGATGGCTTGAGATCAAGCTTTTGGCTAGTCTCGGCGATGATTTGATCAGATGACGGTGGTGTCTTGTATGTGTCAAAGTAGTTCTTAACGAAGTTGACGACGTTCTTGATCTTGGGGTCAAAGTAAGCAGTCTTGAGGATCGGTGAGACCTTGACGAATAATTCTTGGCTCGAGACGAGATACGTCAAGAGCAACTTTTGCTTTTCTAGTTCCATGTTAAGGCTCTTTCTTTTATATTGAACATTTCATTTCAAGCAATAGTTTTCCCTGGAAGCCCTTACAGGCAGTAGTCGCCAAGTGAGTTGTCACCCAAAGGCGTCCTAACTTCTGGAGCGCGTCATTCGAATCATCGATGTTGTCAGGAAAAACAGTGACGAAAAAATTCTCGTCTTCCAAGATAGACAGTCCCAGCTTCTTACCGTTCATGTTCTTGTCGATGACGAAGATTACCCTTCTACGCTTGGCTGCTTTTCGCAGTTCAGCTCTTTTGAAGTCCGTTAATGCACTACCTGCTAAAGCAACAGCATTTCTGCCGATCGAGATAGCATCTAACGGACCTTCGGTCACGAACAAAGGGTTAGTTGTGTACCGGTAGATCTCGTCCATGTTGAAGAAGATGTTGTGCTTCTCCACGATAGGATTTTTGTAGCGAGGCTCGATGAACTCATCGTCGAGAGATCTGCCTTGCCAATAGATGATGCGATCCCTAAAGAAGTAAGGGATCAAGAGACGACCTATATAAGCTGTCTCGTCTGTGATGTACCAGTCAAAGTCAGTAACCTTGAGAGCTCTTGATTCAAGGTAATGTCGAGCGACGTCGCACCATGGTGACTGCCCTGATGAGACTAGTACTGACTTTGTCGGAAGAGGAACTTCTTTCATAGGAAGTTCCATGCCGGTTGGTTTCGTTTCTACATTCATACACCCTTCAGGTTTCTCCTTGAAGAATTGAAAGGCGACGGTTCGGTCGATCTCTCCTTCTGGAATACCAAAGGAGAGAAGAATGTCCTTGAGCTTTTTCGAGATTGTATGACGGTTCTTCTCAGGAGAGTATCCTTCACTAGCTCCACAATTAAAGCATTGATAGTGAACTCCACCGTTCTCAAACTTGAACCCACCGCGAGACTTATAGTCATTGCAGTGAGCACACTTTACAACTTCGTATCCTTTTGGAGAGCGCTTCCCGAGGATTACGTAACTACGAATGAGAGATTCAAGATCGTTATGGTTCACTGGCTAGAATTAGGTTGTCTTTACCTTTCCATTCTATCCTGGCATCATCAATTTGTACATTTTTCATCCGCTTGGAGAAATGTTGTACTCGTTTGGTGTAGTCATGGTGTTTGGGATTTACTCGGCGTACAGCACCTGGCCCCACGTTATAAGCCGTGATCGCTCTTGCTGGATTGTCATTGATTCCCATCATGAGCAAGTATTTGCTTGCTACACGAATGTTAAACTCATCATCGAGAATGAGTCTTGCTTGGATTTCTTCGTCGGTGTCTGTATTAAGGAATCTTCTCATCTCTGGAAACTGATCTAGTACACCGCGAGCTGCAGCTACCTTAATCTGTCCACAACCAAAGTATCTATTTCCTACTCGATTTGTAAGCCCGGCAACCCTCCAACTTTTACCGTGACACGCATTTGACTCCTGAAGTAAAATTCCTTGGAGGTATGTGGGATTTAGCATTCCGTCGGCTTTCGCGACATCATACGCGAATCCTAGGAGCTTTTGTTGTTCTATGCTTAAATTGTCTGAAACTACGACCGTAGTAAGACGAATGTTACCGTCTTGGTCGTTTGAGATGCTACTGATTACTGCTGTACCCTTAGAAGTGGTATAGGGTGTTGAGTATGCTGCTGCCGTCAATCCCAAAATGATTGACAGGGTAATGCAAAGTGTACGAAGTAAAGTCATGTCGATTTCTCCTTAAGTTGTGCAGGCTAACTTCAAGTCCCGCTTTGGCTCTTGAGATCATCTCGTGTAGCTAGTTCTGTCCTTTCTTGATAATTGAGATGACAAGACTAGAACCCGGAGAAGGGATGCTTCGTCGGGTTCTAGTTTGGTATACTGTGTAATGCTTAGGCGTCGAGTGTCGCCGAGGTTGGATCAGAGAACTCCGAACCGATGATGCCGCTACCTTCAGCTTTAGCACCCATCAGACCGCCGTCCATACCGGTGTTAACTGCACCAACGCCGTGCACAACCCGAGTGAGCTGGTGGAAGTAGTCTAGCGCGTTCTTCCCGTTGCTGAGAGTGTTCTGAGCAAGCAGATCCCACAGTTCATACTTGTCAGTATGCTGGTTGGTTACCACTGCCTTCAGACGACCCTTGTCAACCTGATCAAGCAAAGCCACGTCGATGTAGTAAACTGAGCGAATCACTCCACTCTTGTCACGATCCAACTTCACGATCGCGACTTCACGAAGACGACCGTCATCTTGGATGTCAAAATAAGCGATATGCTTCATGCCGGTCGGTTGAAGACGGGCTTCAAGTCCGGTCTTAACTGATGATGCGCCAACTGCTTTAGCGTCATGTGTTGCGACTTGGTTTTTGTTTGCCATTTACTGCTCTCCTATGTGTGATCTGTTATCCCATGCCGGGCTAGTACTGCAATCTAGATTTGTATTTATTGTAGTTCTGGACCGTCATTTTGATATGATTTGATATGCATGTATTTAGTAGATGCATATCTGGAGCAATCCTGATCAGTACTCAATAAATAAAATCTTAGCTCTCATGTGGAAGCTTGTCTAGATTACCATGTTGTGACGATACCACTGGGAGAAAATCCCATCCCAGAAGAACACCATTCCGTTTTCTTGTCTCATATCATTCTTTAAATTGAAGCTCAAAATCACGCAGTGCATTGACCTTGGCATTCTCTACTTCTTGTGCTGGGCACTCATGATCGACCTGGCCTACATCATCAAACAAAATTGGCCACAGCTGCCTAAACCTTGCCAACAGAGGACAGATTATCTGGCGGATCTGCGGGTGAGCAGCATTCGAAGTGCGCAGAGCCGCGATGTGACGCCACTCACGGATGTTAGCAGTAACGACGATCTCGGTCTTCAAGCTATTCGGTAGAATCGAGCGAGCTTCTTGAGGTTTGGCTTTATTCTGCAGTTGGTTAAGATAAGCAGCTTCTGCAGACATGCACATGTTTTTCCAGCTATCATACAGAGCCGTGTTTTCATCTCCGTTTGGATTGCATGACGGGACGTAGAAGAACGGCTCAATGAACGTCACTTGATTGTCAAACTTATCTTTGCCGTAGTTACAGTAACGAGTCGATTCTTGGGTAAAAGATGCTACTCGATGACGCACCAACTCATGTGTAACGCCACGGTCAGTAATGAACTTGACGGTGATACTACCATGCTCGAGAGTCGATTCATGCTTGAAGTTCTTGATGCGACCGATGATCTCGGTGTCAGTACCTGGACCGATCTTGTCTTCAGACTTATAAGCAGTGCGAATACCAAGCTCGATGAGTCGAGTCATGAAGGGAGTGTATCCCATAATCTCGAAAGAAGGTTGTATAATTTTCATGTTGATCTCTTATTGATAAAGTTTGCGATCTCGGTTAGATCAATTGACTCGAAAGCTGGCGGATCACCAGCTTTCTGCCCCTTGACGTAAACGAAGAACTTCTCTCTTACACAGAACAAAAAGTAACCAGCCTTCGCTGCATCTGCAGAAAGCACATTGTACATGTGGATGAAAGCCGGTTGACTGTCATGGTTGTATGTTACATTGAGAGTGTAGTTAACGTTCACGTCAAAATCCTAGTAGATTGTTCTTGGTAGATACTACTTTCTTTGCTTGCTGAGGCTTAACTTTCTCCTGCTGAGGGTCGCCTTTCAAGAAACGTTGATTGTTAGCAAACATGTCGATGAACTTCATCGCGTCTTCGGTTACCTTCTGAAGTTCGAACTCATGCAGGAACCGCAAAAAGTGAAAGTGAGAGTAGGTACCGATTGTCTCAACCTGCATCTTCACTCCTTCCTCGAGGATTAGACGCTGATCTGCAGGTTGCTTCCAGAGATCCATGAGGATGATGTTCTGCTCATAGAGATCTCCCACGCGGTGAGTCACTTGGTGATTTCCGATGATGTTACCTTGATCGTCATAGTCAAAGACCGTTTCTGTCCATTGCTCATTCATGAAGTTCACTCTCTCATATACATTCTCGTATGCTTTCTTGATACGAGTTTCGCGAACGCGAGGATAAGCTGAAGGCACGTTGTCTCCACCATCACCTCTGATGCACTTCTTGAAGATCCAGTATTCAAGGTCGGCCTCATAGTCCTTATCACCAGGAGAGTTGCGGAACTTTCCGTTGTCAGGATTTACTAGCTTGATGTTCTGCAGTTTCAACAGCTGAGTGAAGTCCTTGTCACCAGAGATGATGAAGATCTCATGATCTGGGTTTGCGTAGAGCTGACAGTAAGCCGCGATCGAGTCATCAGCTTCCAACGTGTCAATACAGAGACAGCAGATCGAGGTATGAGAGCTGATGGTCTCACGGAAGGCTTCGATGAGCTGGTAGTAATGCTTCATCTCTGGATCAACTACACGGTTTCCCTTGTAGGCTCGACGAGCTTTCTCAACCGCAGTGTAAGTCTTTCTCCAGTTGTTCGCACCTTCAAAGGCAAATACTACAAAGTCAGGCTTGAACTTGTTAAACCATTTCATGATTGAGTACAGAGAGATGTGCATGCACAGTCCGACAAGCTCTTGAGTCGAGCTATCTCGAGCATAGGGACTGTTCTTCTGAACCGCCGCAACTCGAAACAGAACGTTTGAGATATCAACGACGAGTGATCGCTTAGGAATCTTTTTCACAGTTTGATCCCACGTCTAGCTAATTCTTCACGCAAAAACTTTCGCCCATCCCGAACTACGCTTTGAACTTCCTCAGAAGTGTTGCGCAGAAGATTAAAGAGCTCTTCGATCTCGGCTTCAACGTTGACGTCTACCTCTTTCTTGCTCTTCATGATGTCATCAAAGATCAACTTGGCAACATCTCCCTCACCACGAACGGTCTTGAATGGAATGTTGAAGTCGTTGAGCATCTTGGTAATGTTGACATCGATCTGCTTAGCTTCGTCTTCAGTTTGGTTGCGACCGATTGCTTGGTAAGGACGAGCTCGCTCGATGACGTAGTTGTAGTTTTCGTACGTGTTCCACAGCTCTAACGAAAGGCTCCTGAAGGTGTACGGAAGGTACTCAGGTGTTACGTAATTGACACCGAGTAAGATTGGGCTGTCGGTAACACACCACTCAACTTGGTCTTGTAGACGAAATTGACGACGATTCTGGTTCGCGAGGAGAAATAGTTGGTCGGCGAAGGCCGTTTGGTTCTTCTCCCAGGTGAGGTCCTTGGCAAACTCTGTCACTTCCTCAACATTGTGTCCGCCTTTCTTGAAGAGAGCGAACAACTCGGCTCTCGTAGTGGACTTGCCACATCCAGGTCCGCCAAATAAGTTAACAACTTTTAGTTTCTTGGTCATGATTTTAACCTCAGTTTGCTGGAATAAAATGAACCGTAAGACTGACGAGTTGACCGTCGTCTTGCCTCGTCCACGTCAGTGCTTCGACGCTACATAGATTAATCCCCATGTTATTAGGGATCACGCTTAGAGGGAGCGGAGAATCTTCTTTAGATTCAATCAGCTCAGTGACAGTTTTCGTGATAGTTTTCATGTTTGACTCCCTGAGAATTTACGACGACGCGGTTTCTTGCGAACTCGAACTCTACCACGTTCAGCATTTTTCTCTTCGATCTGACGCGCAGCTTCTTCAAGCTCAGCAATCGCCTCAGCATTGATATCACCAAATGCTGCATCAACGTCTTCGTTAGAAATTTCATTCTTTCGATTGCTGACCAGCAGCGAGAGGTACATCTCAATCGCTTCTTCCTCAGTTTCAGCGATGATCCCGTTATCAGCCAGGTGACGAATAAAAGCCTGGTTCCAGTCAAGCTTCATCTTGATACGTCCGTCGTCTGAAATTCCAGAGTGTAGGACATCAAGACGAGGCTCCTCTAGCTCAAGGTTCTCACGATCAGAGAACAACTTTACGATCTCGTCATCGGTCTTGCCGTCGATGAGATCGCCCATCCTTGACTTCAAATCATCAACGAAGGATTGGTTGTAAGACCGTACCTTCACTTTCTTTCCGATGTAGCTGATGTCAGCCCACGGAGTTGATTTGCCGCCAAGATACTTGTTCCAGATCGATGAAAACATTCCCATTACTTTTCTCCCAGAATCTTGCGGAGTTCTTCTTGTGGTGCTACCCAACCTTCAGGTTTACGTACGTCGAAGGTACTACCGCGCTTAGATTCTTCTGCGCGTTGAACCCTGATCTTCTTCATGTTAGCCGAGTGAACTGCGGCCATCCCAGCATTCCACTGTTCTGGAGAAATTCCTAGAGCCAGCGCAGAACCGAAAGCTACATAAGTCAAATCGAGTAGAGCATCGAAAGCTTCTACACGATCTTCCGTGAAGAGACCTTCAGTAAGCTCGGTCATCTCTTCCTTGAGGAAGTTCAGACGAAACATCTGAAGCTCCTTGTTGGAAGAGAGAATGTCCTGGCTACCGTCGGGTAGCCCAAACTTCTTGTGAAATTCTTGGACGAGTTCGATCATGATCAGCTCTGGGGAAGTAGATAAAAATCAAATCCATTCACTTTGAATGTGAAGATTCCACCCTCGCCAAGTTGAAGTGACAGAGGGTCGCTTCCCTTCAGGGCTTCCTTCAGAAGAGAAACGAAGATCTTGGCGGGGTACTTCTGGCAGAAGGATGACTGCGGACTACCGGAACCGATCCAGTTGGCATCGTCAGACAGCTCAGTAGTGAAGATATCCTTGTTGGCATCAATCAGCTCGATCGAGACTGTCTTACCATCCTTTGAGGCGACCGTGATTGCTTCAGCACCCATCGCGGTCACAGCTTGAGCGATGACCGGGAGGTTCTTGCTGGTGATCTTCACTTCCCAGACCAGGGTGTCAGCGATGTTCTTCGGAACACCCTTAACTGCTTCAACAGAAGCACAGCGGAATTGAGCTTTCACCTTACCAGACGACAGATCTAGTAGAGAGATGTCAGTACCGTTGGAAGCTTCGGTCGCTTCGATAGAGACGTCGCCTTGGCTCTTTACTAGCTGTAGACGAGGGGCGAGACTCTCGAGACGGTTGATACCAACTTGCTTACCACCGAAGTCAGGCACGTTGTTGGTCGTGATGATGACGATCTGTTGCTTCTCGTCGATGCCGCGGATCTTACCGCTCTCAATGACGAGCTTCTTGATGCCAGCACCCATGGCTGTCTGGATGAGGGTATCCAACTTCTGGATAGAATCTGCTGATAGTTTACTCATTTAGTTCTCCGTTTGTTTGATGATTGGTTTGTAATTTGCAATGTCATCTTGAGCATTATATACTGGATGTCGCTTTGAGTATATTTGTCCAAGACACTCATCAACAAGTACAGAGACGTCTTTGAACAGATTGAGTTCAAAGCTGTTCTCTTCACCCGGACGAGTTATGTTTCCATGCTTCTCAACAAGTTGAACTGAGGGTCCTGAGATCTTGATCGGATTCCAAGGGCGAGTTGCTACCTTGAATACTGGCATGCTCCAGATCTCTTCATCGGTTTGTGGAAAACATCGTTTAGTGTCACCGACACTGTAAAACACATGCACATTCACGTCAAACTTAAGGGTCTTGAGGAAAGACCAATTCTCGATTAGAACGCCGGTCTCTTCTTGGAACTCACGAACGATTGCCGAGAAACAGCTTTCACCGTACTCTATCTTCCCACCTACTCCATTGAGGAGCCCGATTTGATTAGCCGGACGATTCTTCCTGATGAGGATCACCTTCTTCAGATCATCTGAGAATAGGAACCCAAGAACATAGCCGTTGTAGTAGTCATCGTGATTCATGTCTTCTCCTATAGGGATGATTGTGGCGTCCAACCGCCGGCAACTTCAACTTCACGAGCATCGTCATATTGGTTGATCTCTAAAGCTGGGTAGATTTCTCCAGCTCCAAAGACTACTAGATCGTAGTCAGGTTTGAGCTTAGAGAGAATCTCGATCGCTTCTTTAACTTTCATCGCGGTCTCCTCAATCAAACGACAGCAACTTCTTGACGGTTGCGGTGTGCTCGGTTGGAACGGTCCAACCGATCGGGTCAAAGATGTTCTTCAGCTTTTGATCAACCAACTTCTTCTCTGTTAGCTTAACGTCGATCTCAAATCGATCTGTGAACCACTTCGGCAGATCTTCGGTTTCAGATGAGAACGCCATGCTGTCGTATCCGTGCTCGTTCTCCTTCAGCCACACGATCTTGATCTTGTCTCCTGACTTGATCGGGTGTGCTTCCTGGACGCTGAACATGTCTAGACAGAGGTTGTGGTTGATCGAGGACTTGACGTTGTTTGGCAGACGAGCGCTACCGAAACCAGGCTTCTCGATCCTTTCCCACTTCGCGAAGTACTCATCTAGGTTCTTGACTGAGGTGACAGTAGCAAACTCAAGAGGGTTGACTTTGTCTTCAACACTGTTCAAGTTCCGCCGGAACACCATTACATAATCCTCGACCGAGCTAACAGGCTCGTTGGTCAGGATTTTCAACGTCACATCCTTCAGCATCGTGCGGATGCGTTCAGGGGTGGAAGAGATCTTTATGTCAGAACCTTGGCTCTTCAACGCCTTGGGGTCTTCTGACTTGAGACGCTTACCTTCATTGTCTGCTACCAAGAGAATGTACTTCTTCTTGGCACGGAAGATTCCTGCCGATGCTACTACTTCTCGCCCGGCCTTGATCTTGTCATCAAAACCTGGCTGACAGAAGAATGCAGTTCTCATGAACTCTGGGAATGAATTGTTGACCGCCGCAGCGACTGCATCTGCACACTCGATCGCAGATTCGATGTCAGTACCAACGAGAGCATCCATGACGAAATAGCACGAGTCTGTATCAGAATAGATCGGTCCAAGTCCCTTTGGAGTCTCCAGGGTATAAACGTTGACCGGATCACCGGACTTTTCATCAAATCCAATGGTCTTCACGACCTTCGGCGCATCAGGGCCGATCAAGTTTATTGAGACAGTCTCGATCATGTGAGTAGTTATCTGACGTCCTGAACCAGTGGTAGATGCTCCGAGACGAGAATCATGGAAACGACAGAATTCATTTAGGGTTGCGCCGTATGTAGAGTTCAACAATACCTTACGTACACCTTGCAGCATGTCATAGTATTCAGACAGCTTTTGATGCTCAAGATAGGTTGGGTCTTCTTTGTTGCCGTCAGCTGCCTTTAGAGCTTCTTCTGCAAGCTTCGCATGCTTCTTCTTGAGACCCTGCATCTCCTTGCGACCGTTGAACCAGTAGGTCAAAACGGCAGGGATGAGTCCTTCTCCGTTACCTTGATCTAGGATCGTACCATATCCAGATAACGCATACTTGTTGTCTTTCAGGAAGCGGATCATGTTACCTGCAGTGATCTCTAGACCTGCGTCAACCCGCTCGCCTTCTTCATCGAGCGGGTTGACTCCCTCAGGAATGATCGTGACAGGCCGATTCTGGTATTCTTCGTTGTCAGGGTGGAGGTGAGCGTTGTAGACTGCTCTCCAACCTTCTTCATACTCAGCAAGCTGACCGACGATCTTCTCAGGTGAGAGATTCAACGAGCGATATGTACTTGGGTACAGAGAGTTGATGTCGATGGAACCGATCATCTTGTGCAGACCCTTCTGTGGGTTCAACACTAGAGCTCCCTCTACCTTTTGTCCAGCAGAGTGCTTCTTGTCAAAGACGATCTTCTTCATCTGCGTGTGACAGAAGTTGACGATCGCGGTGTCGATCAGCTGCACAGAGCCGAAGATCGCGTTGAAGTTGACGGTCGCTTCGTGGACCATCGTATTTGCTAGTTCGATGTACTTGAACTTCTTGTCCAGGTCAACTAAGCACTTAACGTCGTGACGGTTGTAACGACAAAAGTTAATAAATGATAAATACTTTGTCTGTTGATCTTTTTGTTTATATAGAGCTTTAAGCTCTTCATTTGATAATTGAGTATAGTCCATGTGTAAATTGTATCCTATTCAAGAAGTAAAGAACATTTATCTTAATCAAATTTTAGAGCTCTCTACTAGTAATAAGTATTCTATATGGTATAAAAACATAATTGAAAAAGCCCTTTCAAGAACTGAAATCGTTGAGGGAGAAAAACATCACATAATCCCAAGATCATTTAAACTCGGTGGAGAAAAAGATAAGCAAAATATCATAAAGCTAACATACCGTGAGCACTTTATATGTCACTTACTTCTTGCCAGAATGTTTCTTCATAAAGGTTATAAAGCTAAGATGATCAATGCTGTTCTTTATATTTGTTCTGGATTTCTCAGAGGAACTACAATTAGAAGTAATCCGTATGCTTCAAAAAGATATTCTCTTCATCGAAAGTCTATCGTTCTTATGTTGAGAGAAAAGGTAAAAGAAAAACTTTGGATCAATGATGGTACTATTTGTAAGCGAGTTAAATCACAAGAGCTCGATCAATACATTTCTAATGGTTGGGCTCTTGGGAGAACATTCTTCAATCGACTAAAAGTAGAAACTGTAAATGATGGATTTGTCTGCAAGAGAATCCCTCGTGATGAGATTCAAATTTATCTTTCTTCTGGATGGATAAAAGGGCGTCTTCAGTCATACAAAGATAAGATCACTATTACAAATGGTAAGAAAAACATGAGAGTTCTTCCAGATCAGATTCCAAATGGGTTTTACAAAGGCTCTCACCTTAAAGCTAGTTTCGGTAAAATTTGGGTCAACAACGGCGCTGAAGAAAGATATGTCTCAAAAGTTTCATCAGGTTTTGTAAAAGGTCGACTTAAACAAATTCAATCTAAACATGTTAGAACCGGATTCTGTATAACAGATGGAACTTCTAAGAAATATGTTTATGATCTTAAAGAAGTTCCACCTGGTTGGAAGCTTCCAAAACGCTCTAAACGACGGAAAGACCCCGTTTTTCAAGCTCTTGTCTAATTCTCTCGCGCTCTACATTGACTTTATACAACTCATTTTGCTCGCTTTCTGACTTTAGAACTTTTAAGTTTGGACGATGAGTTCCGTGATACAGCTCGTAGAGAGTTCCCTCATAGTGCAACTTTGGAACATCTAGCTCTTCCTCGGTGATCGCTTGAAGAGAGAATGACTGGCGTCCACCGAGAGTGAACTTTTTGAAGAGAGCCATGTAGTCAAGATGGACACGACTCTGGAGGTCGAGAACGATCTCTTTCTGCTTGGATCCCTTAAAGCGATCCTTTTCACCCCAACGAGGAGTGGGACCGCCTTCAAAAGCAAGGCTGCGAAGAGCTGACTTACCGAAGAGCAGTTCGATGCGCTTGCCGATATATGGAAGGTCAAAGAACTCTGAGTTCCAGCCTGACAGTACGTCGACGTCATTACCAAGATCGAGGAACTGCTGGAGAAGTTCACGTTCACTGTTGCAGATGAAGTAGTTGTCTTCCAACATCTCCAGTGGAAGTTGGTTCATTACTGACCAACCTGGAGGTGCGACCGCGAGAGTAAAGTATGCTTCAAGATCTGACCTGTAGAGAGTCAGTGCGTTGATCGGAGCATAGGGATTTTCAGGACGAGCCCAACCGATGGTTGGGTCATAGTCGACTTCGATGTCGAGGAATCCGACTGTGAGAACAGGTACCTTCTTTCCCACGTAGGTCATCATGACCTTTTCTTGTGGGTGGAAATCACTCTCGAAGCGAGTCGGATAAGATCTACAAGCGTCATCAAAGTCGCGCTTGTTGTCGAATTCTATTTTCTTGAGAGATTCGCCGGTGAGGGCAGTAAAGGGGCCGTTCTTGTCAGGAACGTAGAAGAAATATGGACTGTCGTATTCACGCTTGATGCGCTTACCCGATTCTGACTTTTCCCAGACGAGGACTTTGTCACGTCCACGTTCGTGATAGCTGCTGATAAAACTCATGTTGACTCCTAAGAGTGATGGCATGTTAACGCCGAGGCACGCCAGGTCTCGGTCGTGTGGTACTAATCTTCGCGGATGATCGTGAATCCTTTGACGTCTTTGATGTCAGGAATCACACTAGATGAGTAGAGGAGCCTCCAAGTGCCGTCAGGAAGCTCCGTTAACTCAATCATCTTCTTGGGAACCTTAAGAGCAGTGACCTTGGAAAGTTCTAAGTCTACTCCCAATCCCTCAATGCGAATCGCGCGCCTGGTCATCAGAACTGGTACAGCTTGACCGGAACCGTGAAATATGCGTCTTCAGCCTTATCAAACTTCACCAGACCATGCTCAGAGAGACGTCCCAGGATTGACACTGTGGTGCGACCAAGTTGTTGAGCGATGAACTCAGGAGAGACACCACCGGCGTAGCTCAGAATCATCTTTTGCTCATCGTCTTGTGTCCATCGCTTTTGGTGATTGACCGGCTTCGTTGCCTTGATAGACGTTGAAGTTGCTGTAGAAGTCTTACTGGTAGTGCTCGTGCGGGGGCGTGTTACTTTGCTCATAGCTTTCTCCTTTAGGTTAGATTACTCGTCTTTGATGCCGAGGCCAACTGCAAAGTCGCTGATTTCCTCGATTTCGTGTTGCTTGGCGTCGATAGAACCTGGGTTCATCTTCTCGTTCACCAAACCGTTCAAGATCTTGCCAGGTATGCCGAGACTGTCTTTAGCTTCAGACATGATGTCTTTAACGCCCAGCTGATGTGTCTTGATGTGTCCCTTGTGCAACAGGATCTCCTCGATGAAGCCCTCTAATTGAGATTTTGTCACGGGATTGTTCACGATGGTATCGAGGCTGAACTGGATCTTGGTCTTCTTGCCGGTTGCATCTTTCATTTGGTATTTCTCCGTAGTTGATTATCAGGAAGAGTCATTTTAACATACATGACTTTGGAAGGACATTTACTAAGCAGTTAGCTTCAACAGATAAAAATGCCCCGGTCTTTTGGCGACCGAGGCAGAGCCATGTTCCAGAGCCTTAGGCAGAGGTACTAGTGATAGGTTGAAGAGAATTGGGTGCGAGGAATGTTCATTGGCTCAAATGCGAAGTCACCGTTTCCAGATAGTTCGATCGCGTCATCGGAGTAGAAGATCTCATATTTGACTAGCCACGAGTTTGCATTTAATGCTGCGATCTCTTCGCCTTCTGAGTTATCTGCGAAGAATAATACACTACAACAGTTGTCATCCCAGCCACTAAGATACTTTGCTCCAAACTTCGCGGTAAGAGCTTCTATTGAATCAGCATCTTGGATCATAATTGATGGGTTAGCAATCATGAATTGACTGATGAAGTGTTCACCTTTGGTGTAAAAGGCCAGAGCTTTCTGTTCAAAGTCACCGTTTGCGGCTGATAATGCTTCACCATATGACATGAATAGCTTTGAGCGCATCTTGAAATCGACTATAGGTCCTGTGACAGCAGAAACACCCTTCATGTCCATCATCGTTTTGACGATTGGGTTGGTGAGGTTGAAAGAGGTAACGAAGTAGAAGTTGCGCAACTTTAGATTCCTTTATGTAGGTCCAAGAACATATTTGTGAGTAACCACTGTAACGGCAGGAGTTCCAGTGATGGTAGGTACATTAAAGAGCGCTGGATCGCTAGGATCTGATGGTGTTAACGGGTGAAGCAATTGAGTAAGTCTTGATTGAGCAGTTGAAAACTCATAGAGTCCTGTAAACGGTTCTTGTGCATAAGTAAAGGTGAAAGTAGAATCTATCACGCTTCCAGACAAATAGACGTTGAGATCCTTATCTTGAAAGTTGTAAGGGTCTTTTGCCACGACAAAGAAGATCTCGCTCAACGAGATGTCGATGGGAACGACTGCTATTGTAGCGGTACCTGTTCCTGTACCGGCTCCAGTAGCAGTAAATTCGATTCCGATCGTGTTAGAATTAGCTCCGATCGCAGTAAAGTCAGTAGTGCCAATTGAAGTGATTTGATACGTCGTCCCGACGACAAAGCTTCCTGCATTTATCGTGACGGCTCCGATTACAACTTGAGCTCCCTTGACTCCATAACTGTAATCGTTTATCAAAGCATCAAGCTGTGAACAATACATCAAGTATCGCGTTCCAACGGTTGGAATTGTCACTGCATTATAGTTACCCCAAGCATCTCCGCTTAATAAGGTTAGCGGAGATGTTCCATTAGAGGTGGTAATTGACGGATCTAACACAACAAATTCAAGAGGGATGATGCTGCTATCAAGTACATTTGCTGTTAAGTCGTTGTAAACTATGACATTAACTACATTGTTAGATTCAAAGATCGCAGGTGTAAAAGTAATGCTTTGGTTTGTAATCGAAATTATGTACTGAGTATCAGGAACCAGAACGCCGTTGACGTAAACACTGATCTTGTTGCTGATAGAAAATCTCAAGGTATTTGAATTTGGGCTATCATCTGGTCCACTGATAACAGCAACTGCTCCAGATACAAGGTATGTAAAGTTCATGCTCTGGAGTAGATCTGGAGAGATCGGGAATACGTTCAATAAAATTTTGACATTTTGGGCCAGATGGAACGTATTATTTTGGGTGTCTACTGTAATCACCGTAGTTGTTGCAGTTCCTGAACCTGCTCCTGGACCAGTCGCGATGAAAGTTGAACCGACTATGTTAATATCAGCCCCAATCAACGTAAAATCAGTATTTCCCAAAGTTTCAATTACATATTCTACACCAGTAATGAAATTTCCGGCTGGTACAGAACTGGGAGTTGTACCGTTTATGTAATAAGAGTGCTCCGTACTAGAAGTTGCTCCTTTTTGCAGCACAGCCATCGTCATCATACCAATTTCAGAAGTAGACAATGGGATTAAAGGGTCTGTCGTGATCGTTGGGGACGATAGAATCACTGTCCCCCGTGGAATGAAATCTTGAAGTCCCTGGACCGGTGGAGTAAAGAGAAACTTCTTGTTTGTTCTCTCACCTACTCGTGATAACTTTCCGCGGCATTTGAGAGTTATGTTACAACGCAGGGGATCAGGACGACGGCTGTCGATCTGAATCTCAGTCTGTCGATTGCATGTATCACATTGAAAGACGATGTATTTGTTTAGAGTGCTCATATAGATATTTACACATCTCTCAATTATTTTCTACTTCAAGAGAGCCTCAATATTATTGCACTGTGACCGTGATATACTTGCGCAACGTCACGTCCTTGTCTTGGCACGAGAACGCATCACCGTTCTTATAGTTTACTACCTTAAGACATGCCCCGTTGCTTACATGAACTTTTGGTAGATCCAGATAATCAGTGAGGGTCTTCATGAACCACATGGTTGCTGCGACTGTCATGCAGATCGCAGCAACCGTCGAGACTAATTGCTTAGTAGTGACTGCGTAGTAAGCCATGATCGCTCCTAAAGAGAAGACGCAACACCGAGGATAAAGAATTCCTTGATGCGCTTAACTGACTCGAGAGTATATTGAATGTCTTCAAGAGAGTTGTGCTTACCTCGTGGAGGTAATCCCAACGTCGCAAAGATATCTTCGGAATATGTCAGCTCCATGAGAGCAGTTGCGATCGCACAGCTGTCAATAGACGTCGGGTGATAGGTGAACGCCAATCCAGCAGCGTCAAGCAACTGGATAGTAAACGCCTTGTCAAAGTGCACACGATGTCCCAACAACATAACTTCACTGGTTCCCATATATTTACTGACCATTCCGACCAACTCAAACGCAGCTTCCTCTTGAGTAATTCCGTTCTTCTCTAGGTGTTCTTGGGTGATCCCGTGGATATTCTGTGCGCCCATGTTCCACTGGTACTTAGGATCAAATTTGATCTCGCGGTAGAGCTGCTCGATCGGTTTCAACGTTCTCACGTCAAAGATGATCGCTCCGAAAGAGATACCTTGGTGTTTAGCCGCATAGTTGGGGAGGGAGTATCCAGACGTCTCCCAGTCGATCGCCAGGCCGAAACTAGGGAGTCTGTTGAGGTCTTTCTTCTTAGGTTCAGCCATAGCTATCTCACTTAACTTCAGCGGGTGTGTCACCCTGAGTTTTCAGCTGAGCAATGAGCTTGCTGACGATGTTCGACGCACGGTCAAACATCTTACCCTTCATGTAGGTAGGAGCCTGAGAAATCTCATTGAGAGCGTATGCAAACTGCACCTCATAGTTGTAACGATCTGTGCCTTTTTTGTTGTTAGCACCGAAGTTCTTGATGAGGCGAGAGAAACGCTCGTTCAGTTCCTTGACGTGAACTTCTGCGTTGAAGAGAGTAGAGGTATTAGATTTTGTCATGATGTAATTCCCAAGACTAGTTGATCGGATGATTTCATTTACTACTTGATCATTGTATCAAACTAGCCCCGGTAAGTACATTAATCTCCTACTCTGATACGACGACGAACGTCTTCTACCTGTCCAGGACCCTCTAGGTGGCGCAGCATCTTCTCGATCAAAGGATTTCGCACGATGTGACCTGATGAGAACTCAACTGTAGCGATCTCTCCATCAACTGCGCTGAGACGATCAGTTGCCCACTTCAAGCCGTTCTCAAGACGATCTGGAAGATCTGACTGTGCACAGTCACCGGTGATGACGATCTTCGAATCATATCCGATTCGAGTCAAGAACATCTTCATCTGCTCTTTGGTTGTGTTCTGGGCTTCATCAAGAATCATGAAAGCTCGATTTAGACTGCGTCCACGCATGTAAGCTAGAGGGAGGATTTGGATGCGGTTCTCACTGAACAGCATCTCCGAACGTTGAATTCCGACGTGACTCTCAATCGCGTCAAACAAAGGCATCAAGTAAGGGTGAATCTTTTCGTTCATGTCACCCGGTAAGTAGCCGATGTCTTCGGTAGCCACGAGCGGACGAGTCAGGATGATCTTGTCAACTTCGCCTGCGAGCAATGCTTCGAGCGCAACGTACGTGGCAAGGTGAGTCTTACCTGTACCAGCGGGTCCGGTGCAGAAGGTGACAGTTGACTCTTTGATCGTTTGGACGTAGTACTCTTGAGTTGAGTTGCATGCAGTGAGGGGCTTGATGAAGGTATCAGGGAGTTTCTTCGGGTAGTTCTTCTTGGCCATGTGCGGCTCCTGGTTGGGTTGCTTGTGCTACTATGGTATTAGAAAGTAAAAAGGGCAACCGATAATATCGGTTGCCCTTTCATAACTCAAGATAGAAATCTCGTCACTTTTGAGAGTGAAAAATCTTAGCTTCTGCTTCAATATATTGATCAAATTTCTTGCCAAACTTTTTCTTGAGATAGTTTTGAATATCTGTTTCTTTGCCAAGATGAACATGAGAAAGTTTCTTCCCTAGTTCTTTTTCAAGATCTTTGGTTTTCATCGAGTACAATCGATCCCACTCAGCTTCAATCTTTTCAAAATCTGTTTTGCTGAGTGATTCTGACATTTGAAGAAGTTCTTTAAGCATAATCACAATTGTTTCAAGAATTCTTCAACTTTTGGAGGAAGCGTGTAATCTCTAGGAAGCTGTTTCTTGAAGTAAGCTTTTGCTGCATCTCTCTTGCTCTTATCAAAGAACTTACTGTCGTCTGGCTTGTTACCAAATCCACCCTTAACTTTACCTACTTCAATTTCCCTTGAATCAAATGCAACGATTCTGAGGTCTAACTTATCATTCGACAAAACGTACGGCTTACCAGTCTCGATAAAGTCACATCTCCAACCATCAATCTTCATACTAGATTCTGCTAATATCAGGAGCTCTTTAAGCATGATCAGTCGTTAGCCTCACGTGATTGAAGGAACTTCAGATACTCAAGATATTCTTGCGTAGGATTGCGAAGCGCGTAGAGAGCATCGCGATCCTTAGTCTGAAGCAGATCGTACAATCTGATAGCTAACGCAGTCATCTCTGCCGGAGGCAGAGCTCTAAGCATGTCAATCACTTCCTTAGAGGTAGAGACATTGCTGTCGAAGAGCGGGTTGGAGTTCTTGTAGAACTCTCCCATCTTGAGGAACTGGAGGAGACGAGCTACCACCATGTACTCAAAGTGATTATCTGCTCGTCCTCGACGAATGATGTTAGCGACAGACATCATCACATTCGGCTCAACTACTCCACCTTCATTGATGAGTCTTGCTTGTGCGATTTCATGTATCTTCATGGAAGCTTCCCTAGACAGGTTTGAAGTTATTTATCACTTAGAGTCCTGAAACTCTTAGCTCCAAGGATCGCGAACTTCGTCACACATGCCGTACTTCAAGGCTTCTTTCGCGGAGATCCACTTGTCAGAGCTACCTAACAGAACGTCTTGAATCTGTTTCTCAGACATCTTGGTATGACGTTGGAAGTGCTCAACGAAGCGCTTGTGGATGTCATCATCATGATTACGTTGAGCGATGAACTCATGGTACTTTCCTTCCATTCCCTGATAGAACTGGTGGGTCATGATGAAGGAGTTGCGAGACATGATGCGCTTACCCTTGGTGCCGGCAGTAAAGATCAAGGACGCCATCGAGGCAACCATGCCGATTCCAACGGTTTGAATCTGGAGGCGGCTGCTCTCCATCAAATCAATAATACCGAAGCCGTCATAGACTCCGCCACCGGGAGAGTTGATGAGCAGCGTAAGAGGTTGTTCTTCAGGGAAGATGTAGTTAGCTTTGATGATGAACTGACAGAGATCTTCAGCTGATTCTTCATCGATCGGCCTGAACAGCATGTAGGCTCCGATTGACTGTAGTGAGAACTTGTCGATGGAGATGATCTCTCCTTCATCGCCTGTACGATCTGTGGCTTTAGCCGTCTTTTTAATTGGTTTCTTGGTAGTTGGAGAGGAATTTAACGCCATGAAGAACCTTTGATGTGAATTTAGATCTTGCGACCTTTACTACTTCTGCCAATTAGTCATATTCTTGAAAACAAATAGACTCGATCAAAATCCTTCAGCTTACTGCCTTGCTTTCCGTACTCAACCTTAACAGTGTACAGAGTCTTGTACATGTCACGACCCCCGTCGGAGAGCCCCAGTTGGAAGCGAATCTCATCATGGTCACGAAGAATCTTGAACCACGGAGTAGCTCTTCCCTTCTTCTCAATGCGAAAGATCTCACTCCAAGCATCAGTAACATGCTTGATCGCAGCCTCAGCACCGTCAAGCAATTGCCTGATCATGATCTCACGTTCTTCACGCTTGTAGAGCAGAGGAACCTTCGCGGAGGGAGAGACCTCAACAGCTTCACGATGGCTTGAAGAGACGAGTTTTTCATCTTTCGTCTCGACTGAGAGCTTACCTGTTGCCTTGGGATTGTTCAACAAAGCAAACTCAAGGTGATCATCTGCGATTGGGTGTATTTTTGACAGAGAGTTGATGTCACGGGTCCACTCTTTCTCCAATGCCTTCTTCAGGTCAAGGAGAACTTGAGTGTGGTAGCGCTCTTGAAACAATATGTAGCGTTCAGCATGTTCGCTGCGGAGTGCTTCTTGAATGATGAAGTTCTTCAGTGCCATTAGCTCTTTCGCTTCAGCCCGATGGGGAGGTAATCTTGATAGTACTTCTTGAAGCGAGCTTCGTCGAAGCCTTCCTTGAATCCCTTGTGAACGACGTCTCGAAGATCACCGAGAGTGAACTCACCCTCTTTAGTGATCACCAACAAGCCGCGACCAGCTCCGTACTTCTTTGAGTGAAGACGAAGGCTAGTCACTTCAAGTTCTTCTAGATCATCTCTGTAGGGAACGTCGATGAGCTTGACTTTGATAGTATCCTTGGGTTGAGGGAGGTTGAAGCGACGCTTCAAGGGTCCCAGAGCATCAAAGACCTTGCTGTCGGAGTTATACTCAACGCTTACACCATTGATCTCAATGATGTCAGAGAAGTATACGTAGTTGTCAGAACCACCTGGTTTTGTATAAACAGCTGGCTCATCTTTCAGCGACGAAAAAGAACTAACGACGCGCGAGTCACCGCTGTCTTTAGTTCTGATTCGATCTCCGGAAACGGGTACTACTAGCATGGATCTTTACTCTTTTGCTGCAAGGCGTTCAGCTTCAGCAGCAGCCTCTTCCTCAGCAGCAATTCGTGCGGCAGTCTCGTCTTCAGTTTCTACCGGTGTTGGGTTGACTCTCTCACGCATCTTTGCAGACAAAACGGCATGCAAATTCTGATTAGCGGTTTCTGGGTCATCCTTGATGAAGCTGCTGATCACGTCACGCAGCTGGGCTTTGATTTCGTCTTGATCCATCTTGATCTCCTTTGGTATAATGAAGTGATCGCCTCGCGATCTACCTTCTATTTATACTTCCAGAGACCTTGATGTTTTGCAACTAAGCTCTACTTAGACACTTTGCGTTTCCTCTAACAGGTGCAAGTCACAATCTAGCACCTCACACCACACGACCCCCGGCTCTTCGATCTTCTCAAACTGATGCCAGAACCGATGATCACCTGGGTAGCGTTCACGTCCCATGTAAGCCAAGCGTTCTGGTTGGTTTCTCCAGTTGTACTTTCCGCCAATCTTCATTTCATGCATGTTCTGTCTCCTTATAGAGGCTGCGTTAGCTTGGAAGTTTGTACAATACTTTCTTGAAGTCATCACCGATCGTCTCGTCGATGATCGTGCTGATGATCTTCCAGTTGCCACCGCCGAGGCCAGCTCCGATCATCGGGAAGATGATGTCAAGCTTCTTGCAGTCTTTTTCACGGTTAAGGTGGACACTTCTTGCAATCTCTTTGACTTTTTCAAAACATTTAGCGACAGCTTCATAGTCAACATGGCGTTTATCGGTACCGTATTGAATTTGTGTCATAGCGTTGACGATGATCTTGTTTGGAGCTACTTCACAGTCAATGATGTTTCCTGACGTCAAACCATAGCGAGTGAAACATTCTCTGTAGACCCGGAAGGCTTCTGGAAAGCGTCTCTTTACCTCAGCTGCGATACCTGAGCCCATTACACCCTGACAATTACATCCATGTACGATGATCCCTTCGGGGACGTCGAGGGCGTTGCCGAAACGTTCTTCGATCATTTTAGTACTCCCATTATCAATTTAGTTCCTGCTGTCTCTTTCGAGCCGACTTGTCGGCCTGGAACGTGTCCCAGATCGGCTCGTACTCTTCCCAAGTCAACTCCGGCTTTATGTGCTTGCATATGTCGAACCATTCAACCTTGTCGAATTCATGCAGTTTGGCATCGTCTTTTGTGTTCATTAAATACTTCCTTCGGTGGAGTCCTTCACAGGGAAGACCTTGTATGCCCGAATGTTGACTTTGTCAGAATCTTGAGACCAAGTCTTTTCGAATGGTTGACCGTAGAGGAAGTTTTGTACTTTCTCCACGGAGAGAGACAACAAGTTTTTAGGTGTGAACTTCACTGCTCGCCCCACGACAGTTCGATCATGTCCATCCGAGCTGGTAGAGTATCCGTAGAGTTGACCCATGATGATCTCATTTCCGAGAGCATCAACCGATCCATACTTTTCTTCGCTCATTTCTGCTCCCATTTCAAGTCATTATCATCGTTGACTGTGTAAACACCCTTACCCTGTGCATCGTAGATATACGGAGATCCGCAGCAACCACATCCACCAATCACGATACCATGCTTCTCCGAGAGCTTACCCAGCTCTTCAAGAAACTTTTTTGTATTTGCTGCTTTTTGCTGTTGATCATTCATGATTTCTCCTTAACGTAAACTTGTTGAATGTTGCGAACGAATCCAGCTTTCTCATCCACGTCTAAACGGCTAGGTCTCCGCAAATGTCGTTCCGCCACAACGTGCAATATCAAATGGCAGGCTCATACCTGCTCCTTACGCTTGGATGCGGCAAGACGGAGTTCTTCTTCCATTTGCAGTTTGAGTTGGATTAAATCTTCTTCGTTTGAGCCAGCATGTATTGCAGTAATTGCCAATGCCATAGATGAGATTCTTGCCTCTGCAATCTTTTCTTCCAGCCATTGCGTAGCCAATGGCTCTGTGGCAGAGAGTGCTAATTCAAATTTCCTGCTGCTCTTCCCTATATTCCGCTGATCGTCTTTCTCTCTACGCAGGAAGTCTGTTATAAGATCAACCAGCATCGCCCTCTCACGCTTGAGAGATTCGTTCTCCAAGTAAAGTGCATCAGCAAAATTCCGATTTGGGTCACTCATGCTTTATTCTCCTTGGTGGTGATTGGTGTGGATGGGCGGATGATGAGTGGCTTTTCATATCGAGACATTTTGCAACCGCGATGCGGGTATCCGTCCGCACCAATCGGTCTTACGTTCATGCTTTGCTCCAATCAAAATCAGATCGAAAGTCAGAATCAACTACAGGTTGAGGGTTAGCTACCTTCGGCTGCCAGTCATATTGCCGCCCTACTGTAATGTGCAGCCTGTAGTCAAGACGCAGACCGAGCTCTTTGCGGATCTCGATGAGGCGAGGAGATTCAACAGTCAGAGACCAGAACTGCCAGTGACGTTCCAAGCGAGACGGATCATACATGAGCTCGATTTCATGCCCGGCATACTTCTTCCAGAGGTTAAGTCGATCTTTAGAGATACGCTCATCGCCCTTGACCACAGTGCAGTGAACGCCGAACATCGGACGTTGAAGAGTCAGCCACTGACCGTACTTCTTAGTGAGGAACCATTGGTAGTAGAGGTCAAGCTGATCACGTGGCAATTGCACGATGAGAGTGCGTTGCTTGTGAGTTTTCTTGAAGTCCTGACGAACAGGATCGTAAACGAGCTTGCCTTTAACTTTGATCACTTTGTGATCTCCTGTTTGGTGCGACTGGGGAGGATCGAACTCCCGTTGACGCGGATTTAGAGTCCGCCGCTAAAACCACTCAGCTACAATCGCGTTATTTGATAAGAGAATTATATCATGTGCATCTAGAAAGTAAACACTTTTACCACCGGCTCAAAACATCTTTGTCAGTTTCATCGATCTCCGGGAGCAACGGCAGAAACCGATCTTTGTTGTCGATGATCCACTGACAAGTATCTACCCAGCCGTGATCTGTTTCACGGACTTCCGCCGAGTACGGGCGTAGATATGTGATCAAGTATATTGCAACCCCGTGAGGAAATTCTATTCCAGCTTCCTCAAAGTCCGGTTTGTAGGAATAGCACTTATCACCGTGAGCTCCGATGATTCCGGCATTTAGCTCCCAATCGAGATTGAGCTTCGCAAAGAATGCCGGAAGATGCTTCTCAAGCCATTTGTAGTGATCGATCATGATGCCTTCCCACGGTGAGTAACTTGAAATCCGGCGCGACGTGCAGCATCAATTACATCGTTGACACTGTGTTCATATTTGCGCCTACAGTCACGATGGCCCTTCATGTAGCCGATTATGAATCCTGTCGTTCCTCCAATAGTACCGAAGAATAACCATCCCATCAGCAAAGCGTGGTCGTTCATTACTTGACTCCCTTAGAGATCGTGGCGAAGCAGCGTCCGGGGATGAACGAAGCTGAGAAGTCAGTTCTGCGAATTTCGTTTCGTTCTTTGATCGACTTTTTGTCCCATGCAACACAGCGAATGAGGGTTTCAGGATCGGGAGTGTACGGAGTAGAGATACCCCAGACTTTCTTACCTTCTACTTGGGTGATGAAGTGTCCAGCGATAACTTCACCGACTTTGGGACGAGCATTCAGGATGACGTCGGTCATTTCTACCTCGCGATGTACATGATGGCTACAACTTCTTCGATGTTATCAACCGGGTGAAACACCCCGACGACATCGCCTTGGTCTAAACGTTGGAATCCCATCGGATAGTTGGGGTCGGATGAGATGACTTCATCGACCAGATCGGCAATGTCGTCGCCTGCATAGTCGATTGAGTTCAGACGTTCTTCACCGACGTAGAAGTCTCCCTCGACTCCGTTGAACGTCACCAGATATTTGCCGGATGGAGTCTTCATCTCAGTATGCTCCCAGAGCGAGTTGTTTACCGCGGGCTCGGCTTACATGCTTTCCAAATTTTGCTTTGTGGCGACCGGTACCAGAAGATTTTGAGTGCTTTGCGACGAAATTATTTGTTTTCATATTACCTCCGTTGATTTAATGGAGTAATTATATCAAAGCACTCAAGAAAGTAAACAACTTTGTTCAGTCTTTTGACCAACCGCCACCGGAAAGTTTAGTTCTCCATTGCGGAGATTGACAGTGAGTACATTGTCGATGTTGAATGTTATTGAAGTGAATGCTACTGCGACCTTTAGTAGAGACCCAACTACCGTAAGTGTGAAAACCGAGTTTGCAAAGAATCTTGTCAAGCATCTTTCCCTCCGTTAATACTCGTCAGCTCTGTTCACTACTTAGTGAACAGAGCTGCATCTTCCATCGCGAGAAAGCTCTCACGGATGAATTTATAGATGCAGCTCCAAACGTTAGAAAAGATCTTCAACGGTTAGATCAGACATATATGGCAGTTCAACCGGCTTCACCGGTCGACGCGTCACTAACTCAGTGGTACGGTGCTTCTCGGGAATCTTTGCTAGCTCAAGCTCAGTGAGAGGGCGCTTCTCCTCAACGCGACGGAAGTAAGTCCCCTTCCGGTAGCAAGAAGCATAGTTCTCCCACGGATCACCGATCTCACGCAGCATCTGCTTCTTTGCTTCACTGCTAGCTCCATGCAGCACTCTGTCAGAGAAGTGTGCTTGGGCTACCATCGAGATAGAGTTCTTGATCGCATCTTTCTCACGCCACAGTAAGCACTGGTAAGCTTCATGTAGCGTAGGAACTTGCCATACTCGTGCATCAAACAGCGGCAGAGCATCTGCTTTTTCAGGTAAGACAGCTGCCAAGTGTTTGTTGAAGTACGCAGTGGCAGTTGCCGAGAGAATCGAGCAGATCTTTTGGTAGCGTCCGTCAAAAATGTACTCTTGAACTGCGTCTGCTGGAAAGAACCAAACAAGAGTTATCTCATCTGATTGAGTGTAACCGATTAAGGCACAAGTTTGCTCGACGAGGTACTTTGTGGTGTCTTGCATCAGCTTCGTCAGATTCTCATCAAAAGGGCGCTTCAACCCCTTCGTGAAGGTGTGAAATGCTCGCCCGTCAAGCCTAGCAATCATCGGCATCCCGATCATGGCTTTACGAGAACCTTCTACTCCCTCGAGAGCTTTCATCTTGTCGCCGAGGGTATCGTTCTTTGCTATGTTTGTCATTTTCTCTTGTTCCAAAGTGCGATTGCAGAATACACTGCTTCGTTCCCAACGATCGCGCCAGACCCTGTTCGACCCCCTGTATCACTCGGTCCGCAAGCCCCGCAGTTGCATGAGACATATACTGAAGTTGCCGGTTGACCAGAGTACGAGATTCCGTTCGGCTGTGATCCACAGAATGGGCAGGATTTCAGCTCTCCGATGAAAGCATTCCGGACGATCTCAGATTTCGTCTTTAAGACAAAGCTCTTGATCTCTGACGGCTTCAGGCCTTTCACCATCTCTGTAAAGTCCAACTCCAACAAATCGTTGAAAGTGTTCTCAAGATTGGTGAAGAAGTCTTTTGCTTTATCGTCGAATCGATCCAACTTTTCCAACTTTTTCGTCAACGTGATCATGTTATACAGGTCGCCGTTCTTGATTTCTTCACGAAACGCATCGAAGACCTTAACGATCTGCTCAATCTCTGGCTCGCCAGACAACCGAACGATTTGAAAGATCTCGTCAACTTTCTGCATGAACTTGCAATAACGTGCTACGTCGCTCGGAACGCGGAACTTTTCCAGCTGTTCCTTGGTCATAGTGCCTACTTCCAAGAACAAGAACTGCTTCTCATCTAGTGAGAGAATTTCCTCTACCTCATCGGTGTATAGACAGGGAATGACTAGTCCCTTCAGACGTTCAACCAAGTGCAGAGCACCGATGCTTAGCAAGAAGTTGATACCGATACTAGGACGTTTCTCCGACAACAGCTTGGTCATCTCCGTCCAAATCCGGTCAGCAGACAGGGCGTCCAGTTCACCGCTCTCTACTAGCTTACGGCAGAGCTCGACAGTTTCGGGAGCGATCTTGAACCTGTAGCGAGAAGCGAAGCGAGCAACGCGGATGACCCGCAGAGGATCTTCGGCGAAGGCTTCACTCGTGTGACGGATGATGCCGTCCTTCAGATCCTGACGACCATGCCAAGGATCGATGTACTCACCGGTCTCCAAGTTGTAAGCGATCGCGTTGATCGTCAGATCACGACGCAGCAGGTCGTCGTTGATGATGATGTGCGGTCCGAACTCGAACTCAAAGCCTTGGTAGCCAGCAGCGACTTTCTTTTCACGACGAGCAAGAGCATACTCATCACCGGTTTCAGGATGGAGGAAGACGGGGAATGAAGCTCCGACCTGCTTGAAACCTTGGTCGAGCATGTATTGAACGTCGGCCCCGACTACGACGTAATCAAGATCTTTCGGCTCATTGCCGAGAAGCTTGTCTCTTACTGCGCCGCCAACGAGCAGGCATTGAACTTTTTTAGTCATCTTGATAAATACTTGAAAGTGAAAGGGATTTCAATGTTTCTTCAAAACAAATATACAAAGTGGTACATGAACATTATAACACAAGCTAAGCTTGATGTAAACAACAGAAGTGAAGGGTATTTTGAGAAGCATCACATCATTCCAAAATCTCTTGATGGATCTGATTCAAAAGATAATTTGGTGAAGCTAACAGCAAGAGAGCATTTCATCTGTCATACACTTCTTATTAAGATGTTAGAAGGAAAAGCAAGACAAAAGATGGCGTATGCAATGTACTTTTTAATGAATAGAAAGAATAGAAAAGAGCAATTGAAGATCAACTCTAGAATTTTTCTCTTCTTAAGAGAAGAACATTCAAAAGCAATTTCTATGGCTTTGACTGGATTAGAGAGATCTGAAGAGCATTGTAAGAATCTTTCTCTAGTTGCTAAGAAACGAGTAGATTCTGGAACTTGGAATAATCCTTGGGCGGGAGAGAAAGGATCCGAGATGTCATCTCGACAGAATAAAGAAAGGGTGCTGAAGGGTACTAACCCATGGGCAGGAAAGAAGGGTTCTGAACTTTCTAAGAAGATCTGTGCAGAACAAATCAAGAAAGGAACTCATCCGTTTCAAGATCGAGAGAAGGCAAGAGAAAGAACATTGAAACAAGTTGAAAATGGGACACACATGACCCAAGTTGAGCATACATGCCCTCATTGTGGAAAGACGGGAACTGGATGGACGATGTTCAGGTGGCACTTCAAGAATTGCAAAACTTTAAAATGAAGTTACCACCAGGCAAATTCGAGGCATGGTTTGTGATACATGCCAATAAATGTACTGCACCCATTCTCAAAACCACGACAATCACGACAAGTTATCTTACATTGTCTCTTTGCTTCTTTTTCATCATGATTCTCCATGGCAGCAAAACGGGTTCCCGCTCTCTTTGTAGAATGAATTTGGGAGGTGAACTCATGCTTATTTTCTTTTGTAGTTTTGCGTGGCATGTTATCTTCGATTCGAAGAAAAGTTGCGAATTGCTTCTGCTGTTGAAGTCATTGAAGAGATTCCTCTCTTTTTATCTTGCTCTTCAGCGTAAGAGATGTAACCCTTGCTTTCGAGGATGGGAAGAGGGCTGAGATGCTTCGCTCTCTCTGTGAAGTATTCTTCGGGAGTGAAGTTGGTGATAAGAAATTTTACGAAATGTCGCGCTGATCGTGTTGGACTAACGTGTTTGAAACGAGCAACAAACTCTTGATCATGATATACCCAAACTTCTTGAGGATGAGCATCAACACTGATATTCCATTCTTTAGATCTCATATCTTCCTCCTTAAAGGGTAATTATATCACAGTGCTCAAGAAAGTAAACACTTATGCGATAAAATCTGAAGAGTCTTCTGAGAATAGATCTGGAAGATCCATCGTTTGATTGGCAAGAGAATGGGTGCAATCACCCAAGAACTGAATTCGACCGTCGGTGACGAAGCTGTGGCAACGATCATCTACGTACTCACCTTTCCAACCCACTGGAGCTGGATTGTCATTAGAGTAACCTTTGGGATGCCGGTAAGTCACCAGAACGCTAGGGGAAAAGGTAGGTTTCTCGATGTTACCATTCCAACCCCAGTTGCTATTGCCTCCCTCGATCATCACCTGATGAAGCCCATGTCCTGTTTTGGCGCACCCTGGGCATCGAAAGTATAGAAAGCGATGGGTTTCAGTTCGAATTTCTCCGAGAACTTTAGAGATTTGGTTTATCTTCATTACTTTGGCTTCTCGTAGTATATAGATCGATGCTCAGAAAGATGATTGCTACGGTTGTGTTGAGAATTGGTATGAGAGTGATCGCAAGAGCGAAGGCCCATTCTTGGGAATCTTTCACACATCTATAAGTCACATCTACGTATGCATAGTAGACACAAATGAAGAATGAAACCCAATAGACGTACATCATTTGAAGAGCACCTTGTAAGTAGTGTAGACAGAAATTCCAATCCACAGACAGGCCCAGACAACCGCTGGAATTCCGGTAGAATTCTGCATGTTGAGAGCATCAGTTGCAGTCCCAGTCCCTGAAAGAACGAAGAGAGTCTTCAGGTCATAGAACGCGTTGAGGAGAAGCTGAATTGAAATGAATGCTGCAATGAACTCGATGACTCTCTTGGAAAAATAGACGATCGTCACCAAGATTGCAGCAGAGATTGCCATTCCCCAGATAGTACCGAACAAGTTGTGAAACCCGGTGTACAACATCGTGATGAAAGAAAAAGCCAAGAACACCGATAAGATCCCAGATGCGTTCACGTTCTTTCTCAGGAGATAGATGCTGAAAACTCCAACGAGCATCGTTCCAAGATAACCAGCAAAGTTGATGATCCATTGGATTCCACCTGACGTCATTGTAGTTCCAGACATGTCAGGATTGATGTTGATCTCATAGACTCGCCCTCCTGTTACAAGAGCAGCAAGAGCATGGCACATCTCATGAACGTAGGTGACAAAGAGCTTGATCGGATAGATCAGCGTATCCGCACCAGGAACCATCGAGATCATGAAGCATACGATCGTAGTGAACAACATCATGAGTGACATTCTAGAAGTCATCATTTCTTACCTAGAAACTCGTCAAGGGCTGCACAGAATTTGTTGTAGTCAAGCTTGTACTTTTCAGCAATTTCTTGAGCATGAAAATAGTTTGTGCTTGTTTCTTTTCTGAATGAAATGCTGATTTCTGGTAAGCTTTCATCTTGTTCATCCCAAGTAATCTCAAAGTTTTCAAGTCTTGAGATTGCATCCTTGTCCTGAAATAGAGGCTGTAGACCGTATAACAAGACTGCAAGTTTGTCAGTAGCTTTAGATTCAGAATTTTCAACGATGAATTTCAAATCAAAATTGTTCATGATCTTCTTTCTCTTCTATAAATAAAATGTCTATCGCGAGACTGGAATCTCCATAGACTCTAACGCTTTTGGGAGCATCAGCATGTCTATTTATCCTTCAACTAAGGTCTTACCTTACGTCTACTGGCTTAATCACAAGATAACTGGCCAGTTCTACATCGGCTATCGTGAAGCTAACAAACTTCCAGCTGATCAAGATCTTCCTATCTATCAAACTTCATCAAAGAAAATCAAAGAGCTAGGGTTTGAAAATTTTGACTGGAAAATCGTTGCTGAATTCTTTGATGGAGACTCAGCATATAATTTTGAAAATCATTTAATAGAATCTTACATAAAAGATCCTCTTTGTATAAATGGACATTATCGTAAAAATGGTAGCAATCATTTTAAACGTACTGGACCACATTCAGCTGAAACTAAAATCAAAATATCACTTGCAGCTAAATTTATCTCACAAGAGACTAGAGATAAATTAGCAACGGCTGGTCGAAATCAATCTCCTGAAAAGAGAGCTAAACTTTCGATTGCACAAACTGGCAGAATTTATTCTGAACAATCAAAACAAAAGATGTCAGCAGCTAAACTTAACAAGAAACGCAACCCATTATCAGAAGAAACAAAAGCTAAAATATCATTAGCTAGAAAGAATTATTGGGAAAAGAAACACGCGGAGTACCTGGCAAATTTTGCCAGTTGAGCTTCTCGCGAAGCGTGTGATAGTAGCTGTAAGTCAGATCGTCTAACTTTGGGTGCATAAAGTCAACGGCTGAAATAGACTTCTTGATGATGAGGCTGTCACGAGCATTCTTCGCGTTCATGTTAGCAACTTTTGTACCGTCAACGAAAACTTCAGCTTCTCCGTTAATCAGCTTGAACCTGACTTGAGAGTTGTCATTGATGATCAGCGGACGGCAGGACAGGGTTTGTGGAAGAATCGGAACGATCTCAATGACGCGAGCTGTCGGGTGGATGATCGGGCCTCCAGCAGACATCGCGTAAGCAGTAGAGCCAGTGGGTGTGGAGATCATGAGCCCATCTCCGCGAGCATGGTATGCATACTCAAAGTCGATGTAGACTTCAAACTCGATCACCTTGCCAGTAGATCGAGAGATCACGACTTCATTCAGCGCAAGGTAGCGACTTTTCTCACTCTCACCAAGAGTCCAATCATCCTTGATGTCAAGCATATTTCTCCGCTCGATGGTGTACTTTTGCTTGTCTTCAATCATGTCGATGACTGCATCGTAGTCAAAGTCATGAGGGACATCAGTGATGAAACCAAGCCGCCCAAGATTGACACCGAGGAGTGGGATGCCGATTGACATCTCTTTAGCGACAAAGAGCATCGTACCGTCTCCACCGAAGACAACGGCGACGTTAGCAACAATCCCTAAATCACTGAGACTCTCAATCTTAGTATCATGGGCAAGAGCACGATCTTTGAAAAAGTTCTCAGCCGTCTCTTTGTCAAACATCACTGTATGACCTTGACGATGGACAGTAGCTGCAAAAGTTTCTAACATTGTCAGGATGTTAGAGTGAGCAGAATCGTTCTGTCCAGTCTTACGACCGATAATAGCGATGATCATCCATCCCTCATTGAAGTAGTTAGTGAGTTTACGTGTTTAATGAACCTTTGCCAGAGCGTAGGCGGCTTTTGTTCAAAGAAGTCTCCGCTCGGACCACAAGCACCAAACCGACCACGATTCGACTCGCAGAAAGAGCTCCACTTGGAGCCACTATCTGTTAGCTCACCGTTGACCGGGCTTGGATTGAACGCATCTGACTCTGGATGATGACAAGCATGCTTTGTTCCCATGCTTGTCATCATATGATGTTTACAATCTATGCAAAGCTTCATCATAGTCTCTTCACGGTATTAAGATCAACTCCGTTTCGCAGGAGCTTGCGTAGTTTCATCAAACGGCTACAGAATTCAACTTGAGTTAGCACCGTCTTACTTTCACTAGTGCGACCGATTCGGTGTGTCAAGATCAAGTCGCCAGTGTCCAAGATCGCCTGGCGAAACTTCTCATTAGCCTTAGCTAACTCCAGATATGCCCGGTCGATCAAAAGCTGGTATTCATCACTCTTTCGACAAAAGATTTCACCGTTCCACCAAAGAGCTTGCTTTGTCTTCCATTGTACGTTTCGCTCTTTACCGCGATGTTTTGCTTGAACTCCCGTCAGCTTACAAACCTCAACTTGAATGTGAGGTTTGTCAAACTTAAGAGCTTGGAGGAAGCCCTCCATAGAAGCGCACTCTACACCGTCAAGCGTAAACTTGAATGCTGTAAAGTTACTCAAATCACCGGCTGGGTAAGAACTCTTCGTACCGATGTCAAGCATATTTGCGCTCATTTTGCTGTTCCGTATAGTTTGATGAGTGACTTTACTTCATCCCAGTTCGAGGCGTGATGGTCTCGCGGAGGTTTGTAAGTCGTTTGGTAACGTCTTGGTTCCCATCCGTGAGTAGGTGAGTTACCGAAACGAATCACTGTCCCCTCGAACTGATGAGCATTTGCCCATGCAGGAAAATCGTCGATTAGAAAGTCGCGGTGGGTTCCCACACAACCTTTGTCAGGAGAAATGATGATGTGGTCTTCCATGAAGGGAGCATGTTCGTACAACCACTGAATCTTTTCTGTAGCTGCGAGAGGGTTCTCCGATGGAATTTTTGTTAACATCATTGGGAAGTAACCGTTATCGAGCAACCACTTCAAACCGTCTATCGCTCCGGGAATAGGTTTCAAATCACGATAGATTCCAGGAAGCTTCTTGAACTCAGTAGCAGTCATGCCAACAGACTTGAAGCCGCCTTCAAAGTCAGCAACTACGCCATCCATGTCAACATAGACACGAATCAAGTCAGGATATTCACGGATGCTCATAAAGATTCCTAGTGATGTCTTTGTAATTACCGGCTCTAATCTGCCATGAGCTTGTTATGTTCAACAACGTCTTTAAGGTTTGAACCTTTGAGCACTTTTGGGCAAAAAGAAACAACTTCCGGTACAAGTGTTGTTTTGTTGATGATGTCTTGAACCGATTGAGAGATCTGTTTGGTGGCTGTGGGGAGAGGTATGCTAAAGAGAGGTATGCTCTTGAAATCACCATTCACCATTTGAACCATTTCTTTGACAGTTCTTGCGATTTCATCTTCTCTCTCATCACCAGTCATTACGTTGACTTTAGCAAGCCAATCTTCATTCCAAGTAATGCCAAACTTCACAAGTCCACTCTCGGCTTTGACATGAGAGATGACCTCATCTCTCAGAGCGACGTACGGCATGATGAATGCACCTACAGGCATGACATCACTCCTTGTCAGCCGAACCGCGTTGAATAGATTGGCGACGCTTAAGCGCCAACATAGAAGCATGGGCTTCCAGCATACCGCGACGCTGAGATTTGGACTGGCCGATCAGCATGATCTTGAGAGACTTTGGGCACTTGAAGTGTTTGTCGAGCATTTTTGTTTCTCCGGTTGGATTGATCTATTGAAATAACATTTTAACACATACATCTGTGAAAGTAAACAAGAAAGTGAAACGGCGTTGATCAATTAAGACCGACGCCGTCATGTCATTGAAGCACAAGTCCTGCAGTCAATTACTACTTAAGACTAATGGATTACCTTAATCAGCAGCATTGATGAATGTAGCACCGATGATCGTACAGAGCAAGACAGTGACTTATTAAACCTGAGGACTTTGACAAGTACCTCAGGCTTGGTTGGACGTTTAGATCTTAAGACCTTTTATAGCATCTCTTAACCGATTTTTTCACCGGTGACATGGTTTGTTACAATGTCATCTTGGCTACGATATGTTTTAATCTTATCACCACGCATCCCAGCTCCTCGAAGATCTCTCTTTTCATCGTTCTTTCGTTTCTGCTCTTGATTAGAAAAATAACTTCTAACTTTTGCTTCAAGAAGAGATCTAGCATTTTTCTTGTTGGTATGTTGACAACGCTCTCTAGCAATTGCTTCTATTCCAGTAGGAATGTGCCGCATGACAACACATGAGTCTGTTGTATTAACATGTTGTCCACCCGGACCGCTAGATTTCTTGGTGAAGACCGTGATGTCACGATCGTTCAACTTCCACTCAGCTTCTTCTGGAACGATCATTGCTACTACCGTCACTGTTGAAGTGTGAACTCGTCCTTTACGTTCAGTGGGTGGGATTCGTTGCCACCGGTGACCGCCCGACTCTTGGAGCAATCCCCGGACGAGATTGTCTGGCCCATCGATCGTTAGATTGATTCAGCCGTGTTGCTCTTCAAAGTCAACTCGAGCGTTGATCCGCTCTGCAAATCGTGCGTAGATGGTAGCTTGGTCATTGACCAAGAGCTTTGCGTCTTCTCCGCCCTCACCTGGGCGGATCTCTAAACTGATCTTCATGTCTTTCTCCTAGTTGTGTTGTTTTCTTGAACTTCAAGTGAACATATCAACGCTAGGAGTCTTTCTTTCCAACAAGGTGTCCTGTTCCATTGCAACAAGAACATTCTGAGATTGGTTGATTTAGATGAAACATTAGCTCGTTAAGATAAAGCCTTACATTCTCGATCAAGTCTTCAAGAGAATTACCCTTGAAACCTTCGATCGGAGTGTAGCCTTTGTACTTGTTGATGTTGTCTGTCATCTCGAAAATCTCAACTAATTTCGTGGTGACAGTACGATTAGTGATGCGAGGGCGAGCGTATGATTTCCCATTTGGCTTCTTCTCTTCGTAAGTGTTCACGATCGGTTTGATCTGAATCTTTTTCTTGACAGTAAAGCAGAAGTCATAGTCACTCGTAACTTCAGCATACATGCGATCAAGGTTCTCCTTGACATATTGACGCACAATCTTGTATGATTGTGCTGAAGTGATGTAACATGGACGCTTGTGCAAGAGCAAGTCGGGGATCAACATCTTCTCAAGTTCGTACCAATTCACGACCGTGCTCAAGTCAAGTTCTTTAACCTTCTCCCATGCTCCGTCGTTCTTGATTCGAATCTTCATGTCTGATATGCTTCCAGGCAACTCGACTTCGATTTCGCCACAGTACTTGAATTCTGCAGGGTTGGTTACCCACTTGGAGGGTTCTTGATCAAATTCAGAACGATACAGTGACTGGAGCGTTGCGTGTTTTCCAGTCCATTCTCCGTCGTTATCATTGACCTCGGCTGGCCAGAGAACTGGCTGGAACCTATCTGCTAGAGATTCATCGATCAAAATGTACCGCTTGTTGATGAAACTACCGGTAGTGAACACTTCGTAAGATGAAGCTTCAGTTTCACCGGGGACAAAGTACCAAGACTGGTGAAAAGTAGGCATGATCGTCTGACCATTGATGCGGTGGCGATTTACGTCAAATACTTTCTGCCGTTCGCTTCCGTAGAACACAGAAGAAGCAACGTAGATGCCATTTGCTGACTTGTACCAATCAATTTTCATGTCTTCTCCTCTCAGAGGAACGAGATACTTGCTTTTGCCTTGAAAGTTCCAGCTTTCTGAACTTCCGGCCAATATTTAATGACGTCTTCGATCAGGTCAAGTGACGTTCTAAAGTCGGCTTCGATCGTCTGAATGCCTGCGCTGTACGCAAGAGGGTCTCCCTCTTCAGTGATGAACGTCACACTATTATCGCCAATCAAATCTTTTTCAGTGGACTTTGCGAACGTCATCATGATACGTCCACAAAGTGTATAGGTACGAAGCACGGTGTCTCCGAACTGTCCGCTCATTCCGCGAACGTTGCAGGCCTCGATGATGTCAAACAGACCTTTGCGGTACACATGTCGCAGAAACTTGTCAAATGTTTGTTGAAGTACGTACTTTTGAGCGTTGCAGTATCGTTCATTTGACTACAGTTTTCTGTCCTCCCCGGGTTTCAATCCGGATCAACGGTGCACCAACCCAACCGTATAAGTGAGAAGTTCCCACGATCTGTTTGGCTTGCTGCCTATATCACGGTAGTAGTAACGAACATGTGTTAGTTTCCAAAACTATGAGCTTATGCCCTTTATTACTTTTGCACTTCTTCTACACGCTTCTCACGGCAGTCCCGAACTTCCTCTACACAACATAAGTGTGCAGCGATAGGCCGGACGTTAAACTGGTCTCTCTACCCAGACTTGAACTGGGATCTAAAACTTAGGAGGTTCTTATGCTATCCATTGCACTATAGAGAGATTGACCTTCTTATATCACGCTCACCTCTAGGGCTCTTTGCCCAAACTGTCATTCACAAACTTCAACTTGGAGAAAAGCAAAATCTCATCCAAACTGGAACTGAGCTACGAGGGCTATGTTACGACTCAAGAACCTTATTACGATAGAAAGAGATCATCATGTAATCTGGGAAGGGTTTGAGAACTTCAGAAAGAAAGTTCATCTCGTCTGAACGATAACCACTCAGTTTGTGATCTTGAATACACGCCATGTAGATCTTTTCAGCATCAACACGTGCTGTTTTATCTCCTTCGGCAAAACGCCGAACTACATTCTTTTCTTCGTTCGTCAACATTTCATTACCTCCACATCTATTTAATGCGTTTGGTCCAGCGATAAACTCTCTTCTCACCATTGTCATTCACTGTGATAGGGTATCCACAAGATTAACGAACTGGTCAATCTTCCAGAATTTAAGGACACCATTCAGGTGGACAACACTTTAACTACACCAAGCTATTTGATTGTATATAGTGAGAACTTTACTAACCGTGAAGCATTCCTGTCCAAAGTGGAAGAGTTCTATTCAAAGAACAGTTAATGGTGATCCCGCCCAATTATAATTAGGGCAACGCCGCACAAGATGGCAATTATGCTAGGAATAAAATGTCCCCACGAATGTTGGTTTGGTGTGGATGTCAAGAGGCAAAAAAGAATGGTGTTACTCACTACCAACAATATTCCAAAAATTGTATTGTTCATGTCAGATCCTTCAGGATAAACCTTAAACACCAGTTGATATGATGCACTTCATACCAAGCACATCACCGTGCTTGTTGGTATACGTTTCACTTTGAATTCCGGCAGCGTTGCACTTTGCAGATCAGCCAGACAAACAGGCCTTGCAAGATGAACGCAATTACGATAATCATGATCCATGAAATATAGAAAATGATGAACGCAATGATCGCAATGAACTTCAAGAAAGTTTTCATATTAAGACCTTGTGCAACAATGCGTAAACGTCTTTTGGATCCAACTTGTAGAGCTTGTTGTCACCAGAGATAAGCTTTCCGATCACGGTAACACGACCCTTCATACCCATGATCTCGTAGGTACGAGTACCGAAGACTACTTTCTTACCGATGTCATCGGTCGACAAGCCTTGAGAGAATCCATTGCGTTGCATGTCACGGAAGAACGTCGGATCAACGTCGCCCATGACGTCTTTACTGAGAAACTCGATCTGTTTCAACTTGAAACCAGTTCCGTTGGCATCATACGTGATGTTGCTACTACCGAGGCTCAGATTATGCTTCTTTGCAACAGCTTCCAATGCTTCTCTGATGTCTTTGTGAATGATCGCGATGTTTTGTTTGGTGATTGCCATGTTACCTCCGATTGCGATAGTGAAATTATATCACCTTGCACCGGAAAGTAAACACTTTATCAACGTTTTGATGCGTTGAAAACGATGATTTGTTCAGCTTGAGTCTTACAAGCTTTCAATTTCTTGGCTAACTCGGACTTTGGATTTTGGCGGATGAACTCTGCCATGATCAAACAGAGCTCGTACTGGTTAGTAACGGGTTGGGTCATTTCTTTCTCCTAAAATGACATTCTATCCCATTGCGAGATAGAAGTAAATTAGTCTCGGATCTTGAACACCGGCACTTCTTCGATGCCGTAGTGAACTTCTTTTTTGTAGAGATAGCCGTCAGTGCAGAGCTTATGCGTCTCATGATACCCGAGAGACAACGCCAGTTTCTTCTGAGCTGCCATCTGAACTTCAAAACGAGCACCTTGACGTGCCTTGTTACGAGCGTTGATCTGCTGAGTAAGCAGCTTGATCTTTGTGCGCTCATCCATCATGGCTTGTGTAATCTGAGCTTTTCCGATACCCGCCGGCCAACGAGGATAATCAGGAGTATTCTCATACTCTACCGGTCCTAACTCTGCGTCGATCTTCTCTCTTTGAGCTTTGATCAGCTTGATTGCATCGTTGCACTTTTGTTGCTTGGCATAGAGCTGGTTGACCATCTTCTCAGCGTCTTCTCTCTCGAAAGCAACACCCTTGTTGCAGTGTCCCCTGTCTTCAAACTCACCCCAGGAAGCAGTTACTAGGAAGATAGTTTGGGTTACCACGAAATCATCAGCCATGCGATGCTCCTGTAAGACTATCGAGGACATTGACTGCCCAATCAGCTACTTTATGTCCACGCTTTACGCCGAGAATGATCTCAGAGATCATACACACGATCACCGAGAAGAAAACAGCTAGCAGAAGCTTTGCGAATCGCATCATACTACCTTGTTGAGTTCCAGGAAACGGTCAGTCCGCATGACGGCCGTTGCGTTCGGCAGCTTCACGAAGTGTCCTGCAGCGTTGCGGTACATACCGTCGCGGTCTGTTGCAGCGACCAGTTCGATCTTGCGAGGGCCTTTGACGTCTGTCAGCTCGCGAACCAGGTACTTCATCACCACACCGAGGGTACGATCGGCGTTGTAACGCTTGGTCTTGCGGACGTCGGCAGCGCCGATCAGGCTTTCCTTCAGGATCTTCACGGAGTGACTAGCGTTACCGATAATCACGATCTTCTTGGTTTTGCCGGAACCTTCAACCAGAATGTTTTTAACGAAAGAAGCGGTGTCTGCGTACATGATTACCTCCAGTTTTGTTTAGTTGCGATAGAGTAATTATATCAAAGTGCTCAAGAAAGTAAACAACTTTGTTAGTAATTGATCAACTTTTCTCGGATATCTGCACGGTTCCACTGCTTTACCGGAAGAAGCGGATTCTGAGTATTATCATCACTCTCGATGGCAATGGGAACGAACGACAGGCGGAAGAACGATCGAACATGACCAGCGCTAGCCGGATCACGACGATGAACAACGTAAGGATCAATGACGTAGATGTGGTTGGGCTTCACCGTCACATAATCAGTCTGTCGAGAGTCAAAGAAGTTGTGCAGATTGTGCTTCATCGGGTCAAAGTCAGATGGTACTGGTGTATTTGTTGTTGAGACTTGGGTTGGGAAGTTGTTTGACCAGATGTAATTCTGTTCGGGAACGTGTGGATACCGCATGGAGAAGCCGTCAACGTGCCAAACATCGTCGGTCTTGCTGGTAACTTCACCACTTCTTACCGTGAGGTAGACGAAGGGATGATACGTGAAGTGAGTCTTCTGGAACTCACAGCACTTCTCGATCGTTTCGCGCATCCACTCAAGCTCTGGTGGAATCATGAGCTCAGAACCATCAAAGCGAAGAGCCATCCGGAGAATGTATTGACGGTGATCAGGTGGAGTTAGAAAGTGTTCTCCGAGGTCTAGAGATTCAAGAGTGTCTGCCTGTGTTCCGTAGAGAGACAGCGTCAGGTTCTTGTCAAAGCGATTGAAAACTGTGCTCATGAGAATCCCGGTTAGAAATCAAAGAAATCAACGTCATAGCTGATGACCAACTCAGTTGGAACTTCATCGATGAGAATCGGGGAGTACCAATCCGGACAATCACCAAAAGAAAATTTACGAGATGTGCTGAACACCATCCGTCCTTCTTTAGTAGCAGCTTCGATCAGGTGAGCAATGTAGCGATATTCATGCTCAAAGTCTTTTGCAAACTGTTTGACTTTGTCCAAATCTACACAGAAAGATTCACTGGAGTATTCTACTTCGTCAAATTCGTTGAAGTGCTGATGAGTTTCTACGAAGAGGATAGGAGTCATATCGATCTCAGTTTGATTTGCGATGGAATAATTATATCAAAGTGCTCAAGAAAGTAAACAAGTTTGTGGGAATTTTCGTCAAGAATTTGACGTTTGAGGAGTGGGTACCCTGCCGCCGAGTCGAACGGCGCATTTAACTTTCGGAGAGTCAAAGCTAATTCCCTTAGGCAGGATAAAGACGCTGTTAGCGACCTCGAATCTTCTCACAGCGGCCACCGAGATTGCTAGTGGACTTCAGCCTGATGCTTGTGCAGAGCGGGGACAAAATTATTCGCCGTCAGGTTCAAGACCCTGAACAAATAGACGATCGTAGTAAGCCTTCGTCTTGATCTTCACCATGAAGTCATCACCCTTGGCGATAACTCCCTCGAAGACTGGATACTTACCCTCACGCACGTCCAAGATGAACTGCTTATTGAGGTTGCCTTGGTAGATCACTTCGGCAGCTTGCGGTAAGTCTCCGTAGACATCAACGAATTGCTTCGGAGGGACAAAACCCTTCTTGAAGAGAAATACGTCGAACAGCTTCAATTCTTTCTGTTCAGTCTCATCGTGCTGTCCGGCAAAGCTTAATGGTCCGAAGAATTCCGTAAATGCAGTGATGCGTTCTGGATTCCTGACGATCTGCTTCGTGCGGCGAACGATCTCATCTCCAAGGGTGTCCATGAAGAGCGGAATCGCTTCTCGATAGACCGGAGTAGAGGCATCAAACATCTGACGGCGAGTGCCAAACTTGTTCCATCCCTTCTTAGGAGACCACTCCCATCGAAGATTGGATCCGTCGTACTTGTAGAAAGCGATGCATTGCTTTCCGATTGGAGCTTTACTAGCTCCGAGGATGCTGGGATACTGTAACATAACTGCCTTTCGGTGAAAGGCGAAGAGGTCAAACGCTAAGAGGGTCTTGAATCTCAGCTCGGTAAGTTCCGTCTGGTAGAGGAACTGCTACTGCTACTTTCTCAAGAGGTGAGAAAGGGTGCCGATTGGAGATTTCGAGGGCTCTCTGCTTTGCATCTTTGATCGCTTCTGCCTGTTTAATCTTTTCTTTCAATACCTTGACGGCATCGACAAAATCGGCTTCACTCTTGAAGTCAACGAATTGGCCGAAGATCTGAGTTGCTTCATCCGACGTGATCGGAACTTCTAAACAGGCTTCCATGATAGTTGATCTCCTATGATAATGTTTGGTGCCCTGATGCGGACTCGAACCGCAATAACCGGATTACAAAACCGGAGTAATAGCCTTTATACGATCAGGGCAGTGGAGACTGGCATGAGGCTCTTAGCTTTTCATGCAAGAAGGTAATTAGCCTTCCGCCGCAGTCAGGGGTGACGTACGGGGTTCGAACCCGTGAGACAAGATTCACAGTCTTGGATGTTACCACTACATTAACGCCACCGGTGCTCATTGTCAGAATCGAACTGACGTCTAATGCTTACGAAACATTTGTACTACCATTATACTAAACGAGCAATTGATCGGAGAGTTTAAGCACACTTTTCGGAATTCATCTGGAGATCGTATCAAAGTCCGATTCTTCGATCTCCTGTGCTGCGGGTTTCGCCGTGACGCATAGCAGTTAGCTGCGAGCTGGGACTTACCAGCTTCTCTCCGTAACCCACTCACCTTTCGGTGACCTCAAGTCACGATCGGTGCTCCTACCGGGAATCGAACCCAGGACTAATCCCTACCATGGATTTATTATGCCACTTAACTATAGGAGCTTTGTTTTGAGCTCATCTATTTGAGAATAGAGAGCTTTTCTTGCAATTTCTGAAACTGGGTTGTACCACTTTATGCGAACTACTTCATATCCACTTTCACGTAGCTTTGAGTCTTTTCTTGCATCTTTTGCAGCAATTTCAAGAGCGATCTTTCCAGGGAGAAGAAAGTCTATGAAATATCTACCAACTTTAACCTCGCGTTGAAACTCTATCTTTTCTTTTTCAAACAATGAGATAAAATATTGCTCTGGATAACTAGGAATAAGCTTAAATCTTGTCTTCCAACCAATCGTTTAGAAGTTAAAAGTTCAATTGGTAACTCCTAACAGAATCGAACTGTTGTATTCGCGATGTCGACGCGACGCTCTACCATTGAGCTAAGGAGTTGGTGCCGACGCCCAGAATCGAACTGGAGGTCCATGCTTACAAGGCATGTGTTATACCACTTAACTAAGCCGGCAATTTGGTGGGCCGTGCTGGGGTTGAACCAGCGACCTTAGAATTATGAGTTCTCTACTCTACCGTTGAGTTAACGGCCCAGGTTGGTAACTCCTACAGGAATCGAACCGTGTATCTGTCGGTCGACAATGCTCTACCATGAGCTAAGGAGTCGGAAGGGAGAATCGAACTCACCGTCTGAGATTTTGCAGATCTCCGCATAAGCCACTTTGCTATTCCGACGTGTTATTTGGTACTCCTGCTGGGTAACGCTCCCAGTACTTGCCCTCATCTAGAGCCTTGGCGGGGTATAAAGCCGCTTGTTTTCTTTAAACTACAGGAGCAAAGCTTGAATCCCATTCTAGAGCAAGGTCCCGCCATTCGGAATCGAACCGACGCCTTCTGCTCTTCAGGCAGACGTACACACCAGATATACGATAGCGGGATGATAAGGGACTTTCACCCTCTCATTGACGTGGCTCCGGTCTCTAACGACCACTTGAATACCTTAAGTACCGGCTCTCTTCAATTTGGCAGGGGGTGGGAGACTCGAACTCGCCTAACCTGGTTTCAAAGACCAGTATGCATACCCTTGCATCTACCCCCAATTGTAAATACTCGAAACATTCTGAGGAATCATCATGTCTCTACTAAACGAAATGCTCATCATCTCTCAGCTGAAAGAATCTGCTGGTAGTGATACAACAACTCTTACTAATCTTCCAGAGTTCAAGGAACTTGCAAAAGCAGACCCTGCTTTTGCAAAGAACCTCATTCTTGCTTGGAAGGGCGACTCGGCAGTTTATGCTAAGTCAGCAGGAAAGACCAAAGATCTTTTGTTCCCTTTGCTGTTCAAGAAAGATTACTTGGACAAGAAAGGTCAAAAGTTTGCAGAACTGCCACACTTTAAGCAGATCATCAGTGCTCTTGCTAAGGTCTACGCGAAAACTTTTCCACAGATCCCAGAAGATGCCCGAATCGACGTGGGTGTCTGGCACGACGTAAAGTGGAAACGAGCATACGAATCAGCTGAAGAACAGGCTGAGTATGATATGCTTCGCGAAGAACTTCTCAGTTAATCATTATCTTCATTGAAGAGCGTTACGATCGGACCAAGGTTCCATACCTCATCAGTTTGGTAACGTTGTTGCAGCAAGTATCTCTGCTTCTGCAGTTCACGGTTGCTTGAATCTTTAAGCTTGATGATGCGCAGCTTGAAGAGCATCCTTGCACCGAAGCGATCCTTGCCGAAGTTCAATGCGCAAAACGTTTCTAACTTCAACTTCTTATACTTCAACCACTCTCTCAGAGTCAGATTCATAGTTCAAACGCGTTGTAGACGTGAACAATAACCTGTTTACCAGAAGGCAGAACCGCGTCAAGCTTATAGTGATTGATCGATTCACGTTTGGCAGCAAATTCTTTCTCAACGTTTGATTCGAGAAACTCTTTGTTCTCTTTTGTCATGAATCCGAAGGGAAACTTTCCTGCAGCTTCGATACCGTGTTGAATTTTAACTTTTACTGTAGACATAATTGCCTCCTTTTGATGGAGTAATTATATCATGAGCATCCAGAAAGTAAATAACTTTGTGTGGCAGCACCGGAGGGAATCGAACCCTCTAACTCTGGTTCAAAGCCAGATATCCATGCCATTGGATCTCGGTGCGGTGGCAGCCCCTCCCAGGGTCGAACTGGGGTCTACTGAGTCAGAGTCAGTCATCTTAGCCGTTAGACGAAGAGGCAATTGAAGCAGAGAAGAAATCACGGTGGGTGTTAGTCGATTAAAAGGCGAAGTAACCCATTGCTACACATCTGCTTGGTGCTTGGAAAGGGAATCGAACCCTAGGTCTGAGAGTTATCGGCTCTCTGTTCTACCATTGAACTATCCAAGCATTGGGGTGAATCGGGGAATCGAACCCTCGCTTTCTGATTCACAGTCAGAAGTGCTACCACTACATCAGATCCACCGTTGAACAACTGGTAGCCCCTACTGGATTCGAACCAGTGACCTATGCCTTATCAAGACACCGCTCTGGCCAACTGAGCTAAGAGGCTATTGAATAACGATCGAATCGATATGACGGGAATCGAACCCGCGTCTCCCTCATCAAGAGGGCGCCTGATCCACTAGGCTACATGTCTCTTCATTCATCAAAGGATTGCCGTCCCTCTCAAACCAAAGTCGATCGTGGGCTACTGAAACATTCCAAATAGTCGGCAAACGTCAGAGGGTGCTTTTCGTAACTTGGTGGGAGCACACGGTGACGATCCGTGACTCTTAGGGTAAAAGCCTAATGTGCAGAGCCGCTACACTATACTCCCATTTCATAATAGAAATAATTTCTGTTACTTTTTGGTGGGTGCCGAGAGAATCGAACTCTCATCTGGCGGATTAAGAGTCCGCTGTAATGGCCGTTATACGAGGCACCCAAATGGTAGAGATAAAATTGTCAGAGGTAACACTGCTTTCGCAGTTTGATGGGCTTGAACCATCTCATAATCGGGATATCTTCCCGGTCACTTTTCCGAAGTAACTCTAAACGTTGCAACTACCAAGGTCTCTCGTGAAGGATTTGAACCTTCATTGTTCTACGTCCCAAACGTAGTGCCATACCAGGTTAGGCGAACGAGAGATAACTACTGCAATTTCCTGTGTTGGAACTCCCAACCGGATTCGAACCGGTATCTTCACGCTGAGAACGTAACGACCTAGCCGTTAGTCGATGAGAGTATGGTGTCTATGTACTTCGGTTTGAGCAAACTGGCCCATAGACATGCATAACTGGTCAGGACGGAGGGACTCGAACCCTCATCGTCTTCGTTCCGAACAAAGTAGCCAACCTTTGACCCACGTCCTGATGTAAAGTCCGACGTCCTAAGCCACTATGACGACAGTCAGCATTACCTGGACCGCCGGGATTCGAACCCGGGTTTTCGGAAGGTGGAGGCCCACGGTATCGCACCGTTGTAGTCAAAAATCTTGCAAGGATTTTCCGCAGCCTTCTGCTGCCCCCAATTGTTTGATAACTCTTCCCTTTCGCCACCCTTCAGGAATAGAGTCAGTTTTATTGATACATTTACTTTCTACTTCATTTGTGATCCACATCAGACCAAAACGTGAATTCTTTTCACCCTGTTGATGGTTATTCTGTTTGAAGGATTCTTTTCTCTTGATCATCGTTTCAGGAGAAGACAAAGCTTTAAGACCGGATTGACAACCTTTAACTCTTGCTTCTCGATTTGTAATCCAAGATCTTTTAATATGTCCACTCTTACTAACTGCTTTGCCGAACTTTTGCTTAAATTCAGGATCTTTCATTCTCTCTAAGAATTTAAGCTTGCATTTATCGTTGCGCATTTTATACTGCTCTTTGGTAAGACGTATGTCTCCACCACCAAGAGACAAATTCATGCACATTGAATCTCTCAGCATCTTTTCTGTGATCACTTCAGCTTCTCTCTTCTTAAGAGATTCACGATCAGGGAGAAACTCCAAGATCTCTAACTTGAAGTTCTCACGACCATGCTTCTTGATCGAATGCCACAAACGAGTTCCCGATCCGACATAACCATCTTCAAGAGAATCTGTTGAGTGCATCCCGTAGTAGAACTTACCGTTCACCTGACATGTTGTTTTATAGATGAAGTGGTACTTCTTGGGATTAGTGTACCAGTTCTGTTTCTTTGACATCTCACTATACTCCTTTGAGAGTATTTATGTGAGAGCATCAAAAAAAAATTACGGTGGAGGTAGGGAGGATCGAACTCCCGACATTATGCTTGCAAAGCATACGCTCTCCCAGCTGAGCTAATCCCCCATATGACGGCGCTCTACCATTGAGCTACACCTAGTTACCTAAGCGCTGGGAATCGAACCCAGAGTCTCCGCCGGTCTCTCATGGCAGATTCGAACTGCCGTTATGCTTGCACCCCATGCAAGTGCCATACCAGACTAGGCGAATGAGAGATAGACGTTCCAGTGCTCTGCCGTTGAGCTACCGCTAGGACGGCTTTAAACCGTTTCCCGGCAGTCTGGGATCGAACCAGAATCGCTGGAGGTGCGCCCGGTCGGAATCGAACCGACATCTACGGTTTTTCAAACCGTCACCTGAACCATCACGGTCACAGACGCATGTAAGTAGAGTTAAAGTTACTGAGAGAGTTGCCACCAAGCGGCGTCCTCGGGATGGCCCAAGGATTGGAGTCGAACCAACGAAGTATCTCTTAGCTACGCAGCTACTTGGTCGCGATCCCCGGTTACGATCCGAGTATTAGTCCTTATGAGAGACCCGTGATAGCCAGTTCACTAGATCGCGATGGTCCGCCCACCTGGAATCGAACCAGGGTTACAAGTTTAGAAGACTCGTGTATTTTCCACTATACGATGGACGGATTGGTTGCGGTCGCCGGTGACGCTCCGGTTCTAGGGGATATGAACCCCTCGTGGCACTTTTCCACTACCCCGCGGTCAGTGCGACAGGACTCGAACCTGCATCGTCTTCGTTCCAAACAAAGTGATCAACCTTTGACCCACACACTGATAGTTACTGCTGGCGCTCCTAGGGGGAGTCGAACCCCTCTTTGCTGAGTTGAAAGCCCAGTGTCCTAACCGGTAGACGATAGGAGCATAATTGGCGACCCGTGCGAGACTCGAACTCGCTTCCGATGCTAGACAGGCATCTATAATACCCTATATACGAACAGGCCATAATCAGAGAAAAGATCGGCAAGAGTGACTGGCTTTCGCCAAGTTTTCCATAAACGAAGTAACTCTCATTCCTACGCATCTGATTGGTACTGCGTACGGGAATCGAACCCGTCTCGTCGGCTTGAAGGGCCGCGGATCTCCCAGAAATCCAACGCAGTATGGTTCACTTGAATTTGTATAGACGCGCAAGTGATGTTCGCGCCGTTGTGGCGGGCTAGAGGGGAGTCGAACCCCCTTGTTGTGATAGACAGTCACACATAATAACCGGTATATGACTAACCCATGTTTGGCTCCCCAGGCTGGATTCGAACCAACGACCTAGTGATTAACAGTCACTCGCTACTACCGACTGAGCTACTGGGGAATTGTTTGGCGGTGTTCGTGTGAATCTTGACCGTAGTCAAGAACCATGCTTAACTAGTCGCATGTCATGTAACACCGGGCTCCCCAGGCAGGAGTCGAACCTGCATACCGTTCAAGACGGACTACGGCTGATTAACAGTCAGCTCTCTTACCACACAGAGTCCCGGGGAATTGTATTACTACTGCTTATTGCAGTTTGGACCCCCGTACAGGAATCGAACCTGTGTCTTGGCGTTCGTAGCACCACGCATTTTCCACTATACGAACGGGAGTTATTGGTGCCTGGTGAAGGACTCGAACCTTCATAATCCACTTTGTAAGAGTGGTGGCTAACCTCTCACCGTCAACCAGGCAAAAATTTGATGACAGAAAAATCGTCATCGAACGTTCCTTTTATCACCCTCGGTGGGGATCAATCCAGATAAATGAAGACCATCGTCTTCAACCACGCCCTCATTATGGAGTCCTTTATTTTGAGTGCCGGACGCGATCGCGTTCCGCATTAGCACTTTACTACGTACAGCTTTGAAAATGATCAAGGGACCTTTTAAGGTCCCTCGCAGTTGGATTCTACTTCTTGTTAGATCTAGTTAATCACCGGATCCAGCTCCAATTGCGAGGACTTTTGCATTTCTTGCATCATTATCCATCACTTCAGGTCGATTTGTTCGTTCAAAGCAAATCTCTACCTGCTTAGGTGTTGGTGTTGGTTGATGCGCAAATTTTATTGCAAAAGTTTTCATAATGTTATTTATGGTTGAGCAATCTTTTCCAAAAAGTTAGTTCCACGAGGGAGCATTAAGAGTGGGACGTCAACCCGAAGGTATCAGTACGACCACTTTCAATATTTCCTCAGTGTAAGAGTATTGTATCACAGACTCTTACAAAAGTAAACATATTTGTTGAAGATGTAAAGCACGATAATCTCTCCGCTTTACCGCTAAGCTACCAGTCCACTATTGTGTCCCAGGTCGGGGTTGAACCGACGACTGACTCTGATCTCTTATCGTCCGCGCGAACTTTAAGAAACTGCAAGATTGTCGTGCTTTACATCTTCAATTTCGTTTACCGTAAGAGAATTGTAACATAAGTCTCTTCAAAAGTAAACATATTTGTTGCTTAGTTCTTGGTACCGTTGAGCAAGAGTTTTCACTCTCTTCTTTATCCGGAACTCCGACGAATCGGCTCCGCGCTACTGCGTACTCGGTTTGTGGGTAAGGACTCGAACCTCACTATACATTACACCTACCGTAGGTGTCATACCACAAAATTTGGGTCGACATTACGGAATCGAACCGTCCAGCTTCGTTAGTTCGGTACTCTCTAGCAGTCTTATCTGCTCCGTAGGCTTACCGCTACGTTGAAGTCTCTATCGCCGCCTGGAACCACCTGTCTCGGTATTTCCTTTCGGATCCACCGTTTGAACATTATATCAGGAAGTACCAAAAAGTAAACAACTTTGTTGAGTCTACTGAAACTTTTTTCGTTTGATCAAGTATTCTTTGAAGTCATTCCAAGCTTCGTCTGGAATTTGCTTACTAAGCAAAACTGTCATCATCCCACCAGCTGGGAGCTTAACATTCTCAATAATCTTGGGAAAACTTCCCTTATTGAATTTTCGCGCAATCCAGTTATAGATCTTCATTCGCTTTTCTGCATGATCAGCAGCCATGAAGATGATTGCGTCTAGATCATATTCATGAATCTTAGATGAGACTCCGTTAATAACGGCGCCTAATACTTTTGCAGAATTTTTGTTGTTCCCTGTAAGTTCAAGACTATCAATCTCTCCCTTGGATTTCAGGAACCCAACGTTAGCGATGTTGTAAGTCTTTTGATTGAACTCATAAGTTCCAGCTTCAATTCGAATTTTGTAATTCTCATCTTCAACTGTAAACTTTCCAATTGCAGTCGATCGATCAGCAGACCAGTCAACTTGAACTGTAGAGTCAAAAATTTCGTTTATCAGCATGTTTGTCTCATTGAGAAGAGCATGAGTTGTATGCTTATGCTCTTCTCAATGAGGAGTGGATCATTATCACCACCCTCACCTATCCGCCTATTCCGGGTCTGTACGGTTACAAAGAGTCTATTGCTAGACTAGGCGGAACTTCAGCTTAGGCTGCGAGAGCCAGAGCACCATTTGCGTCATTAGCACTTATGGTTTTGCTACGCTTAGGGCGTTCGCCTTACCCGTTGACTTTTCATTCTATCTCACCCAATCAAATCCAGGTACACCCCCATGATGGATCTTATTGCTCGGTGGAGGTGGCGGGAATCGAACCCGCGTCTTGAGCGCCTTACCTTAAAAGGTGTCCTTTCGGACTACAACGATATTCATACAACAGAAGCATTATATCACAGTCTACAATAAAGTAAACATTTGGATGATTGCGAAGGAATCAACCTAGACGCAATCATTACTACTATTTATTGGCGCCTGCTCTACCAGCTGAGCTACATCGAAGATTACTGAATGCTGTTAGATAGACGGATCGGATTCGAACCGATGCTTCACCTGCGCGGAGGCACCTCGCGGATCTCTTAAGCCCTTCAAATCCAATATCTGATAGCAACATTGGAATTATTCAGGCGACTAGCCTCCAGGTGTGTTTTAGGCCGCTAAACTACCGACCGTCTAAGCAGCATCCAGTTTGATCATTATATCAGGATACTCAAGAAAGTAAACAACTTTGTTGCTATTTTTGACGCTTCGGCATCAATTTATCATGCACATACATTGCACAATTGATGCCGATTGCACCACCCGCAGCAAAGAACAAGAACTGTTCTAGTTGTAATCCACCTGTGGGTAATAGCTTGAAGATTACGTAGTTGAATCCTGCGATACCGATCGAAGTGATCGTTGACAGTAGATACTTACGATGCTCGACGTTGAGCTGTTGAAATCCGGCCAAGAAGACCAGAAGGAAAGATGAAGCAAAGAGAAGTAAATTATTGAACACAACTAGCTCCATGACGAACGATTTTCACGATCTCACGAGTTGTAACGAGTCTACACTTCGCGGCAATCTCTGGGATCCGGTGCTTCGGAACATCATAGTGATCTTTGTGAAACCAACAAGACTTGATCTTGAGCTGTCGAGCCATCTCATGAAGATTCTCGATTGAGTAAGGAACGCAGATGAGGTGCCGTCCTGGACCGTCGGTCAGGAATTCAAGGGTAAACATAAAGTCATTATATTACAGGTTGAGAAGTCTGTAAACTAAGACTGTATTTGAGAAAAGTAACGTCGCTGACTAAGATGTGGTGAGTCAACCAGTCAAACAGAAATTGCTGAAGTTCTATCGAGATGTCTTCGCCTTCTTTGAAACGATCAAGATATTTTTCAGCGTCTTCAAGTAGCATTCGGTGAGCATTGACGTGATCTTCATACTCTGGAAATTTAATCTTGAGCATCTCTTGCTCTTCAGAAGAAAAGTGATCTACTGTTTGTTGAATCAACCGCCTAACGATCGAGATGATTCGGTCTTCTGAAGATCCGTCAAAACGAGCTTCATAGAGATCATTGATTGAATTAATGAGGGCTCTATGCTGCTCGTCTAGAACGCGAGAGCCAAGCATAAAATCATCAGGATTAAGTTGGAGTGGACGTGATAATTTCAAGTTCACGATCAGATCACTTCATTTGATTCATTGAAAATTTGCTTTACTGTCCAAGTAGGAGCAACCGTGTAAGTTACTGTGATCGTATCTGAGGGAGATAAGACAAAAGTACCTGAAGTCAACCCTGTAGAGGCTCCTCCGATTGAGATTGCAGACACTGTGCCCCCTCCAACCGTCACCTGTTGATCACAGAACGAGTTGTTTGTGTAAGCTACTCCTGATGAAGGGAGAGCGAACCCAGCAGCAGTGAGTGGGGTTGTGATGTATTTGACTCTGTGAACTTGAGGGTTGTACACTCTTAATCTAATGGTGATGCCTGGAGTTCTTCCTTCTATGCTCACGATGCAAGCAAGGCCTGCGCCTTGAGCCGGGTCTGCAACTGTACTTGCAGTTATGTTACTCAACTTAGGAGTAACTGATCGAATATCTACTTTCTCTGTGAAGTTTGCTTCATTGAGAGATGTAGTTGTAGGAGCTGACCAATTTGAAACGATTGACCCCGTGAAGAATTGCTGCTTAACGCTAACGTTGTAGATAAATGGTGCACCGTTAGCTCCATCATCTACAACTACTTTTGCAACTCCTTGCAAAACTTCATTACCATCTAGAGCCGTGTAAGGAGGAGAAGCCGTTTGAAAGTTTGCTGATAGCTGCAAGGTAGCTCGCCACATATCTCCTGCTGTGCCGCCTAAGCTCATCGGCACTAACAAACACTCATAGAAATAGCCGTTTGCATCAAATCCTTGAGTTTGTGTTGCGTTAACAGTCCCAACTTCTGACGTGTAGAAGTGTGAAGTTATGGGAGAAGGAGATGTCAAATTGACATAATTTTGTGTAGAAAATCCACTACCAAAAAAACCAATCTTCTTGGGTAACAGAGCTCTAACAGACGACGCAATAGATTTTCCGATGTAGTAAGCACCGAGCTTTGACGGGTTAATACTATCTGCAGCATAGAAACCAAGACCTAAATTTGCAAATCCATTCACGTCTTTGAGTAAGATAGTAGTATCTACGTATAGAGACTGTGCCTTGAAATTTAACAACCATGATTCTATTGAAGAATTTACCGAGTCGATCAGAGCTTGAACTGCTGCATGGCTCGCAACTGGGGCATTAACAGGATTGATCGATTCAAAGACCACATACTTTCCAGCTTTGAATATCTCAAGGATGAGATGCTGCAAATTTGCAACAGTTGTCGCGGCTGGTGTCAGTGCGATGCAATCATTGACACCATATTGAATGAATACGACTTGAACATCTGATTTGATCAGGTCAAGATATGTTTTTCCGTTGGTTCTTGAAGTAGAAGCCCAAAGTGCAGCCGTATCTCCGTCTACTGCGTAAGACCGAGAATACTCTGCATCTTGCATGTGAGCGACAGTCCACATCGAGGAACGATTGTTAGCAAATGATGTACCAGTGCCACTACATTCTGGTGTAGTTCCGCTAAATGAATTGTAACGACTATCACCCCAGAACGCACATTCGTAGGGTGTAAGAGACGATTTTTGTAGATTTAGAGCTGTAGTTCCTGTAGGACTGATGAGATTGATCAAGTCACCGTTTACATCATGGGTGTAGATCTCATTGATCAACGTTTGAATAGCTAAAAGCAACTGAGCATTGTTTTGTGGGTCAAGATTGACTCCAGTTGCTTCAATTACTCTTGAAATTTCTTCTTGAACTGCGTTAAAGAAAGTAGCATCGGCGACCGTGCCGCGCACGTTCAAAGATGCAAAAGCATCTTTGAACCCGTCTTTACCTGTTCCAAACATGTTGGGCACGCGATTTGCAGTATCAATTCTTTTCATAATTTATCGGTAGTAATGATGTTGAAGATGACGTCTTCATTGCGATCTTTTGCCTGACGAAGCGCGCTCTTGACATCAGCGAGACCGCCGTTCTTCTCGTTAATGGCAGCATTCGTGAGGTCAGAAACTTTGGTATTCATCCCAGAGCGAACTGCGGCGAAGATCGCATTTTGCACCATTCCATCTTCTTCAATGATGGCCAAGATTGCAACACGTCCTTCAGTAAAGCGCTTGAACGCTTTACTCGGGTCGCTAGATTGATTGGAGCTTTGAGAGAGAAGAGCAAGCTTCTCTGAGTTAAGATCAAGCCCTACCGTCTTACCAATTGATTCAAAGACTGGATCTAGCTGATCTTGAGGAACTCCGGCAGAATCCTCGGTGAAGAAGGACTCGATGATACTGCTTTTGATTTCTGCTAATTTCATTCACAATTCCTCTCGGTCAGTGTTCCGAGAGTATTTATTTCATCATCAAACGATGTTTGATTTTTATTGCTTGGTTGAATCTTGCAGCCAAGTTGCAGCTGTTTGACCATTACTGAAACGGTCTTCGGTGAACTCGGTCAACTCTAGAGTTGAGAGTCCTAAGTCCATCGCAACATCTAGCAGAATTTGGGTGACAACGGACGTGTCGAGACGCTGATGATTCATCATGTGCGTCTTAAGAGTAGAAGTAACCTGCGAGAAGATCTTTTTCTTATCTTCAGACGTTTTATTCGTCTTTTTGACATCTTCAAGTTCTCCTGTAAGTTCTTGAATCCGAATCTTGGCTGCATCTGCGTACGTCGAAAGTCCTTTCTTCACCCCATCAACCATGAATAGTTCATGGTCAAGTTTTTCTTTCTCGCGAGCCAGATTCACGTACTTTCGTGTAAAGCCGATCTGCAGCTTCATCTTCAGAGTGATCATTTGATATGCCTGAAGCAGTTCTGGGAAGAGCTTCGAAGCAGTCTTGAGCATCGGGAGGAAGACATCTTCAGCTTCATCAGCATAGCTATCCATCTTGGAGATAGAGAAAACGTCAATCATCGTGGAGAGGTTGTCGTTGCGATCAAGACCTTTGACGATCGAAGCGATCAAGTCCTGGCCGATCTCGCGAATGTACTCTTCCTTGTTCTTGTGTTGTCCGACGAACTTCTTTGTCAACTTCCAGCAGATCTCAGCGATCTTTTTGCCGAAGTTATTGTAGATCTCTTCATATGAGATGCTGTGGTCTTCTTGAACGTCATGCAACAAAGCCGCAACAATGCAAAGTTCTTCTTGCTTGTCAGTCAGACCCTTCAGTTGAGTAACAGACAGAGCAATGCGAATCTGGTGGTGGAGGCTTGGAGTGACCTTGTCTTTACGGAAACGCTCTTCAGCCGGAATTCTGAACTCGATGCGTTCGATGTATCCGAGAGCCTTGATCGCCTTGTTGTATCCCTTCCCGATCAGGTAATACTTCAAAGCGGTCTTTTCGCGCTCATACTGAAGAGCATTCTTGAGACGCTGTTGTTTAAGGCTATCTATGTCAACACCGGATTGATCGAGAAGAGTAAAGTCAGTCATGACAAGAAGACCTTTGCTGTGTTAGAAAAGACGTGAAGTTCAACGTTGTAGACTTTGCCACAATCACCTATATTGTCACTCCAACATACGTTATCTCCGATACGAGGAACAAAGATAGGCGTACGGGCGTCATTAGCACGAACCGTTTTGACCAGTTCATTTTTAAAGTAGTATGTAACAACAAAGACTTGCATTTGACCTCCAATTCCAGAAAATTCATTATAACACAAGTCCCAGAAAAAAGAAAGGAGAGATTACTCTCTCCTCTTTTAAGCTAAGCCATGATCATGGCTTAGGTGGAACTGCAGCTGCTGTGGCGTACATCTTCGACATGTCGAGACCAGAACCATCAGTAGAAGTACCGTCAGCATAGAACATGTCAACTCCTCGAGTAGCGGATGCCGCGCAGTTTAGGGTAGTGAACGCATCCTTTGCTCCTTTGCTATCATAGGTGAAGTTTACTGCATTTGAAGCCTTGATTCCCATCTGAGTAGCTACTGCCTGTGCATTCATGTTTGCCCCGATGAATAGAACTTCCCAACCGTGCTCGCGCTCGACGTCCTTGATCATCTTTTGCAAATTTGTGTAATTGTACTCTTTACTGGAGTTCTCTTGTCCGTCAGTCAAGATCGCGACGATCGTCTTCGTATTCTTCGGATTGTCGTTCTTGAAGCGAGATATCGTCATCCCGACGGCGTCATACAGAGCGGTCATACCTCGAGGCACGAAGGTCTTGGAGTCAAGAGCCGATACTTCATTGAGTGGAACGTTGTTATGGACAACCAGATACTCATGGTCAAACTGCACCAGAGATAGCGTCGCCTTGCCGGGAACTGCTTTCTGTGATTCTAGGAACGAATTAAAGCCGCCAATTGTTTCGTCTTTGATGCTATCCATTGAACCGGAACGGTCGAGGATGAAGAAGATGCGAGCATTCTGAGGCTTGGTCTTCTTGGTAACTTTCTTCTTAGGTGTAATCATTTGTGTCATGTCGTCTCTCCTTAGTCTATGATTTGCAGCGATGTGCCACATTGTGAGCAGAATTTTGCTGCGGTTGATCTACTGCGGTGTCCGCAAGTAGTGCATGAAGTTCTGTTACGAGTTGTTACCGTCTTTGAAACTGTCTTACCGTCGTGTTCACCCATCAGTTTCAAGATGATCACATACTTCTGACTCTCCAGTGGAAAGTTAGTTACATTGTTGAACCCTTGATCTGAGATTGAACCCGGCGCAGTAATTCCAGAAGATGACGTGAAGACTCCGTTGACTGTAGGATAAGACCCTACTGAAGAGCTTCCGCAATATCCACCAATCGTAGTATTGTTGTAGTAATGTGGACCAGGATCACCAGTCCCACCGCTTCTTAACAACCACTTATCACGATTCCACGGGTCATTTGGATAAGGTAACGGTGCATAGATGTTGTGGAACATCTGAATCTTCTCGTATTGGAACTCAATGCGAACGAGACCGTCATCTACGCGAATACCTCGGTGACTTGCAACCTCAGCAGTGCGCTTGATGAACTTGAACTTATGGCCTCGATCAAGGTTGCCACCCTTGATGAAGCGCTCTAGCTCGATGCCATCGTTAGGATTGACGACGAGTGACACTCCCTCAGTCGCATCAACGCCGTCGATTTCAACCTTAACGGAAGCACGAACAGAATTTTTGTTCTTGATAAAGAGACTATACTCTGTGCTGAAAGGCAAGTACACTTGATCTTCAAACTCTCGAAGAACTTTTCCGTCAGCCTTGATAGCTACTGCCAATTTGTTACTATACATTTTACTTCTCCTTAGACGCACAGGCCAAGCGTCGTGATTAAGCCTGTTTCCACGATCTGCCAACACGGTTATTATTGATAGCAGATTGATGTGAGATAACCATTTTGTCCCAGAACCTGTATAATTCTTAAGATTCTTAGATATGGTCTTACCGAAATAGAGTTTTCCGGTGATAGAGTGTTGCTTTATGTAAAGATATGTAGGCATAAAAGCTCTCATATCATGCTCCCATGGTCGACTGACTGGCAACCAAGACATAAGTCAGTTAAAGTTCGGTACTGCTACTACAAGAACACGTTGAACCAGTCCATGTTCTTTCTTATTTATGATGTCAATTTCCTGGGTAGAGCCAGTTCATAACGATCTCAATACCGATCAAGACGATCGCGATGATTCCAACCCACTGGAGTAAGCTGTCAAAGCTGATGGTGATTGTCATCTTTGCTCCAATGCTGGAATTCAGGATTGCTCTCTATGTCTAGATCTTCTTGTGGTTGACCCACACAGATCGCGTCATTAGGACACTTCTCAAGTATCTTCATGAGCCATTCTTTGGTGATATTGAACTTCATAGAAGTATGTTCTTTCCTGAGATGATTCCAGAGAGGACGCTGTCTAACCACCAGTGTGGAAACTTTTCATCGAGGTAGAGCTCATACTTGATCAGAACCCCAGCTTCAATGTCTTCTTTCCACATTGCAACATTGACGTTCAGCCATTTCTTGCCGTGGTAGAATCCGTTGTTACTTTTGGGAGTTGAGCCACCGTATGACTCATAGTTGTATAGCTCGATGAGAGCTTCATCAGAAAAGTCTAGATTAGAGTTCTCTTCTGGATGAGCGAACATCCGATAGAGCTCGGACATTCGAAGAAATTTACCGGAACACCCTTTTACAGAGTGACGTGGTTCACCGTTGTGGTGCTTGCGTTTAGCGATGACATAGACAACCTCCCTGAATTAAGCGGTTGGCGCCTTTTCAAGCGCCTTCCGAACTCTTTCTACCTCGGTTGGTAGATGAGATATTACTCGTTCATCAAACGGCCTGGATGTTTGATGCTTGTTTGCCCTTCGGACCGGTAGTCACGTCAAACGAGACTTTCTGACCTTCCTTGAGGGATTTGAATCCGTTCATATTGATCGCAGAGAAGTGTGCGAAGAGATCATCGCTGCCATTGTCGGGCGTAATAAAGCCGAAACCCTTAGCGTCATTGAACCACTTACAAATTCCTGTTGCCATTTTCTATTTCCTTAAAATTAACAGCTTGCACGATTGCTTGCCGTTTCTTACATCTATCAAAGTGATAATGTTTCATAGCACTTTTTCCGCCTTTAAGACCGCAATGAGGGCACATAATTAACTCTTGCGGACCTTTCATTTTACCTTTCAATGAAGCAGAAATTTTTGCTTTTTGTTCTGCTGATTTAGGGATTCCTAATTGATTTCCCTTACCAGCAATAGATCTTATTCTTTTGCCTTCTTCAGACATTGGTCCTTTGGGTTTCCTCATTTTCTGCTTATCTTCTTCAGATCTGAGTTTACCTTTAAGGGCTGCTGATTTCTTAGCTTTGGTCTCTTCAGAATCAGGCCCACGCCGATTCACGACCGTGTGTTTCAAACCAAGAACTCCACCACCTTCAAGACCATCTTCTGGCTTTAAATTTGCCCAAGAATCTGATTCAACAATTTCCCACATGCTAGAACACATGAGAGCAAATTCTTTGATACTGTCTTCATCAAAGAAGAGACAATACCAAATAGTCTCTACGTGTTCATATCCGTGAACTTTTAGATGACTATTCCAATAGGTTCCAGACCCATTGTACTCAAGCAGGTGTTGTTCAATCAGAGTAGATTTGCCAAAGTATAGCAAACCGGTAATTGCATGCTGTTTGATGTAAAGATAGGTTGGTTTCATGAAGCTATTTATAGCTTCACTACTTTACCTTTTGCTTCTTGGTTCCACCAAGTCAGAGTCAACTGACAAGATGAAGTGGTAATGCAGTAAACTAGAGATGAGGTCGAACAGCGCCTTACCGGCCCTCTCGGGTAAATTCTACACCTCTAGCGTAGAATCGGTATCTTGGATTAACCTTTGTCCCCAAGCTTAGGGCCACATAACCAATGGCGAGGACATACTATACCAGCATGCTCAGTTCCGGAATTATCTGGAATCAAGTTGACTTTTTCTCAGTCAACTAATGAGAGATGCTAGTTTCGAAGTGAGCTCCTACTAGGGGCCAAAATCTATTTCGAGGTTTCCCTCTTGAAGTCCAAGATTTCTCTTGGCAAGCATCATACTTCCTCAGTAGTCGAAGTATCGCTATCCAATGCAGCTAGTTTACCGGATTCACGTAAGGGAATCGAACCCTCATCAACTGTTCGTGAACTTACAACTCTTCTATCCTGACGTAGATCTTTTCGGGTGGTACCTGAAAGTACAGCAAAAAGCTTGGACAGAGCCAACCTTCTTGATTTAGAAGATCACACCAGTACTTATGCCAGATCTCAGTTTCAAGAGGTCCTAATGTATCTGACTTAATGTAATCAAGAACTACTGCGCCGTCGATCGGCTCATCGGAGATCGTCAATTGAACAGGACCTACAAATTTGTAGGTTAGCTTGTCAAGCATTTTGTCGATACCGTTGATTAGACCCTCTTTAAGAAGACCATGAACTGGATCGTCAAATACCCACTCTTTATAAGAGAAGGCATTCATGATCTTGTATGGAAAGAGGACAAATTGTCTTATGTACATGGAATCATTGTATCACAAACTCATGAGTTTGTAAACAACTTTGTTGGAAGCGACGTGTGGAGTCGAACCACAGGAGATAGGCTTATGAGACCTATTTGAATCCCATTCTCATCGCAGGACCTACAAGTCAGAATCAACCAAACTTGTAGATGAATAGCTTGATGAGAAGGGTGTCGGTATGAGCTTTCAGTGCCGCTGTTTTACCATTAAACTACACCCTCACAGTAAAGCATTACATCGGAGAGGGCACCGGGAATCGAACCACGGAACCGCGGCTTGGGATCGAAGTATCTCAAGCCTACGCAACATCAAACGGATCTACAGAGCTAGAGTCAACCAACTCTGTAGACAGGGGCGTCTCACGACGTTAAACCGTTACCGCGGGGATACCGGGGTCCTACAGCATGCTGTAGGAGATTTTAAGCCGGAACTGTTGATACAAGTTGGATTCAACACTACCAGCGTATCAACCGATAGCTCCACCAACCTTGTCACTTCTTACGGCGAATGCGAAAGTGACGCAGATTCGGAGCGGCAGACCGGGTACGATCCGGCAACCTTGACGTTGGCAACGTCACGCTCTACCAATTGAGCTACTGCCGCATAATGGGTTGTCACCGAACTCTTTCTTTACACTCTGAACGAATTTCTCCGGGAATGCACTTGTAAGTCACAAGATTACTTTCGGCTTCACTTACAACAACTACACACAGAATGTGCACACACTCTGCTATCACGACGGTGCGGGCTAGGAGAATCGAACTCCTGACGTCTGGTTGGAAGCCAGTGGTTTTGCCATTAAACTAAGCACGCATTGGAGAATTTCTTCTATAGGCTACTCCGTACCTACCATCATAATGTTTGTCAATGAATCGTTTTGCCTGAGTTGAACTAAAATTCAAAATCTCTGCAACTTGACCAACCCAACCAATCTTAGTAAAATCTATTCTTGAAAGTAATTTCAATCTTGATTCCACTACTTCATGCGTCAATGTTTTATGATTATCTAATCCGCTTCTCCCAGCCCTAAATCTCAGTTTCTTAAGAGCTTCAGGATCGTTTTTATACTTATCCAGCGTAAGTTCATAAAGATTTTTTCTTGCACCGCTTTTGATGGCATCTTTAAGATTTTCTGAATAAGTACCCCAATACAAATGTTTTGGATTAGAACATTTTGCATTGTGACAAGCATGGCAAAGCAAAATTTTCTGGTTAGAAGCTGGTATCGTTGTTCTTAGAAAGTGAGCAAGCAATGCTCTAAAATCTTTAGAACCTCCACCAATTTCAATACACTCAGATTCAAGATCTAAATGTTTCTGTCTTTCTTCCTGTGATAACAGGATGTACACATCTAACTTCTGATACATAGGTGATCAAGGATGGAATCGAGCCATCATCACCTATTTCTACAAAGAAACAGTGCTCTGCCATTGAGCTACATGATCATTGATGGAGTAAAAGTTGGCAAGAGTAACTGGCCTGAGGCCAAGTTGACGTGGAAGGTTAACGAAGTAACTCTTATCCTATGCAACCATCAGGAGCGGGTGAACGGAATCAAACCGTCATACGACTTTCGTCTGCTTGCTTGGAAGGCAAGTGCCCTATCAATGGACCACACCCGCATTATCGATAAATCTCAGAATCTTCCGGTAGATACCGAAGTTCGTAAATCAGTATCGATTTTGATATTGTAACACAGACTCACTCAAAAGTAAACATATTTGTTGAGTCGGTTGAATTATTTATCGTTGAGCATCTTTTCAATTCTCTTCTGGAATATCTCTTGGGATGTACTTGAAGGAAGACGGCGCATCTCCAGAGAAAACTTTTGACAACAGACGATACACCCTTTTGTTCATACAAGAAGTATCACACCAGTCACGGTCAAGAGCTGCGCCGTACTTGTCAGTGATGAATTGTGCAACGGCTGCTGACCTACTAACACCAGCGTGGCAGTGAACGATCACATGGTCACAGTCAAGAGAGTTCAGGTACTCGATGATCTCTCTTGCATGGTTGTAGTTAGCTAACTGCAGACCATGCCACATTACTCTACACTGAGGGTTACTCGGATCAAGATCAGGAATCGCTCCTACTTTCTCCTTTATATTTTCTTCGTAGAGATCGTCAAACTGTAGCCTCAGGATCGAGTGAAAGCCATCCTTGATTCTTGCAGGATCATCACCGGGTGTAGTCAGTGAGATGACAGCAACGTTAGCATCAGGCTCAATCCGTTCTTCAACCATGATCTGGCTGCGAAACTTGACGGTCTTGAAGATATTGGTCATCCGAGGTTACCAGACTTACGATCTGTTTCATTCAGGGCGCTGAGAAATGCATCAATCACTTCGATCTTGCTCTTCACCATCTGCAGAGCAGTGTGTCCACGTCCTGTGTCGTAGTATTCATTAGGATATGCATAGTTAATGTCACTGCGCAACTCAGACATCGTTTTCTTCATGAACTTAATCGTGTCAAGATTTATGTTGTTAGCAAACATTTGAAGTCTTTCGTAAGGTATGAGATATTGTATCTTAGCTTAATTGCCTTGTACATTAAACTGGAAGAGAGAAATCTCTTCCAGTTTAATACGATACCATTAGAATGAGGCCCAAATTTAGCTCAGGACTTTGTGGTAACCTCAATCAACCAGGTTGATCTTACCGGCTTTCTCTGCAATAGCTTCCACGGAGTTACCAGACAGCTCGATCAGCTGACGAGCTAGCGGATCATTCTTCAGGTAGCGGTGTACATGCATCGTAGCAACAGAAAGACCTTGCCAACGGGTTTGACCGTTCATCAGCTTATTCTTGTTGGTGATTGGTGTGAAAGCGCTCTTCTTTGGGTCACGTCCCAGGATCAGATCATGAATCAGGAAGTAGCTAGAAGAAAGCTTTGCCTTGTCTGCTGTGATCTCCTTCCAGAGCTTGAAGTATGCCTTCATGTCAGCGATCGGCTCTTCGATCTCAATCTTTTTCACTTCCATGATCGTTGGAGCTTTCACTTCAATTGGTGCAGTGGTCTTGTTCATGAACTTCTCGGTGATAGTCTTAATGATTTGCATGTTGTTTCTCCTTAAAATTTGATTTGGGCAAGTGCTGCATCTACTTTAGTCTTTACTTCACTAGCGATCGCTATCTTCACCAGACGATCAACTTCACTCTTTACACGCAATGCAATTGTAGCTTCTGCAGCTTTCATCTGAGCTTCGATGCTGCTAGCAATTAAGCTTTCTATCTCTACGTTGGAAGCTTTGCATACCGCAGTCTTGATTTCATCTTTGAGAGTCTGTTTAAGCGTGATTGTTCTGCTCCAATTACCAGATTGATAAGAGCCGAAACTCTCGACAATTTTCGACTTTTCTGTTTCAGCTGCTTTCGACACAGCCGACTGGATGTCAGAGTCAACCCCTTTTACGAATCGACGAGCTATGTTTTCAAGCACACATTGTTGAATCTTGAGACGAAATTGTTCATCCTTCTCGATCAGTGATGCTAGTGCGTTAGTGTCTAATTTAATCTCGATGCTCATCGGTTTCTCCTTTAGATTGCTGCAATTTGGTCTGCAAAGTCATACATCTCTTTGTTCATTGATCTCATTCCTTCTTCATTAGAACGAGTCGTAATAAGATGATCGGTGTAATAGTCCCATTCACGATACAAAGTTTCACGAATGAAGAAGCGAATATCATCGAGCTCTTGTTGCGTCAAAGCAATAGTGTCATCATCAATTCGTTTCATGCTGTCTTCTCCTGGTTAAAAGTGATCCATGCTTCACAAAGTGTACGGCTTTCATCTTCAGCGTACAGCTCTGCGGTTTCTTTGATGAGGCTAATGCGAAGAGCAATTCCCTTCCTCTTAGACATGATGCCGTAGAGACCGCTCTTGCTGATTTCTCCTCTCTGCAGAGGACGTCCGAGGTGAAAGGTTACTCGCTCTGGACGATACTGTGGCTTATCTTTGCAGATGAAGTGAGCCAGATCTCGACTAAACGTGAGACGGTAGAGCTTCTTGTCATCACGAACTGCCCAGATCTTCTCAGATAGCTTACAGCTTCCAGAGCAGCTCATGATTGTTCTCCTGCCTTGTAGAGACGATACTTCTTGAAGTGATGACGCTGCTCTGCCGTGAGGGGCACGGTAGCAAAAGAAGTATGGCTTGGTAGATAGCCTAGATTGTCGTCGGGCTCGTAGAAGAGAGCACAATCGATACCTTGTGAGGCTATGTGATCATGAGCTTTGAGGAGATGTTCCTCATCGCGAGCTTCGAGTAGAATGAGAGAAGTAGTCTCGTTGAACTTCTTACCAGCGAGACCGGCTTTGAGACCTGCTTCAAGAGTTGCGTGCGCAGCTTGAACGATTTGCTGTGCAGCTGGGAGATCCTTGCGAATGAATGTGTAGCAGTAAGTCTTATCAGAAATCTACAGCATGATTACTCCTTGGTTGGTTGAACTACAAAATTATTTATCGTTTAAGAAGATTCATTATAACACAGTTGTCTTAGAAAGTAAACAACTATGTATTACAACATCGCGTGAACTTCACCCTTGTCGCAGTCCACACACACATCCATAAATTTTGTGTAGATTTTTGTTGCATTATCAAGCCGTAAGATCTTAACGTTGAATTCACGTCCTACAGTAGCAAGGTGACATAGCTTACCACCAACCTCAGTGATCACAGCACCCTTTCCGTTTTTGCATGCAGATAGCATCGCGATCTCATAATCGGGGCTTGCCGAAGGAATAACGATGATAGATCCTTCAGGGACTGATTCTCCAGGTTTTGGCAGAACAACCCGCCCGATTGTAGTACCCTTACCTGCAAGCACTGTACACTCAAAGCCGAGAAGCTCACGCTGAAGTTCATGCATTGCGTCGTACGCAGAACTAACGATTGGATTGCGATCGCCACCAATCATATCATACCACGTTTCGATCTCTAAACCAGCGCCGAGCAACCAATCAGTATGATATGGGTCATCATTGTACATCTTCCAACCGCTGGAAGATACAACACTCCACGGTACGGTCATCATGTGACGGCTTCTAATTTGAAGCGCCCAACCTTCAAAAGCTCCTCGTGGAACACGAAGTTCACTTGTTTTGTTTCCGTTCTTGTCTTTGAGAGATAGAGTCATCCAACCCCTATCTCCGAGAGAATTTGCTTGTTCGATGATTTCTTTGCGAGCAGCTTCTATTCGAGCTTCATGTATCTTCTTCATGACAGCTGCGACTCGCTCGACGCGTTCTGAATCTGAACGCTCTTCATCAAGAGCGACAATTGAAACGACTTCTTCCGTGATCTCATTATCTTCGGCTTCCCACCCACGACGATAGAAGAAGTGTCCAAACTTCAATGCATTATCTACCGATTCTTGTGGAGTGGTATTTTTTGTCATCCAAAGAGGGGGAAGACCTTCTGCTATCTTGAATAGAACGATGGTGTCTACATTTCCGTACTTCACGGTAAGCGCAAGATCTTTGAATTGATTATCAGCGTAAAATAGACTGCGTTTATAGCTGAATTCTTGTAGATCTTTACGATCCAGGCATGGGAGAGACCCACTGTTCAAGTATTCTGCTGCCCAGAGAGCATCTTCACGACCCCAGCGATCGACGATTGCGTATGGTATGTAGCACTTGTGATCAGTGTGTTCATAGAAGTGGCCGTAAGCATAGCCTAGACGCTCGAGATATTCTTCAGCATCGTCATCGACTAACTGGATTCCTTCTGGATCTTCAAATGATTGAATTCCAGTAAGACGCTTGGACCCACTAAGAATCGAGATTGCGATATCATGAGTCATACCATCAACATCGCGAATGAGGGCATTCAGTGAATAATCCCAACGCCCTTCCACGACGAGGTCTCGAAAGAAATCGGTCAAAAAATCGCCTGAAATAGAGAAGTGAACAACTGTTTGTGTCATGATGACTCCAATCTTGGAATGGAGTAATTATATCATGAGCATCTAAAAAGTAAACAACTTTGTTATTTTCTATGAAGCTTTCGTTTAATGACTCGTTGTTTGTTATATGTGAGATCTACATCCCACTCACCGAAATAGTCTTGATGATAGAAGAATTCATAGACTACATTGACCCAAATCTTATCACCTACCCTCAGTTTATAAGCCGCGTTTGGGAGTGGAAGAGATTTAGTACTGAGAAGATCAAAGTCATCTCTTGCGGCGTCTTTTCCTTCCAGTGAATGACCAGTGAGTATGATTGCATTCACGTCAAACGGAACATACTCACTGTCAGTTCTCTCGATGATCAATAGAGCCTTACCTTTGAGACATCTCATAGCATATCCATGTCATAGTTCAAGCAGTTCTTCACACGCTTGATGTACTCAGACTCGGCAATCTCTTTAGCATCATCAAGATCAGGCCCAACCCCACCGAAGCCACCCCAGGGAGTCTCGTCGATCGTAGGGTCATCAAACTGCTTCCAACCCTTCCAGGTGATCAAGAATCTGCCAAACGGCGTCTCAGCAGTAACGTGGTGATACCTACACTCTTCGCACGGTTCTTTGACGTCAGACCACTCTAATGGCTTAATCATGGTGCTAACCAAGGCTGAAGAGTTAGATCCGGGTTGAAGACATCTCCGATCGATGGTAGCTTCTCTGTAACCGGAAAATAAAGGTGTCCCTTAATCGGAACATCTGCATGTAGTCCTGGGGTGAGAGCGATGTTTATGACGATGTCATTTTGATCTGTGATTATACAACACATCTAAGCACCTCTCAACATATACCAAACACGAATCCCCATCGTACCAGGTTGATAACCACTTGTAGAAGACAGATCATAAAAGAGAGTCTCGACGCTGATCACACTGACGATCTGCATGTCTTTCTCTTGCTGAGTCTTCCAGTCATTGAGGGCTTTGATCGACGCGACCAGGTCATATCGCGTTCCACCGTTCAAGATAGGATGACAGGAAACCTTTTCAGTGAAATCTTTGCACTGGATAGTAGTCATTGGAGCTTTCTCAGTTCGTTAGGGTAACATTCAGTAATCCACTTGCACCACATAGGTCTCACGTCAATGTAAGCTCCATTGACGTAAACGATGATTCCGTTCTTGTTCTTTTGATGCTTCAGAGGAGCAATCGTAGTCAAGATCTCGACACGGTCACCGACTTTGAGCGCTGAACGACGGTTCTTCTTCACAGCAGAGGTAGATGATCGCATATTCCTTTTACCTGGCTTGGGTATGCCGGACCGATGACTCCACAGGTCAAAGTTTTGACGCCGTTGAACTCGGTCAAGCCGTTGTCGATGATGAGCTTAGTATTGAGCCCTGCAAGCTCTGCTTTTGTGATGACGTCACGAAGCTCTTGTTCACTTGTAGCACTCAAACATATCTTGGTAAAGCTCCCCTTGACGAGCCACTCTTCCAGAACCGGAGTAAGGGGGATCATCAAGTAGCAATCACCGGCATCGCCCATGAATTCGGTGTAGTTATTGAAGATAGCACCGACAACTCCGTGAGATCCTTGCGCAACCATCTTACCCTTGCGCATGTTCAGATCCTTTCGAAGGATGATCCACTGCTTGGGAACTTCTTCAACAGAAGGTGTGTCTTCAGCGAGGACTTTCTCGAGAACTTTTGTGTCTACTTCGTTCTCTAGAGCAGCTTTCATGAGTTTATTCATGAGAATTCCTTATGAAGTTGATTGAATCTTGCCAGTTGTGGCTATAGCGAGGTGGAGTGCTAGGTCCTGGAACTTTATCAGAGCATCGGTGAATACCCCACCACAAAACTCCATTACGAACCTCGGCATCCTTCTGACCACAAATCTGACAAAACTTATAGACGTTGCGCTTGAGAGCCATGCTTACTTAGTCTCCAGAGTCGATGTCATAACGATCTCCACAGTGAGGGCAATCATAGACAGTGTAGCAACGGCTCACATTTCGACCTTTGTACTCATGTACACAAGGTCGACCGTTGTCTTTGTGCAGACGAACGTAGCCGTACGTCTTTCCACCCATCGTCTGTCCTCCACAGTTTCTGCACTTGATCTCGGTAGGATTCTTCCAGTACTTCGCCGATTCTTCAGGAGTCAGCTTGTGAATGCCGGTGCCATGACAGATCGGACATTCACCGTGTCCGGTTGGAATGTTGGTGTAGATCTTCATAGAAAGTCCTTGTCATATCTAGAGAATCCACTGTTTGTTCCACGTCCACGTTCCCCGTTGAGAGTGCACCAATCTGGCTGTATGTCTAGAAATTCTTCATCGGAAATCTCAAAGTAAACTTTATGACAGCTTTCACAATACTTACCCCAATCACCGTTAGCCTGAGAGCAACGATGATTCCACCCTCGTGCATAGTGGCTGTGAAGTTTTCGGTGACCACGGGACCCACAGCGAGGGCACTTTTCTCCGAAGATGAAGTCAAGCAACTTAGCTAACATTAGTCACTCCTTGAGCTGTTCTGAAGATCACCTCACTGCTGATCTTGTAGCAGAGAACAGCTTCTTGTTCATAGTGTACAAGAGTCATGTCCATGACTTCCTCGATCTCTTGCTTAGACGCAACGATTCTCACTGGAATCATGCGCTCAACAAAGAGAGTGCCGTGAGGAGACAACCACTGTCCTTTGGTGGGCTGCATGATCGTGAGTCCACCGGTGATCTTGCGAACTTTCTCGTCCCAGACGCGGTGGAAGCGAGTCTTGAAGAACTTTTCCCCGTTAGTATTTGGACGAACGGTCGGGATGAGGATTTCCCACATTGACTTCTTCACTTGATCGGCTCCAGTGATTTCTTCATGATTCCGATGAACTGAGCCATCGTTGCATTTTTTCTACAAACGGTAACCCACTTGGGATCAAAGTGGTATCCAGGGACAACACTATCATTTACCCCAGAGATCTTCCGAACGAGAGTGCCAGCAGAACAGCCAGGGTGTTCATCATCCTTGACCACATAAACCTCATTGCTCAAGTTCAGAGTACGTCGGTCAGAAGAATCTTTGATCGTCAGTTTCTCTTGTAGTTCCCAGCCAGTACTTTTGACATGCATGCGATTGATCGAAATCTTGATCTCACGATTACCACCATTTCGGCTCCCGAAGACATAACCGTCCATATCACACGGTAGCATGATCGCCTTGCCGTCACTGATATCTGTGACTTTACCATATCGGTTGGGCATGCGCTTGTCAAGATCTTTCCAAACCTGCCCGAGCATCACTTCGATGCCAGTTTTCGTGATGTTGTTCATACACCCAGAGCCTTTCTTTCTTCTTCTGTCAACTTTGCGACAGCATTCTTGCGAACATTAGCGAGACGTTCTTCTTCAGCAAGATGATCGCGATGCTGTTGAACCTCATCTTCAACGTTCTTAAGAGTCCAGAGATCATCTCTACCAGAGGGAACTACGTTGAAGGTGAAATGATCTGTATCATTCCAGTGATGGCCTTTAGTCACCGTGAACTCTACTCTGTTGTTGGGCAGTCTCTTCACGGAGAAACCAGCATCCGAGAAACTTGCAAAATCTAGAACTGCGTTCAGTAGGCGTTCATTCCAGTTTGCAGTATCCTTGCGAAACTGTTCGGCTTGCTCTGCAGCCATCTTCTCGTGGAGAGCGGCTTCACGAGCTTCTCTTTCGAGGCGACGTTGAGTACGCAGCGCTTTCTTTTCAGCAGCAGACAGAACAGGTTTTGTATCAGCAACAGTCGCCATCATTTTCTCCGGGATCGTTTATGATGGAGAAATTATATCATGTGCATCAAGAAAGTAAACAACTTTGTTGAGAAAAGAGGGTGAGCATTGCACTCACCCTCACAGCAAGCTCAGATCAGAACTTACCGAAAGTCAACGCTGAAATCTTGTCGAAGGTTCCACCAAACAGTGACACGACACGCTCGATCAACTGTTTCACGACACGGTTCAACAGCAACCACAGCAAAGTGATCGGCCAAGAGAAGCTGGCACCGATTACGAATGATTTGCAGGTCTTGAATCGAGGTGGCAGAATCTGAGCAACGGCATCATCAAGCTGTTGCTTTGTCGGTGACTTGGAAATTTGAATACCGTTGATGAACTCTGCGTCGGATTCTCCCGTGTTATTGCGGTCCCTGGCGCTTGGGAACACTTTAAGATCAGTAACGTTAAAGTTCAGCTCTCCGTGAACGTCATCAAAAATCTCTTTACGATTGCTTCCGTTGATGACAACGAGGTATTTTCGCAAGGAGTTTACATACTCATCTACTGGCGTCTCAAGAAAATGAGAGCCTGCAAATGAGATGCTCTTTGCCCAGTTTGGCAGATCTTGCTCATCTAGCAAGTTTTCGAAGCGCTCTTTTGCTTTCCAGTTGTAAAACACCCAAAAGATGAACGCCGTGATGATACCGGCAAAGATGTATCCTGCTGCAAAGTAAGCTATGGTAGCAATTAGACCGATGCTTGTGAACATTTCAGCGATCTCGTTCCAGAAGTAAAGACCGACGCAAATGAACGACAGTGTCATTGTGAAAGTCGACTTACTGTAGTACTTCGCATCCAAGAAGTAGAACGAAGAGAAGATGAAGAGAATTGCGAGCCACGGCGAGAGCAGAATCACAAATGGGAGAGCAGTCAGCATAAAGAATGCAGCTACTCCTTCAAGGAATGTTTGATCTGCTACGGGTGCAACTTGAGCGATTTGATCTGCATGCCCAAAAGTCACAGAGATGACTGGATCTGCTGCAAAGGCGCTAAACGTGACTAACAACAGAATAATACCGATGATAAGTTTCTTCATGATGGGCCCTTAGTGAATGATGCCCTCCACGAGGGAGGGCAGTTGTTCTTGATGCTTAAGCTTTCATCCAAGCAAGAAGCTCGTCATTGATCAGACGCTCGTTCAACTGATCATCTGGAAGTTCAACGAACTTCTTGTAGTCAGCAACGTGGTCAAAACTTACATTACTGAAACGATCGGCCAACTGCTTGATGTAGTTGAACTGGCTTGCATCGCGATTGACACCCAGGAAGATGATGTACATCTGGTCGCCATTCTTCTCGGATTGCTCCAAGAGACGAGTAGTCTCGGAACGATCAGAGTTCTCGCCGTCAGTTACGAACAGCACGAGACTCTTGCGCTTTACTGGAGCCGCCGGTGTAGCTACTTCTTTCTTGCTACCGAACAGACCGCCGAAGAAACCTTTCTTTTCCGGAGCAGCCGGAGCAGAGTCGTCGGGCAGATATCCGAAGAGTTGCAAAGCCTGACGAATCGGAGGGGTGTAGTTAGTGCCACCGTTCCATACATCACAGTCGATCACGTTCTTTGCAACAAAGTCTGTGTAGTTGGTCTCGGTGATAGCACCGACATGCTCGGAACGGTTTGAGAAAGCGATTGTGTCCAGTTTCTTGTCCGGGTCAAACAGCATACCCCAGGCAGTCAGACGCTCGATTAACAGCTCGGTCAGAGCAGGTTCGCCGCGGCGAGCGATGTGAGCATCCACGAAGGAGCCAGAAACGTCAAGAGCAAAGCAGAGCTCCATAACGGGAGGTGTGGTAATCCCGGCCTTTGCCAAGCAGAGGGATAAAGACTTCTTGGTAGCTTCCAGCTTGTTCAGATTTAGTACTAGTGCCATGTTATATGACTCCTTTGATAGTTGAACGAAATTCTTCCAGTTTGTTCTTGGCAAGGATTCGGTTAGAATCATCACTCAAGTAATGCAATGTTGTAACAGAAATCCAGCTTGGGATGGTAGTCAGCACAGTGTCAACTAACAGCGAGTTGATCCTTTGCATAGATTGAACCATCGCCGATGAGGTCATCTTCATTTCTAACAGATTGTTCCAGCTCTTAGTGAGAGAGACCAATCTGAGGTCAATCATGTCTTGCTCATCTTGAGGACGAATTTTAGACAAAACGTGGTTTGTGATCAGTAAAATCTTGATCTTTTTTTCCACATCAAAGGATTCATCACCAAGATCCGCTAACTCCTTAATGACTGGTTCTAACTGAGTGCTTACAAGCTTCAGAGTAGAAACACAGCTCTCGAGCTGTCTTACATTCTCTTGAAACTTTGCTTCAGTGTTCGAGAAGTTAAAGATTCCCTTCGGCTCGAACCACTCATGAAGTTGATCAACGAGTGTATTAACTCGAACCATCATTCCCTGAGCATCCACTAAAGCACGTTTCTTAGACATCTCTAAGAACTGGGAAGCCAACTTTGCAGCTTCCTTTTGCTCTGTCATCCCAAAGTCACTCCAATTACGACGAATCCCCTTTGCCGGAATGTTACGGATTAATACCTCTCTTACTGCTTCCAAGTCACCGTCATCTGCTGCCGGGTCAATCTTCTTCAGATCTGCCAGAGTAGGAAGATCTATCACCAGGCGCTCGCCTTTTAGAGCATTTGCTGGTGTAAAGGACTTCGCCGGAGTAGGAGTAACCACAGCTTCTGGTTGACGTCCCACAGTACCAGGAAGAGCAGAGGGTTTGAAATCTTTCTTAGTCTCTGCTTTCATCGAACCGGCGACAGATGTTGGAGTGAATACCATGGCTTAGGAGAAGTGACCCAGAACTTCGTTGAAGTCTTGATCGAAACCAACAGCCACCGGGTAGAACGAGATGGTGTTAGAGGGATCGATGATGATGGAGCCCATCTGCACCCCGACGAAGTCACCGAACTGAGCCGACAGATTGGCATCAAATACAGACTTACCGTCGCCGTCCTCGATGATCACGCGAGGGTTAGTTACGTTCTTGAACTTGTTCGGGCCACTTTGCGGGTGGATCATGGCGATCAGCGGAATTTCGATGGCGGCATTGGCCTTCGGAGTCAGCTTGCTTGGATCGATCATGACGAACTCGTCATCAGCTCCGTCATCAGCACCACCGCTCAGTGCATCGGCGCTGTGAATCATCGCACCGCCGTGGATTGAGAAAGTACCATCAGCAGCTTTCACCAAGGTACCTACTTCACTACCGGCGATCTTGCGCTTCACGTTGTAGGTAGACAGGATGTCATCGAAGCTTTCGACCTTGGCCGCAGTTCCGTCGTTTATGCAATGAAATGCATGCAGGTCGAGGTCGGTATCACCGCCCCAGGACAGACGTACTTTGAAGCGTTCGGTCTTCTTCAGATTGAGCGACAGCTTGTTTGGCTTTGCATCGCCCGCCTTGGTCAAATTCATAGTTAATGCCATGGTAGATCTCCTTAGTTGTACTTCGAGGTGCTAGTGCGGGCACCCAAATCCGCAATGTTCTTGCGAGCTTCACCGAACACCTTGCGGGCTTCATCGAACGCGACTCGATTTGTAGCCTTTGCCTCATCCACGATCTTCATCAGCTCGGTCGTGTCTGACACGATCTGCTTGATCTGCTCTGCCTGCATCAACCGATTCTTGCCAGGTGCAGTAACAGCGTCGCTTACGACTTGTTGCATCAGCCTACCGCGAACTGCTAACAGGTTATTGTCCAGGTCAGCAGATTGTGCAGACAGCTGTTGGACAGAGCGGATAGCCAGGGTGCTCTGCAGTGTGATCAAGGTCATCTTGATGCTCGCGAAACGAGTAGCAGCAGTCGTAGTAGTTTCCTGTAGCGTGATGATGCCGGCATTTTGAAGTTGTCGTACAACCAGAGCATCAGCCGGGAGTCGTGTCAGAACACCTTCCATGGCTAGCACACGGCTTTCCATGGCTTGCAGCTTTTCTTCCCACTCACGCTTCTCGGCGATGTCCCAAGTACTGGTATCAACAGCCTTTGCTTTTGCCAAAGCTAGTTGACCTTGGTAGGTAGCACCGACGAACTGAACGTAGTTCAGAAAGTAAGCTTCACGCAGCTTATCCATCACCTTGAGTTCACTCTCGAGATTGATCTGCTCATTTCGCAGATCAGCTTCCATCTTGTTGATGACGGTAGTCAGAGACAGACTCTTACCGGCGATCAGAGTGCGAGTACTTTCCAGGAAGTCGTTTTTCAGCTTGTTCAACTTCTTCTTAGAGAAGAAAACGCTGAAGACTCGTTGCCACAGAGGTAGTTTATCATCCAGAACCTTCGTGGCGAGAGCCGGCAAATCTTCCTTGCTAACCTGTTCGTTGAACGTAGAAACGAGGTTGAAGAGACGAGGAGAGTCAGCCCGGTTGATTCGGTCCAGGAATCCATTCAGCGAGTGATTCAGATTCTGATCGACGTCGGCATGGAACAGAGCGATGTTCTGCAGCGTCATTTGCTGGACGTCAGGAATCTGCTGTTCGATCGAGGTGCGGTCATCGGGGTTGAGTAGTGAAGCTACCGAGATACCGGCAGTCAAGTCTTGAGCTTGAACAGCCGGTACTGGAGCCGACGTACCCAGCGACGATGGAGTGAAGAAGTCGCGCTTGACCGGTGTAGTAACTGTAGTTGTGGTCATGGTAGTCGGTCCTTTCAATTACTGCTCGTTACGTTTCGCGATCACAGAAGAGACGATCGCGGCTACGATGAATGCAGCGCCGACGAGGCCGGTCACTACTTCAGGTATCTCATGGAAGGTTCCTACGAACATCAGCACTGCCAGAGAGCCGATAGCATAGAAAGCTCCGTGTTCCAAGTACTTGAATTCGTTCAGAGTCCCCTTGTCCACCATCATCAAGGTCAGAGACCGCACGAACATCGCACCGATACCAAGACCTAGAGCGATCACGAAAATGTTGTTGGTCAAAGCGAAGGCTCCGATCACACCGTCGAACGAGAAGCTGGCATCCAGAACTTCAAGGTAGACGAACGTACCGATTCCAGCCTTGGCAACAGTAGTAGTGGCTTCGTCTGCTTCAAAGAATTCACCAAACCATTCTACAATGATGAACGTAATGACACCCATCATACCAGATACCAGGAAGCTGTTCACTTCTTCTACCGGCAGATACTTGGAGATCACGAAGATCAGACCGAGGGTAACTGCGATCTCGGTTGCCTCTAGGTGAGGAAGGTGTTTCTCGATGAAATCGACCCAGTGAACTTCCTTTTCCTTGTCGAAGAAGAACTTTAACGTCACCATCGTCAGGAAAGCACCACCGAAACCGGCAATCAAAACGTGGGCTGAAGTAAGAGTTTCAGCATACTTTGTCGGATCATACACGGCCATGTGCAGAGCAGCCCAAGGAGTGATAGCAGCGACGACAGAGACGATCAGCAATGGGAAGATAACCCTCATTCCGAAGACGGCGATGACCATACCCCAGGTCAGGAAGCGTTTACGCCAAACGTCGTCCATCGTTGCGAGATACTTGGCATTGACGACAGCGTTGTCGAAGGACAGAGAAACTTCCAGGACACCCAGAATCAGGACGATGAGAGCAGCCTTCCAACCACCCAACAGCACAGCCGCAGTAACGATCGAAGCTAGTGTGAAGGCGAAAGAGCCTTTAAAGTAATGCAGAAGATTATTCACAGATTTTCCTCTTGATGTTTCCGCCATTTTACTAGTAGAGGTGGCGGAAAATCCTCTTTTGTGCAGCATGTAAGAGAATTATAACCTAGATGAGGAGAAAAGTAAACAACATTGTTGAGAAAAGAAAAAGGCTCCAAATTTGGAGCCTTTTTGTGAAGTTTTGTACTTTACTTGATGCCGGTAGTATATGAAGTTGGTTTACCGGGGGCAAAGTGGGCTGTTAGTAATTGTTGTCGATTCTTTGGGTCAAAACTAATGTGGACCCACGTTCCCTCGTAGATGAGTTGATCAAACTTAACATGATGCTCTGCGATCGCCTTTGCAACTTCTCTGGGAGTACCAAAATCTGGGCAAACAAAATCAATTGCAAATCCATCCATGTGAGCAGAATGCTTTGCTCCTCCGATAGCAAGGTTCAGTGCTTCACATCTAAACCATGAATCAATGTAAATTGGTTTGCTATCAAGGATCATTCTAATGAGTTCCATACCCTTAGCAGCAATCACCATGTTTGTAATCTGTTTATCGTTTGGATTATTCGTAATTCCCTGACGAATCGCAGTAGAAGAGAACGTACCCTCTTCAACGGTAAAGTGAACAGAAAGCCGACGATTAGAAGTAGTTGGTGTAGTAGACATAATTTAGTACCCTGTGCAAGTGATGATAAGCACGGTAGATGCTGGCCAGGCCTGTGCCGCACCGGTGCTGTTCAAATAGTTAGTAAGTGTAACAGAAGAAGTGGTAGATGCAGACACCGCTGTAGTGTCTAAGAAGTTTGCAGCAACAGGAGCAAAGACTTGAATGATTGCGTTCCAACCGTTTGTAGCAGTAGGAAGACCGATCACTCCGCTTGATGCAGTACCGCCCGTACCGACGTTCAATCTGAAGGTCAATGTACCATTTGCTGTAATCGATGCGCCTGTACCAAACCCGGATGAGACCGTTGGTGCAGTACCAGAGATCAATGTCTTGGGAGTTACTACTCCCAACGCGATACCTCCGAGATTTGTTGCAGTACCGATGTTGATAAATCCAGCACCAGTTAATTGGAAAGTATTTGCTGGAACTACAGTACCCGTAGGAGTAAGGTTGATGTGAAGATCAGACGGAGTACTTGCTCCGGTAAAAGTACCAGCTGCTACAACATCTAGTGAAGCAGAATAAGCCCAGTTAGTTTCTCCGTAACCGATGAAGTCTAAGTTACCGATCAAATCTCCTGACTGAGTCGCAGTTGGAGCGACAACGGTGCCTCTACATGATACGTAGGCGACAGAAGCTGTTGGAGAATTGCTAGCTCCGCTAGCTGCGACGTTTACCGATGAGAACCCTGATGTAAATGAACCCAATGTTGCATTAACAGAAACCGGAATCGTAGTTGACGTTGATGATCCTAGTGTAACGTAGGCTCCGCGAAGTCGAAGGTCACCAGAGCTTTCAAGCGTTGCAGCGTTGATCGCCGTTAATGAGTTAACAGGAGTCAAGTTGAAATTGAAACGGGTTTCGGTTCCAGCACCTGAAAAGGTACTAGATGCTTGACATTCAATACCACCGCTATAGTTAAAAGTTGCTCCATTGTAACCGTAGAAGTCGATATCTCCTATGGAATCACCAACTTGGATTGCTGTAGGGACGATAGAAGTACCGCGAGCATTTCTGAACGAAATGGTTGATTTTCCAGTTAATCCCACAACACCATACGCGGTCATTTCTACTGAATTTCCGTTTGCGTTGAGTCCAGATGTTGTTACAGATCCAGTAGAAAATAATCCTAGCGGCGCAGCACCTGTACCGATGTTAGATAGGGTAGCAACTTGATTAGAAGCGGTAGACCCAGCTGCACAGAGATTCCAACTGTAAGATGTAGGAGTGCTTCCAGCTGTCCAAGTTCCCGCTGCAACACAATCAAATGCGGCAGCGTATGAAAATATGTTTGAGTTGAATCCGTAAAAGTCAATGTTACCGATGACGTCACCGATGTTGGTCGTCAGGGGTGTAGCAAGAGTACCACGTGAAGTTTTGAGAGCGATTGAGGCTTTAGTTCCTCCGGCGCCATTGTACCAGATATATTCTGCTGAATAGTTACCACTTCCTGCAGGACCACTGGCAGGTGTATGACCGAAGTAATACGATCCACCGTTAGTAACGACAGTGTTGTCCAGTGTATTGAAAGACATCACGTCGGATGTAGTTGCGTTAGCATTACCAATAGACATATAGATCGTCCCAGTCTCAGGATTCCTGATCGTAATGTTGTTGGTTGCGGTCAAGCTTTGACCGAACTGTACGTTGTTGGTAATCAGAGTACTAGTTGTTGCCATTTTCTGTCCTTAATAGATTTTCAGTACGGAATCTTGTGAGATCGTGACTATTACATCACTATTTATTGTGATCGGTCCGTCTACACTGGCATTTGAGTTAATTGGGATCGTCAAAGACACTGAAATTGAATTAAAATTCGACCAAATGTTACCTGAATAGATAGGAGTCTGCAGGGTATAAAGACCTGGGTTGTATGTCAGTGTAGTCGAAGCATCTGGGCCAAAAGTTCCTGAAGTATTCGATACAAACACAGGGTAGTACGTAGCATCATTTCCAACTTCAGATACAGTAATGTTTGAAGTGATCGGACCTGTTGGACCAATCGGACCAGTAACCCCTACAGGACCGATGTGACCAGTTGGACCTGTAGCACCTGCGATACCAGTAGGGCCCGTAGCCCCGATTCCAGTCGGCCCGGTAACCCCCACACGCCCAGTAGGTCCAGTTGTACCAGTTGGGCCGGTAACACTTGGTCCAGTCGGTCCTACACTACCAGTTGGGCCGGTAACACTTGGTCCAGTTGGACCTGATGGCCCAAGAATGTTAGTTCCATAGTTCAAGAATGGATTGACGTTCAACAGGATCGTCGTTGCGTCAAGAATGACACCGATTGATTGAACTAGAATGTACGGATTAGAGATAGGCCGGTTTTGAGTTAGCTGACCTGTCGTGTCAACATAGACACTCTTCGAAATAGATAGATCCCAGTTCCATGTTGGATTGTGAACTGCTCCGGTAGAAATGATCTGTGCACTATCACCAGGTTGAAGCGAAGTTCCTCCGATGATACCAACTGCAGCTTTTGCTGCTTGAGTTCCATCGGCAAGAGCGATCTCATCAAGACCGAATAGATAGACGGCCGAGTAAGCCGGAATAGATTGGATGGCAGTAGATTGGGTATTCAATGCTTCGAGACGAACAGGGGAAGAATATCCACCCTGCTGAACAAGAACATCGGTATCAGAAGTTAAAAAGTTTCCGTTTCCTGTTCTAATTCCCTTTTGATCATTTC